CCGAGTCCCTGAGCCTGTAGAAGAGTTGCAGAAGGGGCTGGACAAGTAGGAAAAACCATGTATCATCGATTAGGAGGCAATCATGGAAGATTCTGAGAGAATCATGCAAGACAGAGTCGATTATTTTGAGGTGTGGGTCAAAAACCCAACTAAGGTTACCCAAATTCATTACGATGCTTTTGGCGAGCCAATTACTATCCCTCCAGGAGAGAAGCGGAAGGTTGTAAAGGGCAAACTTGCCGGTCAAAAAACAGAGGTTAAGAGGTTAGCGGAAGAAACTGTAGCTAAGGAGGCAAAGGGTGACGATAAACCAGACGACACTCCGATCAAGAGCCAGGTTCGAGGCAGGAAGTCCCGCAGAAACCGAAATCCCTAATAGCAACATAGACGCTTACATCCAAGACGCACTTAATAAAATCAGCGAGAATGTTCTAAGCTGGGGAGTCTATTCGATAACGACCGAGGCACAGAAGCAGAATTATGTCTGCTCTACCGGGCTGTGCGATGTTATATTCTGCGATTGGTCTGGCACGGTCTCTTTCTCTGATGTCTTTGATTCCGACTTCAATGTCCTGATGTCAACAGACCTTTATGATGTTGAGATTGGCCTTTATGACCGTGTAATAGATGCAATGAAAAAACAGCAAGTCAGGGACAATTATGATTGGCACTATGATGAGGGTAATAATCAACTTTGGCTAATTCCGCCTCCAACACAGGCAAGTAAGAAAGTCTATTACATCGGTGCCAAGCCTTGGACTCTTGCCTCCATCCCATCTAGATTCGAGAAGTATATCGTCTGGTATGCAGTTGCTCAGGTTCTCACAGTAGTGGCAAGGAAGAGGCGTAGAGAGAGCGGAATTTCGCATGTTGGTTCCCCTTTTCCTTGGTCTCTGTCAGACCCCACTCTTCAAGACGCAAAGGCTCTTATGAAACAGTTTGATGAGGCTATGGAAATGGAGAGCAAGAAGAACATGCTCCCAGGAGAGTAAATGCCAGTCAGTATCAGGCTTGAAGTCCCTTATCGACAACTTGATGATATTGCGAGGGAACTTCTATCGACTAGGCAACACTTTGGAGTTGCTGCTTGGAGTCTGACAAGCTCTGCCATAGAGTTTTTAAAGAAAACAACGCCTCGCTCTAGGGAAGGGACTGATCACATAGCCGATTACTGGGGGAGAGTTGCCCTCAAGTCTCCAGAAGGATTCATAGAGACCATCATTATCCGAAACACGCACCCCAGGTCTGCAGAGATTCTTCCTTTTCTTGAATTTGGAACCAGGCCTCATCTTATTCCAGGAAGACCCATCCTTCGCTTCGAGTTGGACGATGGCACCGTCATTTTTACTAGGCTTGTGCATCACCCTGGGACGAAACCATATAAAATGGTTCAGCAAGCCAGGGCAGCTTTGGAACAGCAAATTATTGTAATGGAGGATGAAATCCGCTCAAGAATAGTCGAAGAATTGATGAGGAAGACATGAAATACGGAACACGAGAGGAGGTTGCCTCAAGCCTTGAATTGTCTCTCATCAGTGTTGCAGGGATGAAAAAGGTTGACAGACAACACTTTGAGAATTTTGCTAACTATCAGTATCCTTCCGCTTTTCTAAACGAAGTCAGAGACACCAGACAGGCATTTCTGAAAAACGTCATAAAGGTTCAGGGAATGTATACAGCAGTGTTATTCGATAAGAGTGAAGCAGGTGATCTTTCAACTAAGTTAAATTCCTTAGTCAATTTGGGACTGACAGCCATTTTGACGGATGTTACCCGAGGAGGGAAAGCCTATAATACCACAGTTGTGGCAATTGACACAGATGAAGGGTTTATGGCTCCTCACTGTGTGGCGATTCTCACGATACAAGTTCTTTATCTTAGCCAGAGGTAGAAATGTCATCAAGAACGGATCAGATTTCAAGATTGTCAACCATAATAAAGACGACAAGCATTAAAACTGTCAAGATATCAAATGGGCCGTTGGACATGAGTGTCTATCCTTCTTCCGATATTCCTCTGATTAACATTATCCCAGGTGAAGAACGTCCAGACCCATATATGACAGGTCGGTTTGCCATGTGGAAGCTCAGTGTTCTATTGACTTGTTATTTTCTTGATGATATAGATTCAGAGAGCCAGAGAGAGGCTCTTGTCAAAGAGATTAAGGACGCTATTGGAGGCGATCCTACTCTGAATGGCACTTGTGCTGAAGTAAGGGTGATTGGAATAAGACCTGGGGGAGAATTTCCCTTATGGACGGTAGAGGTTACCTTACAAATCGAGTATGAAAAAGGAATAGCAGATGCCTAGAATGAAAGTAAAAACAATAAGTTCTTTGGTATCAAAGCCCAGAAAACCCGACTTGGTAAAAGTGCCTCACTATTATGTCATGTCCTATGATGCAAGCCGAGACATTCTGGGTTTTGGTCATTGTAAGAGAGGCGCTTGGGTAGAGGTGCCTTACGAGATTTATCGTAACATTGAACATTCGATTTTTGGTGGTGGTGCTGGGTGGAAGATAAAGATTGAAGAGACATTTTTGGAGGTCAAACAATGAAAAAATTTGCACTTGCTAATGAGGAACAAATATTCCTGAAGAAAGAGTACCCAGAAGGCGTTCTAGTCTATCCGGCAGCTACAGACCTTGTTCTTGCTACTGGAGCCGCAGCGACGAACCAGGAGAATGAGTTCATAGAAGACGCACAGAAAAGAAACAGAAGGAGTCGGATGAGTCCTATTATGGGGAGAATCAATCCGGGAGCTTGGAGTTTTTCAACCTATGTGAAACCCAGCGGCTCGCTTGGAGTGGCACCTGAAACAGACGTTCTGTGGGAGTGTGCCTTTGGGAAAAAGACGCCCCATCCGGGGGCGAGCATTGTTTACAGCCTTGACAGCTCGTCCAATCTCCCGAGTTTCAGTATGTTGAGAAAGGTTGGACATACCATCTTTTTCATGGCAGGAAACACTGTCAATGTCTGTGAAATCACTGTTGCAGGAAATGAAATTGCCTCTGTCGCTTGGAGCGGGGAGTTTATGAAGTGGTGGATGGCAGGTGAAGCAGAACTCACAACACAATGCCAGGCAGGGGACGATCACTGCCACATCAATGATGCCAGGAGATTTTCTGATGAGAAAGTGAAAATTGTTATTGGAACTAACACCAACAGTGGGGATGGGTATCTTGTTACAAGCGTTGACTATGATACCAACATCATTAACTTTTCGCCGGTTCTCATAGCAGGAAATCAAAACATAGGAGCTGCTGTCAAGGGCTGGTATCCTTCTTCTGGAGTAGAGACGGGGAAGCCTGTTCACGGAAAGCTGGGAGACATAACCATTAATGATACTCGGGCAGTCATTCTAAGCTCGAAAATCACTCTTACCAACAACATCAAATATTACACTGATATGAAGAGCGGCCTTCTCTATCCAACGGTCTATGGGGCTCCGGGATTCCGTGATGCAGTTGGAACACTTCAGCTCTATTTCTATAAGGATATGCCCAATTACTTCTACAGGGCTGCCCATCAGATGCAGGATGAGCTTATAATTCAGGCAGGCAATGTCGCTGGGAAAAAACTGGAACTCTCCTGTCCAAGAATTGAGTATAAGACCCCCACAATCTCTGGGGACGAAGAAGTTATGATTGAGTTGAATTTCACCGCCATCGGCAGTGCTTCTGGTGATGACGAAATAACAGCCACATTCAAGTAAAAACGAGTGATAGCCAATCTCGCTTGGAGGTTAAGGTAATGGGAATTGACTTACAAAAATTAATCGACACGACTCAGATAAGAGGCATTACTGTCTGGGTGGAACATCCAGACATCCCTGGGTTTGAGGTCGAGGTTGCGTTTGTCGGGAAACAGGAGATGCTGAGAATCGTTGACACCTGCACCAAGAGGGTGTGGAATAGTGCCACGAGGCAGAATGAAAATCAGCTATCTCGTGAAAAAGTTGCTCAGCATTGGGCAGAGAAAGTGGTGCGAAGCTGGAAGGGACTGACATTGGAAAAGTTTCAGAAACTTTATCCCATCAGTCTTGAGGGACAGAAAAAGGAATCTATAGTTGAGCCAGACATTACGAATCGAGTCACCCTTCTTTGGAACTGTGCGGATTTTGAAAACTGGGTGCTGGCGATTGCTACTTCCCCCGAGTATTTCGTTGACGCAAGAGTGAAGGCAGAGGAGGACTTAAAGACCCTGGAAACGCAATAGCGTGGTCGGAGGAGAAAGGGAGCTTTACCTGTAAGCGTTGTAGGACGCTTTATGAGGGGGTTCCCGAGAAGCACAGACCCAATTGTGAGAACATCAAAGACGGTTTGTGTCCAAAGGGCGTGCCTGTGCTAGCTCCTGAGAATAGCGATGCGTGGCTCGTATATTCAGCGCTGACCACGCAGTCAATCAGTGTCACGACCGGACTCATAAGATATGATGCTGAGTTAATCAGCGCACTTTGCGGCTTGTTAGGAGTCGAAGGATTAGCGGCAGTTCAACTGTCGGGTAAGATTCTCTGGATGATTGATTTGACAAATTCTAAGAGAATCGAACAGATGGAAAAAGAGGCTAAGACTCCAAAGGGCAAGCCGTAATGAAAATCTCGAAAATTCAGCATAGGATGGGGAAATGGCTCAGGACATAGTCCTCGTTCTACGCATTGACGATCAGGGAACCAGAGTAATCCAGTCTTTCTCTTCACAGGCAAAAGAGGCTCTTGGTAAGACAGCAGCCGCTGCAAGCGTCCCAGCAGCAGCCTTTCAGAATACTGCAAACAAATTAGAGAGTGTTGCAAGAGGAATAGGTAATTTTGGAAGGACGATGGGGCTGACAATAGCCGCTCTGACTGCTGGAATTGCCTTTGGGACTCGCTCTATTATCAATATGGGTGCCGAACTTTGGCAGCTTCAGCAAAAGACTGGAATTTCAACTGAAGAACTCAGTAAGCTCAGGCTGTCAGCCGAAAAGAGCGGAGTATCTCTCCAGGGCGTAGCTTTCGGATTGAGATTCCTTAGCCGAAACCTCGTGGCAGCCAGTCAGGGGGCAAGAGGCGCTTCAAAACTCTTTAATGATTTAAAGATTTCAGTCAAAGACACCAACACCGGGGCTCTTCGTCCTTCAATTGATGTTCTTGGCGACCTTGCCGATAAGTTTGCAGCGATGGAGGATGGGGAAAAGAAAACAACTCTTGCTATGAGAATATTCGGAAGAGCCGGTTCAGAGCTGATTCCTTTCCTCAATCTTGGCAGAAAGGGAATGAAGGAAAATGCTGATATAGCCGAAAAATTGGGTCTAATTATCTCTGGGCCGACTGCCAAAGCCATGGATGAGCTGCAGGGTAGGATGATTGTGATGAAAATGGGCTTCCAGAGCGCTTATCTCTCTCTTGCCACCCAGTTAATGCCAACGATAACCTCCTTTGTGGCAAAGGTTACCGAGACGTTTCAGAAAGTTAAGAAATGGGCAGAAGCTCATCCGGCTCTAACAAAGGCAATAGGAGAGTTTGGCTTTAAGCTTATGATAGCAGGGACAGCTCTCACTCCTATTCTTATAGCAGTGCCGAAACTCATAATGATGTTTAATCTTTTAAAAGTGGCCATCGTTGGCCTGTCATCCCCTGCTGGTTTAGTTGTAATTGCCCTTGCTGCCATAGGCATCGCCATTCTTGATGTCGTCAAAAGACACAAAGAGGCTCTTGATGATATGACCCGCATGGCAAAGGCTTCTATGATCGATTTGGAAACAAATTCAACCACTTATTTACTCATGATTCAGAAAGTTCAAAAGGAAGGGGGTGCTACCCTTGATCAATGGAAAAACCTGACATTCAAATTCGGTAAAGACTATGTTCAGATTTTTACTGAGATTACGACAAAACCAGAGTATGCAAAGCTCAAAGGACTCCTCGAAGGAGTCATTGATAAGCAGAAAGCACTTTCACATGAGACTCGGGCATTGGAAGATACGACCATTTCGTCAAACAAAACACTGCGTGAACAAATAAGGAATTTTCAAGAGGCAAAAGGTGCAATATCGGCTCATACTAAAGACTTTGCTGATGATATAAAAGCCATAGCTGCGAGTGCAGGGATGCTCCCAGCGGAGGAGATTAAAGATAAAATAAAAGACATGACAGAAGCAATGGATTACGCTCAGAGCGTTGGATTTAGTTATAACGACGTTCTCAAAATCATGGCAGAACAGATTGTCGCTTTGGGCGATAAGCTCATACCCATGGCAAATATGTTAAAAATCGATGTTTCTAAGGCATTTCTTGACTCTTATGAGGCTTCTAAAAAGCTGATAGCGTCTAGTGGGACGCTCGCTACGGCTGCGAAAGACGAGGCAGACCGCAGAAAGGAGCTGATAAAGACCTATGAGGAAGGGATTCCTCAGATGAAGGGGCTAACAGATGAATATGATGCTCTACAAGCTGCAATAGACAGATACTCAGCTGCTGGCGTAAGCAACAAAGAGCTGATGAAGGCTTATGGTGAGACAATTGAGACTCTCTATACAAAAGCCTTGCTGTCGGAGAAGCTCCTCGGAATAAAAATGCCTGCAGGATTGGCTGCCCTCGCTGGTAGGATGTACTTAGCCAGGACTGAAACCCAGAAAATGGGCCTAGCACTCGGGCCGATAGGAAACGCACTAGAACTCGCATATAGAAGATTTATGAAGTTGACAGAGGCTGCTCGGCTTTTGGGAGTAACGGCCAAGAGCGAATTGATTGCAAGTTTAGAGGAGGCCGAGAAGAAATATGAAGAGATGTTGAAGGCAGGAGAGCTAACCGCTAAAGAACAACTTGTCGCTCTTCAAGCAATAATTGACAAGTATAAGGAACTTGGATGGGTTATTTCGGACGTGACTAAAAATAAGGTCAAAGAGCTTACATGGGCGACAATGGATTTTGGCGAAAGATTTGATTTTGTAATGCGACACGTTATGATTGTGCTTGGGCAAATGAACGCAGCATACGATGCGGTAGCTCAGAGCCAATTGATGCGTATAGATAATGAATATCGAGCTAGAAAGAAAGCCATTGATGCGTCTATGAAGTCCGACGAAGAGAAATATTTTGCGGTAGAGGCTCTGGATCGAGAGATGGAGAGGAGAAGGATAGAGATTCAGAGGAAACAAGCAGTATTTCAAAAGCTTAGTTCAATTGCTCAGGCTATAATGAATACCAAGGAAGCTATTACTGCAATGCTTAAATTGCCCCCGCCTCTTAATTTTATTATGGCAGCAGTAGTTGCAGCATTAGGAGCTATTCAAGTTGCTGCCATAATAGCAACTCCCTTACCGAGTTACGCGAAGGGTGGAGTTGCCGGACAATTTGGCCCCGAGGTTGTCAGAGTTGGCGAAGAGGGTCGTGAAATAATTTCTCCCATCCCTGTGATGAAGGAGACTTTTAGAGAGGTTATCCGTGAGACGGGTCCTGCCAGTATAATAAGGCTGTCTATTCCGATAAGGCTTGAGATAGGCGACCAGGTTTTCCATAGGCAGGTTGTAAAGGACATCAATCTGGCTGGAAAGAATCGGGAAATAACAGTTCCAATAGAGGTGATACAATAAAATGGATAGTATAAGATTTATAAAGAGCCTCTGGAGGGACGGCACAATGTTGTCTCCCTCAAGTGAAAACTCAAAACACCCCGCTTCGGATACACAGATAGACACAAAGTCAATGTTCTGGCAGGCTGCAAGCCTGCCCGCTCCGGCTTATCTCCCGCAAGACCTCCTAACACCCCAGACCATAAATTTCATAGCCCTTCTGTCTCATAACATCGAGGCAACCGGTGTTACTATAAAGTTTGAAGGGGCAGATGATGGTGATTTTGATGGTGGCGACCTTGTGTCAAGGACTTTAGCGTACCGTGCAACCGATATATTCGAGTTTATTTCTCCTTTTACTAAGCAATTTGTAAGGGTTGCATTGGAGAAAGGAACGGATTTTACTGATTATCCCATTATCTCTACTGTCGTGTGTGGTGAGTATTTCAAGCCAAACAGAAACTTTAAGTGGGGCTACGAGAAGGGGCCAGAGGATCATTCTGAAGGTGATTTTTCTGATTCCATGAATCTTTTCAGCCAAGAAAGACCGAATCTTGATACATGGTCCATCTCATTTGAGGGACTTAATGACGTTTCAGCCTCTCAGATTATCTCTCTCCTTCAGGATCATAAGATTGTAAGGGCCTTTGTTGTTGCATTTGATCCAGATGACACTCCCAATGAGTCCCACTTTGTCAGATTTGCCAGTGTATCCAGACCAAGACACGAAGATTTCAATAACTGGACTTGGGAAGCCGAACTGATTGAGGTTCTCTAATGCCAAATGGTGCTTATGGACCAATCAACTTTGTTGGTCTGGTTCTGTCTCCTGGGCAAATCCTTTGGACATGGGAGAACAATGCTCCGCCAGATTATCCATACCATTTTATCGAATTTTGGGAGAATAAAGCAGGTGGTGGATACGGGTCAATTCCATTCGCTATCTTACCAGGGAATACAGAATTCTATGAAAGAAGTGGGTTAGACCCAAATACCCTTTATTGTTGTAAAGTAATAGGAGGATGGATTGAACCGCCTGGTTACTCAGATTGGTCTAATGAGGATTGTAAAACAACTTTTGCCGAACTCGAAGATCCAACGGAACTTATCGCTTCTGTTTTTTCTAACTTTATAGAATTGACATGGAAGGACAATGCTTCTGAGGAAGATAATTATTGTATAGAGAGGAAACTGCACTCAGGAAGCTGGTTGGCGGATCATGGTTCAGAGATAGCCACAGTTTCTAAGAACATGGAGTTTTTTAGAGACGAGACTGTCGTGGCTGGCACGGAGTATGATTATAGAGTCTGTGCAAGGCAGGGAGAGGAACCTCCGTATGAATATTCTGATGATTATACGAATGTTGTGACAGTCACCGCCAACAGCCTGCCGGATAAAGTTATTGGTCTTCAGATAACTGAACTGAGTGATGAGCAATTGAGATTGACTTGGGATGCGGTAGAAGTCGATACATATGATGTAACTGGTTATAGGATAGAGAAATCTCCAGATGGTGAGGAAGAAACCTTTGAGGAAATTGCTGTCGTGGACTCCGATGTTCTCAAATACCTCGTCAGAAACCTCACTCCGGACACTCCGTATTGGTTTCGAGTAAGAGCTTATAATGGAGTGGGGAATGGGGGTTTTTCGGATTACGTTTGGGATACTACTCTTCCCCAGTATCAGCAGACTGACTTTGAGGCCTTTGTGAGAGACCCAAATATCGAACCTGTTTACATTGCCGAGATAAATTTGAAAATGAATGTTTCTGGATTCTCTCTTGTTAGTGGTAGAGAGCATACCTATAAGCTTGCTGCCAATGAGAGGGGCATTAAAATAGATGGTGTCAGGGAGGACGGAGGAGACTATGCCGAAGTCACACCGGAAGGCTCGGAAGAGGAAGCAGTAGTCGATGGAGGGCTGGAATCATGGATAACTTCAACAGATATGACAAATTGGGTCGAATTCGGTGCAAATCCTCCGGTGTCAATACTTTCCCGAGAGGATGTCGAGATTCACGGCGGTCTTTATTCCTGTAAGCTATATACTAAGACACAGGGTGAATATATCGGATTTTATCAGGATATTACTTTAACTCCTGATGGTCGTTATAAGATTACGGTTTGGTATAAAAGACCGGTTGCCGCAAACTCTGCGTTAAGGCTTTATGTTACAACTAGCCCTGCGAATAATATTTATCTTCAAGCTGACGGCACCTGGTCAGCCTCGACCTATTTCTTCCCGCTTGACGTTACCGATGCTTGGACAAAATTTGAGTTTGAGTTTGATGCCCATCCTGATTATTCTACCTTTAGGATTAGGCTCTACAAAGATCAAAGTTCTGGTGGGGAGAGCTCTTTCTATGTTGATGATATCTCAGTTTCAGGAGGATTGGACTTTGTTTCTAAAGTCGAGGATACTCCTTCCTCTTTTTACTTCGATTCTTCCAATCAAATGCTCTACGTTCATACTTCAGACGATGCTGATCCAGATACCCATTTCATGGAAGTCGCTTTTACTCATTTAATTCCCAATAGAGATTTTATATATGCAGATAGTCTCTGTACTCTTCCTCCGTGGCTTACGCTGAAGAATATTCCGGGGACGAGTCAGGAAATAAACGAAGTTCATGAGGGGACTTACAAGATGTCGAGCGGTCAGATTTCCTTCGTCAATGCTTTTAGTGAGGGAGAATTTTATTTCGATAAGAGGTTTGCAGTCTTTACTTGGATAGGAGCAAAACTTGGAATCTATATGGGAAGAGAAAGCTACAGCAGTCTTAGTCAATTCAAGAAGTTCTTTACAGCCATAGTTTCTGATGTTTCTATTAATGATAAGCAGATAACACTTTCTATACGGGATGTTACTAAAGACTTGGATAGGGACTTAGTCTTGAGTAGATACTCTAAAGTGGCGTTACCGGGCCATAATGATTATCCGGCGCTTGCGGAAGACGATGTGGATAAGGAGATTTTGAAGGGTTGGGGATGTATAACGGGGATCGTGCCAATGCCTGTTGATACCACTAGAAACAAGTATAACTTTCTCGATGGTCGGTCGAAGGAAGTCATTCAGGTCACGATAGAGACTAACGGAGTGATTGTGGAAAAGACAAAAGGGACTGACTTCTTTGTTGATTATCAGAGGAGTATCATTACCTTTGTCTCCACACTGACCATAGCAGAAAACGATGTAATTCGCGTTTCCTTTATTGGCGGAGTGAATTCAGCAAATGAATCGATAGTTACCGGAGCAGAGATATTTAAGAAAATTATGAATGGGGAGGCTGGATTACCGACTGAAAAACTGAATACGGATTGGATTTATGAAACAAAGTATGCCAATACTAAAAGTCTCACTGTATTCATTCTTAAAGATATGCCTTTCAATGAGATAAATAGGAATCTTGAACATTCCACAGAGGCTTATGTTCTTCAGGATGGAGAGGGGCGAATAGGACTCAGACCGCTTCAGGTATCAGTTCGCTCCAATGCTAAGTATATTTGGAACTTCCAATCAAAAGGACATTCTCATCGGAGGACAAAAGACAATATCTATTGGAAGGTAAAGGTCTATTATGGAGAAAATCCTCAATCGCAGGAAGCTCAGTCCTTTAAGGAAGCTCAAGATGATGAGATAAAATGGAAGTATGGAGTTGAGAACGGGCTTGAAATATATGCTTATTACTCAGATTCAGGTAGTGCTCTGACGTTAGCTGAGTCGATTTTAGCTCTGCTTAATAAGCCTTATATCGAGGATGAACTGCCAGCGATACTCTTCGATGTCTTTCCCGGAGACTTGATAAAGTTTAGCAGGGATAGGTTCTTTAACGAGGATGGAGTGGCTAATGAGTTGACTCTTAGAATTCTTAAGATTGGAAAGACCCCCCAAAGCGGAAAGACATCTCTCAGAATGGAGAGGGTAGTGGAGGTTTGAGATGAAGATGAGGCCTGCTTCTCTTTTTAGGCTGTTTCGACAGCACATAGATGCTGATTGGAAGTCTGTGCATAAGATAGAAAAAATTACCGGAGGAGGAGGAGGTGGGGGTGGAGTTGATAAGTTCACTGAGCTTACTGATGTTCCAGGAAGTTATGTTGATCAAGGTGGGAAGATTGTTAGTGTAAAGGGTTCTGAGGACGGATTGGAATTTCAGCAACTTACGCTTCCATTTCCATTCATTGACCTATCAGATGTTCCTGCAAGTTACGTTGATCAGGGAGGAAAGAGCGTGCGGGTGAAGGCATCCGAGGATGGGTTGGAGTTTTCTCAGCCTCCGTTTATCTCTCTTCCTGATGTTCCGCAGAGCTACGCTGACCAGGCACTTAAACTTCTCAGGATTAATGCAGCCGAAGATGCAGTCGAGACAGTTGACCCTGCAATTGCTGCGGGAACTCCGCCAGACTTTCATTACTATAGACGTAAAAATGATGCAGACCTGGAGCGATGGTATCCTGTTGTTTGGTCAACGATGGCAGGAGGAGTAGGCACTCCCAATGCTGGGATTATCTGGGCTTTGCCTCTAATTATTTCTAAGGCTACTAATATTGACAGAATCGGCTTTAGAATTACGACTGCGCTAGCCAACTCGCTTCTTGATTTTGCTCTTTATGCTGATAATGGCAATATTTTCCCAGGTGCTTTGGTGGCAAGTCTTGGAACTGTGGCCTGCACCTCTATTGGATTCAAGTCATTGACTGTTAATCAAGCCCTGGCAGTTGGATTACATTGGTTATGTTTTTGGACAAAACTTGCTCCATCTTTTACAATGCAGGGTCTTGCGGCATATTCTCCTGGAGCTGCTCAGATAGGATTTTCAAGTGCTGTTGCAAATAGTGAATTGGCTGGACGTGGATATTATAGAGTTTTGGCTTACACAGGGACATGGCCAGACCCATTTCCAACAATTGCTGAGGGTACTTTTGTTGAGACAGCAGCACCTGTCTTGATTGTTGTGAGGTTCACGATTTGATATGGACAAGTAGGAATTAATAGATATTATCAATTTAAGAGAAAGAGAAATGCTTAAAACTTATAAGAATGAAACGCCAGTCACGCAGATAGTCTATGACATAAAGATGGAGCCGATTCAGGTTGCTCCGGGTCAGACGGTTCAATATGACGCGGGGCCATTGGATTGGCCCGTTCATAGCCATGAATCTGATCCTCAAGGCGGGATGCTTAATTCAGAGGCGATTATAGGAGGAGTGGAGTTCAGAGATAACTTTTCCGAGGATGTTCCTTCTTTTGGAGATATGTTTTGGGCTTGGCGAAAGGACAACGAAAAAGAAGATACTAAAATAATTAAGCAAGAGAACGGAGTTTTAAAAATTCAAATAGCTGAAGCGGTTCCAGATGCACGCTGGGCTAACGCTCCCAAAGTGTTGATAGGTCTTCCAAACATTCCTTGCGAGATTATAGCTAAAATCGGCGCTCTTTCACTTGGGGATGATTGCCAAGCGGGGATATTTTTGGCGAATAGAGAGTCAACAGGTTTTTGTGACCATTTTGGGCTTGTGAGAAGAAAAACATTGGCAAATGAACATGAAGCTTTCAATGGAGTTGGCGTTATACATGGACAGCACCTTACGAGTTCCGAACTTTTTTTGCATCTGGCCCAAGATGGAATAGAAAACCTCCCCATTTTTTTAAGGATTCGCATTGGTGGATTTTCTCCAGGTTTTGAACACGCTATTTTCTCTTATAGTTTAGACGGTGTGACCTGGCTTGGGAATTGGATTGACTATTGTGCGATAGACCACTTTTCTTCTTGGCCGCTTGCGGTTGGTTTGTTTATGGAGAATTATATTGAAGGAATCGTAAAAAACAATGGCTATGTTTGGTTCGACTTTTTTGAAATGAAAAGCGCTACGAAGGGTTGAGTGAGGAGAAATAAATGCTTAAAACTTATAAGAACGAAACATCAGTTCGTCAGGTAATCTACGATATAAAGATGGAGCCAATTGAAGTGGCTCCTGGTCAAACGGTGGAGTATGACGCTGGCCCATTAGATTGGCCCATTCATAGCCATGAATCTGATCCTCAAGGCGGGATGCTCAATCCAGCAGCGATTATAGGAGGAGTGGGAGGCGGAAATGGGGGACTTGTAGTTCATACTCATGAAAGTGACCCCGAGGGTGGAGTTCTTAGTGGCTATATGTCCGCTGATGCTATTCCTATTTATGGTCAAACCGTAACTTGCGGAAAAAGCGGGGCGGTTCAATTTAATACGATAGCAGCGGCTTACGCTTACGCTAAGACTCTTTCCCCTTCTGTAACAAACAGAATTTTAATAAAAGTTTTTCCAGGGCTATATTTACAGGCTGCAACGCTTGTTTTTGACACTCCTTATATTGACATTGAAGGCTCAGGAGAGACTATAACTGAGGTTCGGAATAGTGTGGATTTAGTTTATCTTGTCAACGCTTCGGGTAATCCAACAAATTGGAGTATGATAACTCGCAAAATTAAATTTTCCGTTATTTATGTAGCTGAGAATGCAAACAGAACTTGCTGGTATAATTTTAATGGAGGGAAAAAGATATATGATAAGGTCTCTCTTTCCTGCCAAGGCGGAGGAAATCCTGCTCACTATTCTTGCGCTCTTTATGGCGAAGCGGGAATTTTAAATGATTGCGATATTTATTCTACAGGGATTGGTTGCTTAGGCAGAACGCTTATTGCCTGTTGTTTCGCTAAATTCTATGATGGCCGTATTGAGAATGCGATGGCTTCTTTAGGGGATAGCATTGTCATTTATTCTACTGATGATGCAGAATTTTATAATATAAAAATTAAGTCCGTGTCTTATCAGTCGGATTATATCTCGAAGGGAAGTGCTCAGACAGGAGATGGTTCAAATCGTAGACTTGTTTTTGATGGGTGTCATTTAAAAAGTGCGGTTACAGATTCAGCTACCGGTGCAAGAGGCATTGACTTAGGCGAACAGATGGAAGGGATAAAAGTTACCAGGACACACATCGAGATAACAAATGGTGACTATGCTTTTGAGGATATAGGAAAGATTTTTATTGCTGGCGTGACATCAAATAAGCCTCTGTTTAGAGATGCTGCTACAGTTACTTATGGCCATCTCTCAGTCCCTTTATTGGTTCCAAAATCTGGTGCCACACAAGGGGCAGCTGGTGCTACTGCAGGAGAGCTTTGGAAGACAAATGGTCACCTGACACTTCCTGATAATGTCATTATGATAGGTGTGTAAGAAGGAGACAGAACTTGCAGAAACAGGAGAATTTGAGGTGAAGGAGGATATTATCTAGATGTGGGAAAATGGCCATGTCAGATACAAAGTCTATAGAGGAGTTGACTAGTCAGCTTACATTTGTTAAAGCTGAGTTGAAATGTCGTAAGGCACAGGTTGAGGCTCTGGAGCGCGAGGAGAAGCGTTTGGAGTTGGTTCGAGAGGAGCTGCGGAAGCTCAAAGAGTATGAAGAAATGGTTGCATTTTGGAGAGAATAATGATTCAGATACCTACTGATTTAGCATATATAGTGGGCGGCAGGAGCTGTTGTTGGCGAATTTTGGAAAACAAATGGTCACGCAACTCTTTTAGATAACATTATTATGATAGGTGTATAAAGAGGAAATAAGATGGAGAAAAAGGGAGAAGCAGTTATTTATAAAAGAGTAGATAGGGCAGTTCCAAGCCGATGGAAAAGCAAGAGATTTTGGACTGCTATCGGATGGGCCGTCTTAAATTACTCCTGTGTCTATCTTCAGCCCATTCTGAAATTGAATGAAAATCTGGTGCAGCTTCTCTTCAATAAATCCTCCTGGATTGCAGGCATCCTCATACTAGGTCTGTCTGCTACAAACATGGCCAATGCCAAATGGAATCCCAATAACACTGTCTGAAACAATCACGCCTGAGATAATCTTTACATTGAACGAGGGAGGGGCTCTCAAAGTCACTTAGACTCCTCCATAGCTGTATCATCAAGAGAGCCCTTCTCTATCTAACCATCTAAAATCCTGAAACTTTCGTATCGGCGATAATCTATATGTTGAAGAGAGAGGGGGGCAGGCACTCAGAAGCTAGAGAGTACCAGTGAGCTTGATAGGCGAGATCTGGAGGTCAGAGACCTGTCTGTCCCCATCTTATTTTAAAAATCCGAAAGAGGAACCAACACAGAATGAATCGAAGAGAGTATATGAAATCCTATCATCGGGAGTATCAGCAAACTCATCGAGTGAAAATAGCAGTTAGAAAGAGAAAGTATCGGCAGAAACTCAAAGTTAAAGCAAGACAGAGGGCAACAGAGAGGGATTGGTATCTCAGAAACTTAGAGTCAGCAAGGGAAAAACAGCGTCGTTATAGATTGAAGGCTAGACAGGAAGCCATCTTTCATTATGGTGGAAACCCTCCCAAATGTGAATGCTGTGGGGAGATGTGCTATGAATTTCTTACTATCGATCACATTCTCGGAGAAGCGCCTCCCAAGAAAACAAGACGCGGAAGCAGTGGTTTGCATTTGTACATTTGGCTCAGAATGAATGGTTATCCTTCTGGTTTTAGGGTGCTTTGCTATAATTGTAACTGCGCTATTGGTAACTATGGATACTGTCCTCACAAAGGCATGAAAGAGGGAAGCCAGTGATAATTAGAATAATGGAGAGAAGGAAAGAGGAATCTTTCCTAATTTAAGATATGGAGGAGAAATAAAATGTCAGCACGACACCCAAGGCCGAATATCAGAAAGGCCAAATTACAAAGGTTCGAGACAGGGTTTGAGAAATGGACAGACTCAGAGATAGCAGAGTATAGGGCTGAAATGTATGAGAGAGGAAGGTTTAGGCTTTCAGAAGTGACAAAGAGGCTCGAAATCTTCTGCATTCTCGCAGACCTTGTCTTAGATTTGCATCTGAGAGAGAAAAAGAGAGTGGCGTCTCAGGGACTTAAGCTTGCAGCGGTGCTGAGAGACAGTTGGGGACAGACAGAGCTGGTTGCCCCAGTCCAAAAAGGTCGGTTTGCTAGTGAGATTCTTATAGAGCTGCAGCCAATGGTTGAGAAGTACGCAGAAGAGACGCACGTTCTGACCGAAGCGAAGTTAGCTAGTTGCCCTGTAACAGAGGTTTGAAACGTGAAGGGTCGGTTCCCAGGGGCTTGGAGACGCTCGAAGCAAAACGAGTCGATGCCAGTGGCCTCAAAGGGACTGACCCTTCCTTTGTTATTAGAGTGTTTGGATTAGCTGATGGACTAAACAATGGAGAGCTGGGGAGAGAGGTTTAGGCAACCGCGGTGTCTTGGAAGCACTGAATTGTGGGTTCGATTCCCACCTCCCCAACCACCCCTTAGATACACCTTCTGTCGGGGGGAAGCGGAAAAGAGAGAGGAAGCGATAATCATTATAGTGAGAGGAGGAGAAAGTGATAGTCAACATTGAACACTTGCTCAATAAGGCTCTTAAAGACATCTTTGGGAAGGAGACTTACAGTCACACTTCCTCAAAGCTGAAGTTTCCGGAAGGCCTTCGGTGGTGTTTCTTTAGCATAGTCAGGGGCAAGAAGAAGTATCTGTTCTGTTGGTCATCGGTTAGGAATGAAAATGGCAAGTTCGTCTCATGGCTCTATCAACCAAAGAGAGACAGGGTCGATAAGAGCAGATGGACATGGGAAATAAAGAGAGTTGCGGAACACAAAAGGAGAAATAGAGCCAAAGCCAGAGCCCGGAAGCTCCTTGAGAGCATGAAAAGGGCAATAGAGAGGAGGAGTCAATGTCAATCAGATTCGTTAAAGAGCTCGACACAGGCTTAGTCCTGGGGCAGTATGCGGGCGAGGGATTCGAGGCAGTGATTGAGAAGGGTGAGACAAAGGCAAGGAAAGTTGTGTATTACTTTCATCACAACGGAGAGAAAGGTTGGATTCTCGCCTCGAATGTAAAAATCTTTGGTGGTTTTCGCCATCACACCTATTTTAAGTAAGGAGAGAGTAATGAGCAACAGTTACTATAGGTTAAAGCATCCGATCTCTAATGTCAGCCTCTCAGAGAAAGGCTCCCATACTGAAGTCAGAATTTGGGTCAATAAGGGCCTTGCTGGAACATTGGTGCTTGAAAGCGGAGAGGAGACAAAGAATTTCCTGCAAGCGATTTTCTCCCAGCACGAAGAAGGGGCATGGACATCCTACGGAGGCGATAAGAAAGGCATGATGTTGTATGTTGGAAAGGGAACAAATGACACCGACGTTCTCATTTCCTCGAGTGGCGAAATCACAACAGTGAAGGAGCTGGCTAAGAAAGCCGGAGAGGTCATAAGGCTGTGAGTGAACTCGTTAAGAGAGCGATTGATACAATAAAAATCTGATAGCAGGAGAGAGAAATGAGCAAAAACCTTTGTGCGAAAACCAGACCGATAGATAATCCTTATGAAGTCTGGGTCTCTTTTGATGGGACCTGGACTTGGAAGGTCTTAAAGAAATATCAGACTCCCGAACGGGAGTCAAAGAATCCATATGCACGTTGGTTCTGTGCTGTCAGCAGTCCAATAACACGGGAACAATCAGCAAGAGGCTATGAGTTAGGTGATGTCTGGGTAAAAGACATAAAATCAGTAGCATTTAAAAGTGTGGAGGTTTGAGATGAGATTCAAAGCAAAAATCACATTGGATGTGTCTATCAATGCTCCCTACTCTAGGAAGCAAGCAGAAGAGGCATTGAAAACTTATCTGAGACGTTTGAGTGATGATTTCGGGGCTGATTCAGAAGGGCGGTTTGGAGGAATCGGTCATATTGGGCACTCTTCTTTTGTTACAGTAGTTAAAACCAGAAAGAGTCGTCTCTGGAAGGAGAAATAAAATGGTAGAAATTAAGATTAAAGTAAGCAGATGTGCAGATTGCCCTTTTTGTAAGAGTAATATACATGGATATAAATGTACAATAAGAAATGACCCAACTTGGGGCATAACAATACCAGAGGTAGATAAAATCGCGCCCTTTTGCAGATTTAAAAAAAGGGGGAAATAAAATGTCAGCAGACCTACACATTCACATAAAAACAGAAGAAATGTCGGAGCGAGACCTGGAGTGCTTCTTTTCCTGCTCACTCGGTTCTAAGTATTTCCGAATGGATAGGGGCGGAAACAAGTGTCTGGACAAAGATATCTCTCAGTGTGATTGTCAGCATTGGAAACACATAGAAGAGTCAACGAGCGTTTGGGTAGGAGAAGTATCATGGTTAAAGGCTGCACTTACTGGCAAGCCAAAGCGTTACGTTCCTCCACTCATAGAGCGTATCCATAATATAATCGGCGAGGGATTTAGAGTCATTGATGACCTTCTTATCGCTAAAATCAGAAAAGCTTTTTCCCTCAAGAATGAGACAGGCTATGACTTGGCTTATGAGGCAGAGATAATAAAATTCTTAGAAGAGAATAAGGGAAAAGAGTGCTTTACCGTATCATGGTGAGGAGAATTAATTTGACTCAAATTTGGTACATTTACTCTTGGTCAAACAATCCTAAGAGGAAAGAATTAAAGGGACGCAGATGCAAAATCTTATCGGTTTTAGGCAAAAACAGCGTCTCGGTGCAGTTTAAGAACGGCACTAGAGAGGTAGTAAGTAGGAGGGCCTTAAGAAAGGAGATAGTGAAAACAAAGAATGCTTTTCAATCAGACAGTTATCAGATTCGATGTTATCGGGAATTGCAGAGTATTGCTTTAGCTGGTGGATTGAAATGGGTCCGAGCCAAAAGGAATAAGAAAGGTTTTGGAGTTAGTGTGAAGAGTTTGCGTGAACCAGGTTATACTCTAACTGTTCCCGATGATAAAGTGGCAAAGAGATTTATGCGATGGTTCTCTTGGATGAAAACACAAAAATCATTGTAGAAAGGAGACAGCATGATTAAAAGAGAGTTTGAGCGAGTAATCTCTGTTAAGACTTTTGAATGCGAGAGATGCGGGAATGTCCATGAGACGACAGAGAGGTGGGGAAGTGGAGCAGATTTCATCTTTCAGTGTCCAGAACACGGGGAATTTTGCAATTCTCTCGCTCCCGAGAAGTGTGGGATATTTAGAGAAGTTAAATATACAAACACCGACAATTACACTTATCACTGTTGCTGTCCTGAGTGTGGGTGGAGTCCGAGGATAAAGACCAAGCCCATTACAGAAAGAGAAGTTAGCTCATTTAAAGATGCTGTGAGAATGAGAGGGGAGAATAATAAATGAAGCTGTGTAAGTTCATAGTTACACTCAAATGTGATCGTTCCTGTAGTTTCTGTCTGAATAAGAACCTAAGTCCAGAAAGATTTCCAGAAGAACTTAGTCTTGACGCTCTGATGCATCCGCTCCAAACTCTCAAGAATCATGGCTATGAGGGAATCATGCTGAGTGGGGGAGAGCCGTTACTTTCACCACTTCTTGCTCCCAAAATAGCGTTCTGCGTAACAGTGTTTTCTGGAAATGTCTATCTTACCACCTCGCACCCAACGTTCCTATATCTCCCTTTAGCTCGCACCCTTAAGGAGATTGTCCTTTCTCTGCATGACGGCATATCAGAGGCTCCCAAGGTGCCGCCGGAGCTACGAGTTTTTGGTTCAATTATGGCCTCTCAGTATGAGGTTTTTGCTGAGAGAATTTTACTCGATCGAGGCTACAGCGGCCTAACAATAAATGAGGATAAATTTGGCTCAGAGATTTTTGATGAGAATCTACTCTACAGCAAAGAGTGGAGGAGTTACAACAGCTTCTCTATTAAAATCAACAGACGGGATTATTGTGTCAATGACCGTCATTTTCTGATGCCAAATTATGAAATTTTAACAGATTTTTCGGTTTTTCTGACTCAAACGCCAGAACTTCCGAAAGAAGGAGGAGCATATGAGCTCATACGTAAAGCAATTCCTTAGTCTAAGAGCAGCGGGAGACATCCTCAACGCTCTTTCCCCTTTCAACAATGTCGAAAAGGAGATTACAGAGGCTGTGGCTATCCGTCAGCGTCTGCGAGCTATTACCCTCAAAGAGCCAATGAAATACACAGTCTATGACCTCTGTGCTGGAAACTGTCTGGCAGGAGTGCTGTCTGTGTTCACGCTGCCAGTGAAATTCTGCTACGCCCTTGACAAACGGACAAAGGAGCAGGCCCAAAAGGCAGGGTGGCCGTCAATCCAAAGGTGGGAGTATTTCTCTCAAGACATCCTAAACATCGTGCTAGGAACCAACGCAGTTTCGGCAAAAGATAGCATCTTAATCTCGTCCCACCCCTGTAAAGAGCTGGCTTCACAGATTGTCAAGCTCTATAACTCTTCGAGCAGGGCAAAAGCTCTCATTATGATTCCATGTTGTGTAGGGGAATCCAGCCAGCCCAGATATTCGCTATTTCAACAGAGAGGCATGAAATCCTATGACTTTTGGTGCCTCAAGCTGGCGGATCAGTGTGTTGGCAAAGTCTCCTGCTTCCAAGACATAAACATTCTTTCACCTGCAAACATTGTGATAGAGGCTCTGAAGACTGAGGAAGTCTAAGTCGCTGTGATAATTTTATATTCTGAGAAGGAGAGAGAGAGAGAATGAGAAAGAAATGATAAAGCTACCTACAATGGCAGAATTGGTGAAGCTTCCAGATAAGAAGCTCCAGGAGTTACACTATCATTACATTGACGTACTGGAGGCAATGTCAAAGCATGGCGATAAAAGATTCGCCGTCAAGGGAATTCTAATCGGTAAACAGTTAAAGATGTGCTGGGAGGAGCTTGTAAGGCGGATGAATCTTTTGAAACCCGATGCGAGGGTTTCTATGCATGTCTTAGACTCAGAAAAAAGGAGAAGTCATGGACAAAGGAAGAATGATTAACTACAAGTGTCGTGCCTGCGGGAGCAAGGACTCATTCATTCTGTCTCCAGAGTATCTGGAGAAAGAAGCTGTGATAATTAAATGCTCAAACTGTAAGAAGCCCGTGAGGATTTCTCTAAAGCCATCGAAAGAACAATGGACAGAGAAAAAGCAAAAATCCCCCTTTGAGGGAGGCTTCGAGAAGCACGATGATTCAAAGCTGAAATTCCTTCGGAGAGTTGAAACCAGATTTGTCGAAGATGGACAATTTGAATGGACGGGAGAGGCTGTCAAAGATTCTTCTGATCTCTTCCGTATCGTAAGCAGGCTGGCAGAGAAGGACAGAGAGCATGCAGTTGTCATTTTCATGGACAACTCTCAGAAACCTATAGGCTATGACATTTACAGTGGCTGCATGGACATGGTGGCAATTGATTCAAGACAGATATTCAAGGTGGCTTGGCTTATAGGCTCTAACAAATTTGCTGTCTGCCACAATCATCCGGCTTCAATTTCCGATCCCCGTCCTTCTTCCAACGATGAAACGTTCTGCTTTGCTTTGGCAAAAGGCGCAGAGATGATGGGATTCATTCTTCTGGATTTCATAATCGTCAGCGCTACTAGCTATTACTCTTTCAAGGATAGCAAGAATCCTGCGCTGCCCGAAGCAAAGCCTATCGCTTACACGGTTGAGGGATAGGAAGATGGTCGAAACACATCCACATCCAACAGAGAGCTTAAAATTGCATTTCACAGTTTGCCCGGAGGGCATCGTTAGGCTTGTGCAACAGGCTTATTGGTTCGAGCCGAGGCGAAAGGCATGGGCTAAGAGGGTTCTTTCATGTATCGTTGGACTCAGGGCGGAACAAAAAGAGAAAATTCTACACGGTGATGCCACTATTGTGAAGACAAAGGAAGGCATGATATTTTCTCTGCAAGAGGACGTGGAATTTAAGAGGAGACTCAAAGAGCATCTCGAATTCATCGAGTCTCAGTATATTAAAATCGGTGGAAAAAGAGTTAGGCATGAGCTCATAGAGCGATACGCTGAGCAAGTTGTGAAAAGATTAAGAGACGCGATGCGCGCAGGAGTGCCTTCTGTTGTGCCCCTTGATTACCTCCTAGATTTGGAGCTTGAACGACAAAGACTGCACGAGGAAATTTTGGTCTCAGTAGGTTTTACAAAGAATAAAAGAGAAGGCGAGGCTTATCGAACTTTCAGAGACGCTTTGTTTGAATTTCTCGACGCAGTGAGTGGCCCGGTTGAGGCCCTTTAAGGAGAGTGAAGATGGAAATTCGCATTGAAGAAAGTGAGTGGGATAAATAGGGTGATAATCGGATATTGTCGATACTGTGGTGCAGGTTTCATTAAGATTCTTCCTCAACAGAGGATTTGCCCAGACTGTTCAAGGGAAGGGATAGCAGATCCTCCCAGACATTTAGGAATCTATAGGGACAAACAGATCCGTGATTGGGATGTCTATAAAAGGAGAATGAAAAATGGAGACAATCTCAGCGAAAGAACTAATAGAGGCAGCGATTAAGGCAACAGAGGGCGATGGAGCCTCTTTAGCCAAGACGCTCAGAGCTATGGTTACAGCCTTTACAGTATGCACAGCAGAGGAGAGTGCTTTTGGTGATTTTTCAAGTGGTGCTCTGTGGATGGCACGAACCATAGGAGAAATGTTTCACTTATGCCCTGATTTGGGGTCTTTTATGCCTCAGTCTGGTCAACATTGGGGTTATGCCGCAGCTCCGTGGATAGAAGGCATGATAGGAGCTCTGATAACAGCCTATGAGAAAGAAAAAATGAATCAGAAACAAGTAGATGAGGGGATGCCCCTAGGTGCTAAGCTTGGAGCTGCCAAAGTCGTTGAAATTGCAAGAAAATTACTTGAGGCGAGTAAGAAAATGAGAGAGGGGGAGAATTGAGATTTGAATGTGCGAGAAAATCAGAGTTAAAACCAGAGCTACAAACGGCAAAGTAAGGGATGTGGGTGAGTTTGTCCTTCCATATCCGAAGCTGATGAAAGTCCTGGGCAAGCCGGACAAGATTGCAGGCAGCTATAAATGGTGTTTCTTTGTCACAGGCACATCTGAAACAGGCCTTAATTTGCTTGAGATAGTCAGTGCCGAAGAGAAGCCGAGACGGAGAATTAAAAAGTGGACTGTCAGAGTGGGTAAAGAGTCAGAGAAGATGTTCAAATATCTTGAAAAACTGATAGGGATGAAAGTCACAAGGAGATAAAATGTCCTGGATGGGAGAAGTAAGACTTGAGAATACCACTCCGCCCCATAGAAAATTCTATCACATCTCAGTCACTTACAGAATGGGCTCATGGGACGTGGTATATCACTGGGGGCGGATGTCTTTAGAAGCCTATCGTTACAGGGAGGGAGATATCTCATCTCATCATGCAAACACAATGACTTTCAATGTCCGAGAGGAGATGATAAAAGAGGTAAGGAAAACTATAGCAACCCGGACAAAACATGGCTATCATGTTGTTGGCACTCCTTCACTTTCGTTTGGAGGAGAACAGAATCCAGGAGTGCGTTGTGGGGATTGCGCTTTTTTCATTCGGAGTCATGATCCGCTAGGAATTGGACAATGCCAACGTCAATATCGCCCTAGGAATTGGATGGGGCCTTGGGTTGCTTTGCCCAGCGAAGATACTGTGTCAATCTGTCCGCATTTTAAGAGAAATGAATAAATAGAGCCCTAGATAATCTGTTTATTGGAGGGAAACAATGAAAATCGGTTTTAGCGGCACACGGAAAGGGATGTCTGTCAATCAAAAACTGGTTCTTAGATCGCTTTTACTGCGGCTGCAACCGTCTGAATTTCACCATGGTGACTGTCTTGGGGCAGATTTAGACGCTCATAGGCTGGTCAAAGCCATATCATCGGAGGGTTATCCTAAAATTGTCATTCACCCTCCTGAGATGCAAAATTTCAGGGCTTTTTGCACCGGGGATGTTATTCACAATCCGGCTCCTTACCTTATTCGGAATCGGGCTATCGTTGATGAGACAGACGTTCTGATTGTTGCTCCCTTCCAGAATGATGAAGTAAGGCGCTCAGGGACATGGGCTACTGCCAGATACGCCATGAAAGATGGAAAGCCTGTCATCATACTGATGCGCACAGAGTTGGCGAGGCAAGAGATTGAAACGAAGTAAGAGACCTTACAGCCACGACTATTATTTGGAACACAAGGCTACGATACTCGCTGCAGGTAAGAGATATTACCACTTGCACAAAGACAAATGCTTTAAGACACAGAAAAAGTGGAGAGAGAAACATTGGGAGGAAATCAAAGCGGAAAGAAGGAGACAGTATCGTGACGATCCCGAATATAGAGAGCAACGCAAGGCTTCACACAAGCTCTTTTATCAGAATCATAGAGAAGCCTGCAAAAAGAAAGCAGAAGACTGGCGAAAGAAAAACATGGAATGGGTAAGGGAATATCAGAGGAATCGAAACAAAACGCCGGCTGCCAAAGCTGCACAAAAGCTTCGCTATAAGAAAAACAAGAAGAAATATTATGAGTGGCACAAAGATTGGGCTGAGAGAAACAGAGAAAGACGCCGTGAGTATCGAAAAAGTTGGTGGAAGAGAAGCAGAACCAGAATCAAAAAGATGCACGCCAACGACCCAAATTATGAGGCTAATAGAAAGGAATGGGCTGAGAAATATTATCAGAAGAACAGGAAGAAAATCTCAGAGCGGGCCAAACAATGGCGGAAAGACAATGTGGAACACTTCCGCAGTCTTCAGGCAAAGTACTACCGAAAGAGAAAACAACGGGACGCAGAGAAGAGAAAGGCTCAGAGATAATAATATCTATAGAGGAGGAGAAAGATGCTTAAAGGATCAGGTGATTTTAGTCCCAAAGACCCCGAAGAGTGTCCAGAGACTTGTCCCTTCCGCCCAAAGTCAGGAAATCCAGAAGATTGTGAGAGAGCTTCTGGAGAGTGTATCTATGAGATAGACAAAGACACTCTGGGTGATACGAAATATCATGGTCAATTTTAAGGAGAATAAAATGCCCAGAAGTCATACACCTAAAGAGCTTAGAGATTTATTTGAGAAATTCCTGGATGATTTTGTCAAAGAGGAGAAAGGGCATTATGGAATTCACATGGACAGAGAGGAAGCCCGTTTGGTGGTAATTCCAGAGCAATTCTTTGATTGGCTTGAGGGGAGAGAATAAATGCCAGAAACATGGAGAGAGCTAGCAGAGAGGGTCTGTAAGCTCGATAACAGCAAGACTCCCGATTCCCTCAAGGGACAGTCTATTGAAAATCTCAAAGACCTTATAGCCTCACATTTCATAAATGAATCGGAGCATCTCCCTCAGATTCATCCCATGTGTGGATATGACGTTTCTAACGAAGCTGCTGAATATCTTGGGAGACAGAGGGAATATGTTGCTGAGCCAAAGATAGATGAAATTCGGATGCTGATGTTCTTTTGGAAGGGAAAAATAAGGCTGCAAAGCAGAGGAAGGCACAAAGAAACCATGCTCTATCACGAATGTACTGAGAATTTCCCTCATTTTCAAGCTCTCTATTGTCCTGGCATGGATGGGCTCATTCTTGATGGGGGAGTTGTAGCTGGCCTTGGGGACAGAACCAGAAATCTGTGGGTTGGAAACGACCTGCTAAAGGCTATGAGCATTACGGGGTCAGCCCCAGAGACGGCAATAGAAATTCAGAAGAGGGACGGATGGGTGAGATATGTCGTCTTTGACATTATCAAACACTATCATTTTGGATGGCTCCATGACGGATTTAGGACTACCTATCCCGGAAACCTAACTACCTTAGTGTGTGGAAAGGGATGGGAGCTTGAGGAGAGGAGGGCATTGGCTGAGAAACTCATCAGAGGGTGGAAAAGCCTTGGCTCCAAACTGATCAACAGCATGATTGATATTGTCCCTCAATGGCACAGAGACTTAAAGGGAAAATATGAATATGTCGTTAAGACAGGCGGTGAGGGAGTGATGCTCAAGAGGAAGGGAAGCTCCTATGTCTTCAAGAGAGATATGGCGTGGCTGAAAGTGAAACGCTATGAGGATTTTACTTGTCAGGTGATTTCAAAGAAATCTGATGGTAATGGAGCATGGAAGGGTCTTGTAGGATCTCTCAATGTTGGCGACGAGAAAGGCAATATTATCGGTGGTGTTGGGACAATGACTCTTAAGAGACGGCGAGAGCTTTCCATGCCTGATGGGTCGTTAAACCCTGCATGGGTAGGCAAGAAATTGATAATGAGAATTTATAAAAAACATGCCGAAACGGGCCGACCACGACACGCTCGCTTGATATCCTGGATTGGAGAGACAATAAAAGAGGAAGAAACGATCAAAGAGGAAACAACATGAAATTTATAAAGGCTCTAATAAAAGCCGCTGTTATAGGATGGCTTGCCTATCTGCCGGCTGTATGGCTCCTTTGGGGCTTTGCAACACCAACAAATGAAATTGAAAGACTGATGTTTTATGGTGTGACACGGCTCAGTCTTTTCATAGCTGCCGCAGTAGCAGGGCTTTGTTATTCTGTAATAAGGACTCTTCAGGATCAGAAAAGGAGAAAGGGATGAAAACACTAAGTTTAACACCAGCACAGAAAGCGTCTTTCAGATGGTATCACGCAAAAGAGGCTTTTGTTTCATTTGCCAATGATGCAGGATATATGTATCTCAGCTCTGGGACAAGGAGAGTCACTCATGTCTGGAATGGAGCAGCTCTGTGCTACAGCGAATCACTGCGTATCTTGGGAGTCTCGGAGGGAAGCGACTTTCACTTCAGAAAGAATGGCACGCTGTCAATAAAATCGGCACTCCATGCCTTTGGAATTGAATCTATCGTAAAAGGCTGGAGATTCCCAGTGGCCCAAAACCCCATAGGCAGGATGCTTCTGATTGACCTTTCAAAGCAACCCTGTCTGTCCTCAAGGAGGGACTCATGCAAAAGAAAGAAAAAGCGATAGATGTCTTTGGGCCGGAAGAGACAATCGCTGATCCCAAGCCATCAACTTTTAGCCCCATCAAAAGCTCCTTTGAGAATAAAATACCTGGTTTCGATGTGATCCGTGTCTCATCCTGGAGAGTGGATGTCACTACGGATGATATAGTCTTTTTCTCAAACATGGAAGTGTTTGTCAAGCTCGTGATGCTGGCCTCCCCTAAAGGAAAGATTGTCATTCTGCTCTGTTTTCAGGCCATCAGACCTGAGTCATCTTACATTACCCGCAAACAGTGCCAGCTAAAGACTTTTGGCCCCGCAGATTGGGAGTTCTTAGAGGAAGCAATAGAAAAGGGGCCAGTTATGTATCAATCAAAGGAAGTCTGGCCTCCTCCCAGAGTCAGGAAGACAGAAAAGCTCTGATAATCTTAATAGTGAAAGAGGAGGAGTCAAAATGACAAGACAAAAGAGAGTAAGTAAGTTTGAGTTGGTTGCTCGGGTCAGAAGCCAGAGCAAACCAGGGAAAGTGTATGAGGTAAAGAGAAACAAGGAGACTGGAAATCTCGGTTGCAATTGCCCAGATTTCATTTTCAGAGGCAGGATTGAGGGACAAAATTGCAAACACATTAACAGAGTCCTTGACAAAGGTCTATCCCTCATGGCAGCTGCAAGAGAGATTGCCACAGAAACACAGGGTAGGTTATGAGGCAAGAGATGCCAAACGAAAGACCAAAAATCAGATTAACAGGCGAAGACGGAAATGCTTTCTTTGTTTTAGGCAAAGCAGTCAAGACTGCAAGAAGGGCTGGCTGGTCTGAAGAAAAGATTGACGAATTCAAAAAGAAGGCCACGTCGGGCAATTATGATAATCTGTTAGCCATCTGTATGGAATATTTTGACGTTTCGTGAGGACTGAAATGAGATCGACAAGGAGAGGAAGACGAATGACAAAGGCAGAGGCTGAAGCGATTATAGCCTCTGTTGGGTCTCAGATAGACAGTGTGGCCCAGACTATCCCAGCAGGAAGCTATAGGCGTGGATGTGAGTTTGCAAATGACATTGATTTTGTCACCATCCTGAATGAAAATGTCGAAGATGAGGGCTTTTTCAAGCTGTGCCGAGAGAAATTTGGTGAGCCAATCCTAGGAGGGAACAAGGGTGACAGGAAAGCACAGTATCTGTATGAGGGATTCCTGCTCGATTTCTATCTTTGTGACAGAGCTAAGCTTGAGCCAATGCTTCTCTTTCTGACAGGCTCAGCGGTGCTGAATATAAGAATGAGAGCGGTGGCAAAGAAAAAGAAGCTCAGTCTCAATCAGTATGGCTTGTTTGACAGGCTAACAGGAGAGCCAACAGGGAAACAAACAGAGGTTGGCATTTTTGAGACTCTTGGAATGGAATACAAATTTCCCCATGAGAGGTCAATCTAATGAGAGACATTAAATCAACAGAACTCACCCAGAAAGAGGCGAATCTTGTACGAGAAACAATCAACAAGCTCATCGTGATAAGAGCAAGAACCAGACCCAAGAAAGATGATCTCCATCTCAGTGAATTCTTAGGTGCAGTCAGTGCTGTCAAAGCGCTTCTGGCTGTCTATTCCAAAAAGGAGGCCTAAATGAAAAATCCATACTATAAGGGTGAATATCCGTTGATTCCGAAAAAACAGCAGGCTGAAATGAAACGATTGAACTGTGAAGAAGAAGGCGGAGTCACTCAGGTCAGTTTGAGAAACCTCGATAAATATGCTAGAGAGCATGGGGCTGTTCGTGCTATTGAGCATATCAATTACTTTGAGTCAGACGAGCACACAATCTTTCATTTCAACGATGGCACGAAATATACAGCGACTGGGTTTAGTGTCGGATACGCCGGAGAAGGGCCACGTGGGCTCGTTACAGCCATTATGATATATCTGAAACGGACAGACATAACGATAGAGCTTGTTTCAGCCTGGAGTAAGGATCCTTATGTCTATCTCATGACACACGGGCAGGGATTTGGCAAGCAGATAGCTATATTCATGGGCGTCCAAGATATGGATTTTGATGCAGAGGTGTGGTAATGAGAGGGAGAAAGATTTTCCCAGCGAACTGGGATAAAAAGATGAAAAAGACGTGTAATTGGAAAAGTGAGAGAGTCCAAGAGAATATCTGCCTACACTGCCATTCCTACGGAGGAACGCTCAAACACGACGGTTTCTGTCAAGGTTGTGGGCGAGAGGTGTCTTCAAAGTGATAACAGTCGTGTGGTGCAGGAATTGGACTCAAATGAATATGAGCCATGGGTTTCACTGTTACAATTGCGCTGCTCGAAACGGTTACCCACAGAGGGGTCAGCCATCATCTGCTTGTGAGAATTTCGAAAGGATATCAACGGAGGAAAGAGATAGACGATATCCCCCTCGGAGAAAAAAGACTGACAGTCAACCCCGGTGGGGGCACAGAAAGAGCCTCTTTCCTCAGACAACAAAGTCTTTTGAGTAAGGGTATGAGAAAGAATGAAAATGAATAAGCTAGGGAGTCCGGTGTCGTGCAATGCGACCAGGTCGGGTGTCCAAAATGGTCCCATCAACCATCAAACCCCCTTAGAATTTAGCATCTGGCCCTCCCTTGCTTATACACAAGGAGGTTGCGAATGAAAATCAATATTGCAGATTTAGTCCTAATCATCTGTTTTGTTCTTGTTACTGCCGCTTTCCTAATCGGAAAGTTTGGAAAAGTCAAGAGCAAGCGGTGACAGCGGAATGCGAATAAGATGTAATGGCTGTGGCAAATCAGTTTCAACAGAGGTTCCTAGTTCGACAATCATTCGAGCGTGGATTGAATGCCCAGAATGTGTTGAGAAAGACAGCCAGAGCGAAGAAATTACTGAGGAGGGGCCAATGAGATATCGAATGTTAAGAATTTGGTTTTGGGTCTTCCAGGCTTTCTATTTTCTGATTGCAAGCGTCGTTCCACTACTGGCTTGGATGAACAAACTTCAATTTCGTGCAGGGCAGGAAGTTAATGGGAAAATTGCCGTTACAGTTGCCATGACGCTGGTTTTTATCTGCTCTGAGGTGGCAATGAGGTCAAATTGGAAACGCACTTGGAAATACCACAGAATAGCCCAAGCCCGCAAAGGAGCCAGAGAATGAGAACCTTTCTATGTTTGGTAATTGCACACGTTCTTATGCACTTTAAAGTTGAAATCTCCCTGTTTGGCAGGATATTCTTGGTCGTGTGGCTCTGTGTTGCAATAGCTCAAGACATCAAGGAACTAAGGCGGAAATAAAGGAGTGATGAGATGAGTGACCCAATTAAATTGAATTTGAAACACTGGCTGGAGACCTGGAGACAAATGTGTAGGCAGATATCAGGAGGCTGTGAAACCTGTGTGAAGACCAACGGCAAACCCGCAAAAGAAGAGTGTGAGACGAATTTTAAGGCTGCCATTGTCCGGCTTAGTATCCAGCCAGAAATCTCAATTTCATTTATTAGAGATTTAACAAAAGAAATAATAGACAACAAGGAAACGCTTGACTATGCGAAATTAATGAGGGGCTTAATTGATAGATTTGAACAAGAAGGCATACGAATTAAATAAAAGGAGAATCGGGATGAGTGAAAAGAAAAAAGGAAAATGTTATTTTTGTGGGAAGTTATGTGATGAGGGGAGTTATTGCTATGGCTGTAAAGAATTTATTTGTAACGAATGTGATGAAAGAGGAATTGAATTAGATTTTGGTGAACACAACCCAGAAGAACACAAGGAGAAGCCATGAGCAAGCCGACGAAAGAAATAATAACTAAGTGGCTCGATTTTGCAAGTGTTAAGAATATTAGCATAGAAAATGAATGGTCAATAAAACAGGCCATCCGTCGCCTCATCGAAAGCCAGCCAGAAGTGGATAGAGAAGATTTAAAAAGTATGATAGGCGAAGGCTTTCACACTGCCTTTAGGAAAGCCTTTGATAGTGAAAGAGCAATGCCACTTCACACAATGATTACAGAGCTACCAGATGAAGAGTGGGACGCTGTGCTTGAGTTCGTTCTCTATGGGTTGATTCCCTGGTTTAAAGAAAAAGGCATACAAATTACTGAAACAAAGGAGAAAACAAATGAGAATGAGAGAAAGCAAGATTAAAGAGTCCTTTGACCGACTTGGTCTCAGATGCTGGGTGGCGGAGAAGCCGATAATCCAGACTTCGAATAAGAATGTCTTTCAAATGACTATCCGAGGCGGTCAGGGTGGAACACGGGAATTCTTCGGAATTTACTGTGGAAATCCACATAATGAGGTAAGAGTCCTTGATACTGACTCGAAATTCAAACAGGTGCTTTTACATATCAAGGAGCCTCGCAGGGTTTTTACTGTGAAGGTGCAGAAAGTGGTTTCAGGGAGAGGCAGGCACAGAAGGTTTGAGATGGTCGATGAGAGGAGAGAAACAAGCCCCACTCTTCGCAAATATCTCATGGGACTCGATGAGACTCATTATTTCATTGCACAGGTGCCTCTGCTTGGGCCTCTCAACACAGTTAAAGAAGCACACGAGATACTAAGGCCTCCACAAGTGGCCTACAGAGGAAAATTACAGGAGAGTGCAAAGAGACAGGGAGAATGGTTCTTTGTTCCAGCTACAGTTAAAGAAAATCGAGAATTGAGAGAGCGGGCCAAGACAGAGTGGATGATAGCTCGTAACGCAAGGATAGAGGAAGGCACAGGGAGACCACACATTGCCGATGAAATGCAACATATGACAATTAAAAAGATACGAGTGTTTTTCGTCCGCGGGAAAATCAAGCACCCAGATCATAAGACTCTCGTCTTGGACACATGGCACAGAGTCTATGCGAATCGTGAGTTGAGAGAAATATCCAGGAACGCCTCTGTATGGGGATGGGTCGATTGAAATGAAGAGAGGAACGATAACTCCGAGAAAGATAAGTGTCTATGTCATAGACATTGAATGTGGCTGTGGTCGAACAGCGACATACTACGCTTATGGGACTAACAAGAGAAAGGTGCTCCAGCACCTACCAAGATACTGGAACGCATGGCAACTACATCCGCAGGTTAAATGCTGGAAGTGTCTCCATCCGCCTGGGGTCGATCTCAACGCTCGGAAACACCAAATTGCAGAGAGCGCAGAGAGACGGAGACAGGGGCCGACATGAGTTTTAGACTGAGGCCGTTAGTGATTGTTCTTACATTCCCCCTCTTTCTCATTCTCTTGATCCTGTTTATCTTTATCATCGGCCTTTGGAGCGGTCTTGAGCTTCTGGTCGATGCTTTGAATACTTTATTTGAGAGGAGAAACCATGAGTGAAGAATTGTATAACAAAGAATTGTATAACAGAGCGAAAGTTTGGAGTGCCAAAAAGAGCAATTATACTCGTAGAGGAACCCTATGTGTAATAGTATCAGTCCTCTGCCTTGTAGCATATTGGATGAGCGTTATCTTGAGATTTCCCTGTCAGCAGAAGATTCTTCTTTTATGGTTCGCCACGCTATTAGGGTGGGGAGTCCATCTTATTTTCTGGATGCGACATCTCAAGAAAGGCAAGAAAATTCTCAGTGATTTGACTGATGCTAACGTAGCCTTTGTATCCCACAATCTGCTGATAGACGAGGGAGGAAATGTCCATATCCCATACAAGAATTCTATCAATTAAGACCGGCTCCATTGGAGGAGATGCTTTCATTGACTGGCTGATTGCCTTCAGATTTGACGATTTGATTGAGTGCCCACAGAGCCCCAGGCGAGATTTCAGAACTGCAAAAGGCAAAGACTGTTCCCGCTTTGGGAAACGGATTCTCAATCTGTTGCGAGACATTGAAGGCTGTGTCAATCCAATGTGCCCTACAGTGTGTTCTGGGCTGAGAGGCGATGGCTCTCGCTTCAGAGAGACTTGTAAATTCTTTATGGGATATGGAGCAAGACTCGGTGTGCAGTGGAATTTTTCTAACCCCGACCTATTTGTCAGATGCAGATACAGAGAGGATTACAAAGTCACTGTCTTCAAGGCTGCTTCCTGTAAGAGACGTGAGATAGCCAGGACAGTGGCGCATGAAAAAGGGCTTATAGAATCTTTTGGTAGCGCATCTCTTACCTATGCTCTGTCAAATGAATGTCAGGCTTGCAGTTTCAGAAGCAAAGAGGGATGTAGCTATATCTTCAGATGTGAAAGAGCAGGTCTTTACTCTGTCATGTCAAACAAATGTAATTGGGGAGACTGTGCAACTTGCCCCGTCCCAAGGAGGAGACGAAGTGGGTAAACAGACTTTTCCATTACCACCAAGGCCTAGCTTTGCTGAGGCCATCAAGCTGATTACCATTGAATCTCTGACAAGCATGATGGACGATTTCATTATCTTAATGGGAAAATCTATAGAGAGCAAAGATTCTGCAACCGAGAAGCTTTGTTTGACCACTATAATACTCATCGAGATAGAAATCCACAGAAGGGGATATGCATAATGAGTGTAAGAAAATTCAGCATCCTTAATAAAAAAGATACGGAATATCTCAGACAAAGAGGCATTGACAAATACACGATTCCTTTGATCGATATGGCTTTGAATGTCATCGAGAATGAAGGAGTCAGAGAGATAAAAGAGCTATGGAACAGATTTGCTCTATACTTTCAGGGAAAGGAGTTTCAGGCTCTCAGAGTAGTGGCAAGGAGGCATGGAATCTTGTTCAAGGCACAGAGAACCTATCTAATCTCTACTGGTCGCTCAAGGGCTCTATCAGGAGGGCTTAAAACCGCAGCCAGGAAGTTACGGAAACGGAGTCAGGAGACAAAAAGTGAGAGGAAAAAGGCTAAAGACAGCAAATAAAATAGCCAGAAAAGTGTTCAAAATCTATCACAATTGTACTGTAGAAGAGGCCAAAGAGAAGGAAGAATTTGTCAATCCAAAGGCTATGTTTGGGAGCTATAGAAAGACCAGGGTTCGATGCTCTTGCCCATGTTGCGGGAATCGAAGAAGGCACTTTGGGGAAAAGACTCTAAGGGAAAGAAAATTTGAAGAAGGAGATAAAGAATGGCTTGGATAAAAATAACCGCAAAAACCAAGATGGACTCCTCACGTCCTACTATGCGATTTTATGCATCAGGGATAGCCTGTAATGCCTTAGCCGTACAGATGGTAGGAAAGAAGTCAACGAGATGCATAATTCTTTGGGATGCCGAGAACGGCAGGCTAGGATTCGTATTCTTCAACAGTGCAATGAAAGATTCATTCACTTTTCAAACTAGGAAGAATATCATGGGGCGTTTTATTGCCTGTAAAAAATTCATCAGAGAATCTGACATTCTAAAACTGATTGGGAGTGAGAGAGAGTTTCCTCTGCAACAGCTAGATGAACGTATCCCTGGCTTTGAAGGAACTAAAATCTACTCAATCAAATTTAATAAGCAGGAAGAGAAAAAGAGTTGAACTGCGTTTCTGGAAAGTACAGAGGTTCTGATAATCTATATGTCTTGGAGAAAGATGGTGAGTAAAATCGAAAAAGTGGCCTTTTGGGCGTTTTGGCGCTGTAGAAGGCTTTTTACCAGATTCCGAACCCTCCTTTAGCCATACTACGGCTTAAAATCGCTGCCAGGAGGCTGCGCAGGGGCATAGAGAGGCATTTTGGCAGGGATCAGGTCTCAAATAGAAGGAGAAAGGCACGGATGACTTTTTTTGAAACTATCGCCGGCTGCCTCTTTTACAAGAGCTTCCCTGTCTGGGTCTGGAGAAAGAAAGGTATCAATTACGGAGTAAAACTGTTACCAAGAGGCTTTTGGTATGATTGGTGGACTCCCCGTTTTCATGAGGGACGCGGCCCCTACATAACTGCAAGCCTCTATGTGATTGCCATTTTCAGAGGTTATTGATGGTAGGAAACATTAATACTAAGAAAATCATAAACGCTATGGCAGTCGCTCTGTTTGGAATGACGAGAGAAGAGGCAATTAAAAAGAAAGTCTGTATCTGTTGCAAAAAGAGTACTACAGAGTTAGGTGGAATAAATTTTAAAGAATGGACAATCTCAGGGCTATGTCCTAAATGTTTTCCCAAAGAGTCAGAGGAGGCAGAATGAGTGTCAGAAAGATAAGAGCTGCTAATTTAGGAGAGCCACTCAGAGATATTGAGCTAAAGTCAAATGAGGAAGGGATGACTGTGGCGCAGCTCATAGAACGGGGAGATCTAAAAGAACGTCCCAAAGGAAGTTATATTATCAATGGTATAGAAGCGAAACTGGATTCAATCGTGCGAGAGGGAGATATTGTGATATCTCTCCCTCCGATAATGAGTGATTAGGAGTGAGGCAATGAAAAAATGTGTGGTTCAAGATTGTAAGAATAAGGCGACAGCGAAAGCTAAAATCTGGCAGGGATTCTTTTTCAAGAGAAAACAGGGGATGTTTTGTGGTACCTATCATATGTGTGAAGCACACAATCGCTCGCGAGATGGGTCTGTTGATTTAAAACAGCTGCTTAGAGATAATCTACACTTAAAGGGAGCTGTCTAAGAGCGATGAGATACGCTGCAATAAATGAGCCAAGCCATTGTCCCTATCGACATAAAATAACCGAGAATTACATCCTTTGTCACAATCCTGACTCTTGGTTTAGGGCAGAGAGAAAGGACGACAATGGCGGGTATCGGATAGAACAGTGTCTTGAGAATGAAATATTCCCAGAACACTGTCCTTTAAAAACGCCATTTCAGATTGTCTCATTTAAATGATGAAAAGGACGCCGGAGACTTTGGGACGAGGTAAGAGGATTCTCTTGAAGTCTCACGACCTGGATCTGCGAGGCTGTAGCTAAAGGCCCGCGCAGCCGAAAGCACAAGCCTCTTAGCGATTCAGTCTTCGGCGTTCATTATAGAAGGAGGAAAAATGAAAAACATTGCAGAGCTAATCGAAGAGCTAGGCAAGGAGAGGAAAGTGACCCTCGTTACTTTCCTTCTCGATGAGACGGGCTCAATGGAGTCAATCAAGGGAGCAACTGTGGACGGAGTCAATGAGTATTTAAGCTCCCTAAAGAAAGACGAGGGAGACGCAGTCTTGCTGACACTGATAAAGTGGAATTCAGAGAGATTCTCGCCTCTCTATGAAGGAGCCCGGATTGAAGACACGCAATCCCTGAGAATGGAAGACTATGTTCCCTATGCCATGACGCCCCTTTATGACACAGTTGGCAGGGTCATAATCGAGCTGGACAGGCGACTAAAAGACACCAAGACAAAGTATCAGATGCTCTTTGTTGTTATGACTGACGGACACGAAAACGCATCGAAAGAATTTACCAGAGAGCAAGTCGCCGAACTCATCTCCAAGAGAAGGGCCCAGAATTGGACATTTGTGTTCCTCGGAGCGAGCGAAGACGCTTGGGGGCAGGGCTTTACTCTCGGCATTGTCGATCCCTCTCACACATCCCATTTTACTCACGATCGGCATCAAACTCAGGAGGCTTACAGTGCTCTTCAATCCGCATCCAGGCTCTATCGTCAAACAGGGGATTTCAAGTTTGAGAGTAAAGACTCAGAACCTCAGAAAGTTGAATCCACTACCGGTGAGGGATGGGAGCCCGACAAGGGTGAAGACAAAAAATGAATAAGACGAAGTTCTTTGTGGTTATTGGATTGATAATCATTATAGCTCTCATTGTTATTGGCTATCAGTGGGGAGCAAACACAGCCCTCAAGGGTCAAATGAAAGGGATCGTAGAAGCCTCTGATAGGGTAGCAGCTACGATCGAGAAATCTATCCAAGAACGGGATGTCAGAGCCGCTACTGCTGAGAAAAAGGCCGATGAAGCCCTGAAGGAGAGCAAAGAGACAAAGGAAAAGCTGGCTAAGAATGAAAAAGTGATAGCCTCCCTGAAAGATAGATTAGAGAGTGCAGCACCGGAGGAGCTTGTGACTGCTACCAGGAGACTCCTTGAGACCCAGGAAGTCTGGTATTCAGCAGAGAGGAAGGAAGCTACTTTCTCTCTTGCAGCGTTCAGGATTGACGCAATAAAACTGTCTATTGCAGAGAATTTTACGCTAGTGAAGGAGCCTAGGTATCAGAAACTGATAACAGACTTTGAATTAGCTGCCTCTGGACACAAAGTTGCCATCGCTGAGCTTCGTGGCGAGCTGAAAGAAAAGGATATAAAATATGTGTCTCTTGAAGACTCTTTTAGGGAATACAGAAAGACAGTAGAAAAGATTAAGAAACCAGGATTCTTTGACACAATCTTGAAAGTGGGAGGCGGGGCCGGTATTGCCTTTGTCATTTTCTCACTGACAAAATAGGAGCTTCAATGCCTGTAAAATCAAAGTTCAAAATGAAAAACTATACGACTGACATCTCTGCGGAGCGTTCCATAGCTGAAATAGAGACGATTCTGGCTTCTTTTGGCGCTCAGGCGATTATGAAAGAGTATGGTTCTGATGGCAGGGTGTGGTCGCTGGCTTTTACGCTCGAAGACAAAGGGTTCAAGCTCCCAGCTAATGCCGGTGGAGTGCAGACCGTTTTATATTCTGGCAAGCAGGATTATCATGGGCGGGATTCAATGAAAAACAGAGATGAGCGGGCTTATAGGGTTGCTTGGAGAATTCTCAAGGATTGGATTCATTCTCAATTGAGTCTTGTCGCTTCGGGGCAGGGCGTTCCTCTCCAGATATTCTTTGGCTATTTGTATGATGGGCGACGGACGCTCTATCAGAAATATGTGGAAGGGAAGCTCTTAACTTCCAAGAAAAATAACGAGGAATTGGGATGAAACAAATGAATAATGGCGGGTGGTGCGCTGTGAGAATCAAGCGCTGAGGCTAAGCGCTCATGGCTAAGTGAACCTCGAAGCAGGTTTGAGTCCTGCGCCCGCCCCATTTTTCTAAGGAGGACAAAGAATGAAGCCTGAATACTCTGATATCAGAAAGCGAATCAATAAAGAGCCTCTCTGGTATGATGCCCACGGGGTGCCTAGATATGAAAAATTCAGTCCTAAACTGACGTCAGACATTTATTCCCAAGAGGTTCTCCTTATAGAGATTCTGTGCCAAGACTGTGGGAAGGGCTTTTATGTTGAGATTAATTGGGGAGGAGCAAGTTTTCTCCTTCATCCAGAGAGCTACAGAGACCGGATAATGAAACACAAGAAAGAGCTAAAGAGGCGACGGGAGAAAAAGACTGTTTGGCATCAGATTCATTATGGTGATCCTCCCCGCCACGGTGGCTGCACCGGAGAGACTATGAACTGCATTGACCGCAGAATCTTACGATTTTATAGACGCTCAAGGGAGACACGTTGGAGAATGACTCGAAGGCGCTCTCTTGAGATTTGGCTCTAATTAGAATCCCTTTCTAAGATTGAAATCTAAATGTCCATCTGTCTGTCTGTGCCTCAGTTTTTTATTGCCTTTCTGACTGTCTTCTTTCTCAGACTTTTCCACATTCTATTTATTATCACAGATATAATGGGTGGCATCACTATAGTGAAAGAGATGACCACTTTTTGTGCAAAAAAGCAAAAAATGACCAGAATTTGTGCATTTATTTTTAAAAAAATGAAAAATATCGCTTGACAAAAAGCAAAAATAGGAGTATTATGAAAGCATAATGAAAAGCAAATCTGAAAGCAAAATCGAGAGAAAGGAGGAGTCAATGAAAGAGAGAGAAATCGAGGCCGAGAGAATCCAAGAGATCGTGACGGTGATAGCCAGAAGCCAAATGAGGGATGCCGTCAGAAATCAGGAGCTCAAAGAGCTGGTGAATGAGGCCTGGGCAGGGATTCTCGAAGCAAGAGAAAGGTTAAGGGCAAGGGGGCAAGAAATGAATGAGGGGCTGGTTTGGAGAGTCGCAAAGCTCCAAATCCTGAGATGGAAGCTGAAGATGAGGAGTGTGCTGAGTATCCCAGAAGGAAGCGTGAATAAGGAAGCGAAGAAAGGGAATCTGAAAGTGGGGATGGAATTGAAAGACTTCTTGGAAGTGGGGGAGAAAGGCCGAGGGGCAAGGAGAGAGGCAGAAATCCGAAGGCTCCTAAAGATGGTGAGGGAGAAAATCGAAAAGAGGCTGGGCTGGATAGAGAAAATGGTAATGAGAAAGATGCTGGAAGGAGGGAGTAGAAGTGAGGCTTGGGAGGAACTGGAGAGAATGGGAGTGAAAGGGGCAAAGGGGCTGGCCTACGGAGCGGCAGAGAAAATAAAAGCGGAATGGCAGAGAGAGCTGACAGGGTAAGAAAAAGAGAAACCCACGATGAAGGTGGGTTTCTTTACATAATAAAATAGATAGTAAGAAATGTTAGAAGTAAAGAGGCGGGCAGCGGCTCCGTGAGTATGGCGATGTGGGCTCTGGACTACCTCCAACCTACAAATGGAGATAGCTTCTCCATGTTGTTCCATCACCGGAGGGTGGTTGCTTTGGTAGGAAGGTGGCCATGGCTGTCTCGTCCTCTTTATATAATAAAATAGTAGGAGATAAAATGTGTGACTGCTACTGGCAGAAATGTGAGGAATGTGAGACTCTCATCCCTGTTCATATCAGTGATTCTGACTATCCGAGGAAGGAAGTGAAAGTCTTTTGCTCGAAGCATATTCCTAAAGAGAGGGTGACGGTTTTTGAGAATCTAAACGATTCAAAGGTTAAGGAATCCGAATGTGGCAAAAAGGGATGGCATTGTGGTATTAGACTCTGTGGTGGAGAGCTGGAGCCCGATGCAGAAGGCGTTTGCCCCAATGTCGGTTGTCTTTATGCAATTGAAGTGAGGAAATGAGCGAAATAGTCATAAGATGTCCGTATCCATTGGGGGACCATCCCGGGTCAAGCCATCACAAACATATGTCTATAAACTTAGAAAAGGGAGTTTTCCACTGTCTTTACTGTGAGAGAGGCGGACCAATAAAAAAGCTACTGCTTGATTATCCAGATTTGGCCGTCACATTTCCCTTTGTGGGAGGGAAATGGACTGTAGTAGAAGGCTTCCCATCTTTGCAAGTCCCTGACCAGGATTTTATTTCTCTTATGGACAATCGCTCTGTTGTGGCTTGGACAATAAAAAGTTATCTCACCCGAAGAGGGATTGATGAGGAAAGCATTAAGAGATTCAATATTCTCATGAGTATAAGGCTTGCTCACAGAGCTATCTTCCCCGATCCAAGAGGCCCTCATGTCTTTTGGGCTGCAAGGTCAGTCTTGAATACAGAACCTAAGTGGCTGTTTCCGGGTGAGGGAGAGACATTAATAAGCAAAGGCGAGGCTTTATGGGGCTGGATGCCGGATGAGAGTGATATTTATATAACAGAGGGAGTCTTTGACGCAGTGGCAGTTAAGGGAGTGGCTGTCTTTGGAAAGAAGCCTACCAACCGACAGCTTCAAAGAATCATACAGCATAACCCAAGGAGGCTGTTTGTGGCTTTTGATAGGGACGCTTCTGAGGCAGCCGAGGATCTCCGAAAGAAAATGAAATCGATAGTGCCGACAGGGATTAAATATCCTCCCCGTCCTTACAAAGACTGGGGAGAGACTATTCAACAGAAATACCGACTTATTCTTGAGGAAAGAATTGATAAAGGCAAGTAAGGGTAATATTTTCATTAAGATTGAATCTTTTGACGTTCCCTCAGAGGAAGACGCCATCAGGAAGTTTTTGACTTTTGCCGTGCCTAACTTTTGGTTTATGACATCGTTTAGAAAGAGAATCTGGGATGGGACTTACTGTTTTTATAATGATTTCTCTCAGACGTTCCCTACCGGTCTCTTTGACATTTTCCCAGATAAGCTCAAAGACCGTTTCGTTATGAACGACGCTCGAAGGAAGCCTGAGTTTGTGACTCAAGAGTTAAAATTAGAGGGAATCCAACTCAGAGATTATCAAATAGACGCGATTCAAAGAGCTTTTGCAATGGAACGCTGTATCTTGACTGCTCCGACTAACGCAGGAAAATCTCAGCCTTTAGATGCTCTTGTTTATACTACTAAAGGCCCGGTGCAAATGGGGAAAATTAAAGTTGGGGATGAGATTTTGACTCCGATGGGAGACTCGACAACTGTTACGGGAGTCTATCCGCAGGGATTGTTGGATATTTATAGAGTCACTTTTAGGAACGGTGATTCCGTGGAGTGTTCCTTAGAGCATCTGTGGAAGATAGGAAGCAGAATAAATTGGACAATTAGGGAGAAGGTGGTTGCATTGAATTCTATAATGGGAAGCCATCTTCAAAAATCTGGGAGGCCCAAGTATCAAATTTATCCTGCGAAACCTGTTGAATTTGTTTTTGCCCCTGTAGTCATCCATCCATATCTGTTGGGTGTTCTTCTCGGGGATGGTAGCCTGGATAAGAATGGAATAAGGCTATCTTGTGGAGATAAAGCTATTGTTTCCAAAGCTCGTCGGTTGCTGCCGGGAGGATATCAATTGAAGCAGTCAGGAAGGATTGTAGATTATGTCCTTTCCAAACAGAGACGGGGTGGAGGGAATGTCATTCTTGATGCTTTGAGAAAGTATGGGCTGTGCAATAGAAAGTCGTGGGAGAAATTTATTCCAGATGTCTATAAGTATAACTCCGGATCTGTTCGTATGGAGTTGCTTAATGGGTTAATGGATACAGATGGCTACTCTCCTTCCAGGCGAAGCGGGGTCGAGTTTTGCTCGACTTCCTTGCAATTGGCTATGGATGTAAAAGAGGTGGCAGAGAGTTTGGGTGCTGTTTGCCGTATCCGTAGCAAGATACCAAAATTCAAATATCTTGGAAAGCTTAAAGAAGGAAAGAGAAGCTATGTAGTGACTTTTGGCGGCAAGCTAGCCCATAGAGCTTTTTCTCTTCCGAGGAAGTGGGTACGTGTATTAGTGGGAGAGAAACATCAGAGCCGTGTCATTACGGAGATAGAGTATGTGGGAAGAAAAGAGTGCCGGTGTATTTCGTCACATCATCCAGAGCATATGTATCTTACAAATCACTTTATCCCGACACACAATACAGAAATAGGCGCTGGCTTAATGAAAATAGCCCCAGTAAAAGTGCTGTGGCTCACACACAGAGGCAACCTCCTCTATCAGACAAGAGATAGGCTAGCAGCTAGATTGAATGAAGATATAGGAGTGGTTCATCGAAATGCCATGGACATTAAGAGGGTGACTGTAGGCATGGTTCAGACCCTCTTTAATCGAGTCACAAGCAAGAATAAAGAAATAAAGGCAATGTTTAAAGACTGGCTCTGGAATGAGGTTGATATGCTTCTGATTGACGAATGTCTTGATGGAGATACCGAAATCGCCGTTCCAGAAGGGATTAAGTTGTTAAAGGAGTTGAGGGTTGGAGACGTAGTTTTGACTCCGAAGGGTGTAGCTAATGTAAAGAGGGTTTGGAAGACTGTAAAACCAGCATTCAAATATTGGCTTAATTCAGGGAATTATTTGATAGCCTCTGATGATCATTATGTTCCAATTATTGAGAATAGAGGGTTAAAGATTGTAAAGATTAGAGAGGCCAAAAAACTCTTGGTGCCTCGGAAGCTGTCGTGGTTGTCTTCCCACGATAAGGTTTCAGTACGGTCTCTCTATAAAGAGATTAAGATAACCAATATTCAGTTTTGTGATGAGACAGAGCTTTATGATATTGAGATTGATAGCAATGACCATCTTTTCTTCGCTAATGGATTCGTTGTCTCTAATTGTCATCATCAGTCGGCCGCTACGTGGTTCAAAGTGTCCAAGAACATCAACGCCTTCTATCGCTTTGGCCTCTCTGCCACTCCTCTGATGAGAGAGGAAATCCAGAATCTCAGACTGATATCAATGACTGGAGAGGAAATTAAGACTATTACCAACCGAGAAATGATAATGAGAGGCTTCTCAGCCGCACCAAAGATATATCGAATTAAGAATTTCTCTCTAAAATTTATGAGGGCCAGAAACTGGCAGGCTGCATATATTGCAGGCATAGAGTTAAATAATGACCGAAACAACATCATAGCAGGGATTGCCAGACTGCATAAGCTGAGAAAGGAGCCGGTTCTGATACTCATTCAGACTTTTAGGCACGCCCGGGAGCTTCTTTCTCGAATGACCAACGGAACGATTCTGGTTTCGGGACTGACAGAAGCACAAGAGAGAAACCAGAAACTGGCTATGCTGGAACGGAATGAAATTCCAGCTATCGTGGCTACCCCAATATTTGATGAGGGAATGGATTTGCCAGCAATAAAGGTTCTCATTCTTGCGGGAGCAGGCAAAAGCCACATGAAACTCCTACAGAGAATTGGAAGAGGGATGAGAAAGAAACCCAGCGGAGAGAATGTCGTCCGCATCTATGACTTTGAGGATAGAGGTGATCGTTATTTGGAGGCACACAGCGTCTATAGACTCAGCCTGTATCGGAAAGAAGGCTTCGATGTTATCCCTACTCAGATAAAGACGAGAGGGAGATAAAAATATGACAGGGCAGCCGGCGTGTGACAATGAAAATCCTTGTGCAAGGTACTGTGAAGCGTAGCTCGCTCATAGTGACCTCCATTGTCCGTCACTGCCCTGTCAATTTCATTCAGACAAGGAGGTGAATTACGTTGAAAACCGAACAGTTATTCCCGCCTGGCTTCCAGGTCTTTACCAGGGATGTCAAACACAGAGAAGCTATGTCTCGCAGTGAGCCGGTCTGCACTATAGGAAAGTCTGGGTTTTTAATTTTCAGCCTGATAGTCTCTAATTGGCTGTTAGGGTCTCAATTGAAAAACAAAGCTGTCTTTATGGCATGGAATTTGAGAACCAAACTGCTTGCTCTGCGCCCGGTTCCCTGGCATGAAGGAGCCCCTATTACCTACAAGCTCATCCTGGCTAAGCTATCCAGAGGTGTCATCGCTGTTTCATTTCGGACACAGGCAAAAGCCTGGGGGTTCGATTTAGAAAAGACTCGCACTTACGCTTGCAGACAGGACAAATCAACGGGGATAGTCTATGTGGATTTGAATTCCTTGGTCAAAGAGAAGGGGTAAAAAGAGCCAATTAGAAGATACCTTTGGTATCTTCTAATTTTAGCTCAGAAAGGAGCTCTGATGTTCGATAACAGTGAGCTAATTAAAAAGTGTGGAAGTTGGATAAGAGTTCAGGTAGCTTTTTATGATTTTATTTTTCAGAAAGCTACAGAGATGTGTCCAGAATGTTTCAAGGGAAAGTGTCTGGAAGAGGTGGCTGCTGGTTTCAAAGACGGAGAGTTTCTTTATGAGTCAGCAATAAAAGCCATAGAAGGACTCTTTCCGACTTTTAGGGTTGCCTGGAATGAGTTTGTAAAGGACTCTGAATGAAACTGCACGACAGAGATGATTCTTTATAGTTTCTATAAAGAATCAGATCTAACTAATATCTTTATCTTTATCTGATCTCTTTAAAAAGACTTAGATCAGAAGGAAGAAAGAAAAGGAGAAAGAGTGTTTGTTTCGATAGAAACAAACCCACCTGCACCCTCAATGAAAAACTTAGGGGCCCTGAGAATGATAATGATGAAGAGGTGCAGATAAAATGAGCAAGACTCCCTCCAAAGAAAGATTTGCCCCGCAGATCGTTTCTGTGGTTAAGAGGCTCTTTGAAGAAATGCTCAGAGAGTTTTATCATGCGGTTCGGAAATACTCTGAGGATATTAGTACTTCCCATGGAAAGAGAAATTTCGAGCAATTTTCCTTCATTGCCAGGAAGTGTAGCGCTCTGGGGATCAAAGTAGAAGATTTCTTTACCGTCATGTTAGACCCTAAGAGTTGGGAAGGCAGAAATCTCAAATGGAAATATCCTCCCCTGTCCTTCCTTGCCTCAGAGGCTGGCTTCAGCATTTTTATTGGTAGAATGAGAGGGATGCGATCCAGATTCATGACGAGAAAGGGCGCTTTTAGCTCTGTTAAAAGCTCTAACCCTCTCAACTTTCAGTCAAGATTTACAAACTGTTTCTATAACGGCTACACGATTCTCTGGAGCTTGTTGAAGTCTGGAAGAGGGAAAGAATTAAATAACGTCACTTCTCTCTTTGCCGTCTTTTTGGCTTATGCTGATGTCTTTACGCCTGAGTTCATAGCAACCCACAGTCGCTTTGAGAAGTTTGAAGATTATTGGCAAAGAGACAAGTGCATCAGGGATACCGTCAGAGCGGAAGTGGCAAGAGCTGTGATTCACTATGCAGCCCCAGTCAGGGCCAGAATGGTGCGGGACGGAAACTATGTTAAAAAGCTGATTGAGGCAAGGAAAGGAGTAGCAGAGAGGGAATTAAAAAGCGTTCAGAAGGCGTTTGGTCACATTGGGAATTGGAGGAGTCTATGGTGGTTGATGTACTGACCTCGATAATCCCGAGTGAGTTTCAATTGGAGGCACTGGGATATCTCATCAGAGACCGTGAGGTAGCGAATCATTTTATGGATGCCATTGATGAAGAGTATTTTGAAAACCCAGTCCATAGAATCGTCTATCGAATAGCCAAGACTCACTTCTCTCATTTTCTTAGACCCTGTTCAAGAGTGATTCTCGAAAGGGAGATGACTCAGGCTCTAAGGCAGGCAGGGAAAGAAATCCCCGTTCCTTTAGACTATGTCTGGAGAGAGATTGAGAAGATTTACAGGGTTCCTTTGGGAGAGAGGGAGTATCTGATTGCCAAAGTCTCAAGCTACATTATAAGAGCCCAACTTGCTCGTGTGTCAGAGGCTGCTGCAACGGAGGCAGCGAGAGACGGGGAATTAAACATAAGGACTTTTACGGAGTCAGTCAATCAGGTTTATAATACCCTGGCAGGAAAGATAGCAAGGCATAAAGCTGAGTATCTCTTGAGAGATGCAGAGGCTCGGGTGAGAGAAAACCCCGCGGCAGATAAGATTCTCACTGGACTGAGGCATACAGATGCCATTCTGAATGGGGGTTTGGGGCCTGGAGAGCTGGGAGTGGTTCTTGCCCCTCCCGGATACGGCAAGTCATTTTATCTGAATACAGTGGGGGCACACGCAGTAAAACTTCAAAAGACTGTCTTGCATGTCTCGCTCGAACTCGCTAAACGGAAAGTCATTGCCAGATATGAGGCTCATCTGACGAGAGTGCCTAAAGACAGGCTCCATGAGGAGTCGGATCGGGTCATAAACAGCCTAAGAAGAATCCGAAGGCTGGTAACACCAGGGGACGTCCTTGTGATGGAGTTTCCCACTCGCAGCCTTTCACTCGATGAGCTTCGCTCAGTGATAACGTATGTGAGAACGGGGCAGAGCTTTGACATTGACCTTCTAATTGTAGATTATGCTGACATTATGAAGATGACTGTCGAATACAGAGAGGCTAAGCGATATGAAATGCTCGGAGCTCTTTATGAGAGACTCCGTGGATTGGCTCAGGAGTTTGAGCTTCCCTTATGGACAGGGTGCCAGGCAAGCAGGAAATCAATGAGCAAAGACATTGTAACCATCGCAGACATGGCAGAGTCTTTTGCTAAGGCACAAATCGCAGATGTAGTCATAGCGATCTGCCGGACACCGACGGAACTGAGAGAACACATCGGAAGATTCTATTTTGCCAAGGTGAGGGACGAGGAAGGACATTTAATTGTGCCTTTTAGGGAGACTTTCGATATAGGAAAGTTTGAAGAGCTGGAGGCAGAGGAGCCGCGTGAGGCACAGCCAGAAGATGTTGAGTTTGCCTCGGCTGAGGAGCTTGCTATGGGAGAGGAAGATTTGGGAGGATAAAATGCCAGCAGTCAAGAAGACAGTCGGAGGGGTGCTTAAGCGTTCTGACATCAGGATACTCAACGAGTCCTTTAAGTGCGGCTCAGAGGCGATAAAGAAAGGCTTAAAGACTGCCAGAGAGCTTGGGCTTAGAATTGAGGAGGCGACAGGAAGTGTGATTCCTTTACCCTCGATGAAAGATTTTCATAAAGGGATAATGAGAATAAGGGAGGGCATAGTGAGGAAAGTCACTGATAAAATGAAATTTGGAAACCCAGACGATGAGCTTCTGCCAGTGACCCAGTGTGTTTGTGGAAAGACATTTGGGCTTTGGGAGTTTGTAATAGGCATCTACACCGAGAATCCGTATGGGTGCCCCAGTTGTGGGCGAAAATTCTATTTTAAACAGGCTATTGAAGTTTATGAAGTGGGAGAGAAACAATGAAAGTAAAATTGACAGCTCTTCTTGAGAGCAAGAAAGAAGGCACGTTTCACATAGTCGATTTTGAGGGAGAAAATCTAACTCAGGAGGAAATCAGACAGTTTGCCAAAGATAATCTGCCAAAGGTTGGTTTAGTCATTTTCCCTGAAAATAAGGAGGCAAATAATGAAAATGAAGAATCGTAGGTTTCCTGGTCGGTCAAGGGATGCGACCATGATTGAGCGTTCCGTCAAGTCCATGATTTCAAAGTATGGCGTTCCTCTGGTAAAGTATGTGACTGGGAAGCTATTAGAAAGAGAGCGCCAGAAACTCAAACTCAAACGAACGATAACCGAGAAAGAGCGAGAACTCGCTGAGTTAAAGCGCCAAAAACTGTAGGAGATGAAGATGAAAAGAAAGATAAGAACGTTTCGTGATGTTAGGAAGTTCGTTGTAGATAGCTTCTTACCGGAGGCACCGGAGGCAGTTGTGAGTAAGGGTAAGAAGTGGGGCAAGATAGTGTGTGTGTATTATTATCCTTGTCAGATATGCGGCCGGAAGCACCAGCTGATGGCTTCGTGGACGAGACGAGCGGCACTCAGGCTCAAGCGGCTCTGGAATAAAAGTATGGTGGAGGAGGTTAAGAGCGTGGTTCTTGCGGAGGCGGGTAAGGCGTTTCATAGACTCCATCCAGATGCTGTCTTTGATGGGAGTAGATTGAAGTTTAGAAGAGTGGGACGCGAAGGAGGCAAAAATGGAGATTGTAAAAGACTTGGCTAGGATGTATGAAGGCAATCCAGAGTCGGCGACATGGAATTTTAGGCTTGTCGGTGAGGAACGGAATTTTCTCTGTATGAAGTGTATGCGAGTAATTAAAAGCAAGATTTTTAGTTTGATTCTTGATGATGAGACAAAGGCTGTGTTGCATTTTTTTCGTCCTCCCACCATGGATTTTCCGTATCTCTGTCCGGAATGTTTTGAAAAGGCAAAATGACAAACAGATTAGTCAGTGAGCCCGTCCTCGGAGGGTGTGTAGGTTGCCCTTTAATGGGGCACGTCCGTGTCGCACCCGAAGGAGATCTAGCCAATGCTAAGATTGTCATTGTAGGAGTAGCACCAGGGGCAACGGAAGAAAGGATGGGACGGCCATTCATTGGCCCAAGCGGCAAGATTCTCTTTGAGAATCTGACTCCTTTAGGAGTTACGAGGGGAGATTGTTACATCACAAATCTTGCTAAATGTAGGACTGGCCCAAAGGACGAAGGGGGTGACCTTGAGCCGGATGCGATTACCCGGAAACACTGTGTTAAACAGTATGCCCAGGAGTGGGCAGAAATGAAATCCAAAGTCGTTCTTCTCTTCGGAGTCCTTCCGATTCGTCAGTTTGTAGGGAAGGCGTCTTCAGTTGTAAGAGGGCGGGTGATTGAAAAAGATGAAATTACCTATCTCCCACTCTGGCACCCAGCGTATGTAGCTCGGAATCGCTCGAGTATTTATACCTGGCGGAAAGACATGGCAGTTATTCCAAGTCTGATAGGGAAAGGAGAGAGAGTCATAAAAAGAGTGAGATTCGATCTGGTTGAAAGTCCTTATCGAGTTCCATTCTGGCTTACAACCTTTAAGGGGAGGGGAGAAGCAAGGCCCATAGCCATTGATCTTGAGACAACAACAAAGACACCTTTCGAGCCTGACGCCAGGATTTTGAGCATCGCTATCTCTGACGCTGAAGACACGTGTGTCATTGACTGGGAAAGTATTTGGGGTTTAGGGACTGTTTCATTAGAGATGCGGGAGTTTCTTGAGGGAAACACTCCAAAAATAGCCCAAAATGCCAAATTTGAATTTGTGTGGCTCTTAGTCAAACACGGTGTTAGGTTGAATCGAGTTGTGTTTGACCCATCGGTGGCTAAGTATCTCCTTGATGAGGGAACAGGAACGTCCGTAGGCCTCAAACAGATGGTCTGGCAGTATCTTCCAGACTATGGTGGATATGAAAAAGGGATAGACTATGAGAATATGGGCAATGTCAGTAAGCCAAATGTGTGGCAACTCAATGCTACCGACGCTTTTGTCAGTGCCAAGCTTTATGAAATCCTTAGACCCAGGATAGACAGGAAAGGCCTGGGAACATTATATGATGAGGTTCTAATGCCAGGCTCTGTAGCTCTGGCTGAAATAGAGGCTAACGGCATGGCTCTTGATCTTCCTCTCGTGAGACTAAGAAGCCGAGAGCTGGAGCTTGACATAGCCCAGAAAAAGAGTGAAATCCTTACCCTCCCCGAGGTTCAGAAAATCCCAGGATTTAAGATTGATTCTCCATTCAGCCTCAGAAAGCTTTTCTTTGAGGGACTGCGTTATGATCCACGGCATTTCACTCCGAAAGGGCTTCCGTCTATTGATAAAGATACCTTTGAGGAGCTTTCGCATAGTGATCCGTATGCCAAGCAAATCATGGACTATAGAAGTCTTATGAAAATCAAAGGTACTTACTATGACAATTACATTGAAATGTCAGACGCTAACGGAAAGATTCATCCCAGCTACAATATCACAGCGTCGAAGGGAGGGAGACCGGCTGCTGGGAGGCCAAACATCCAGAATGTTCCGCCTGAAGTGAAGAAGTGTTTTATTAGCCGCTTTGGCGCTGCCGGTCGCCTAGTCAAAATGGACTTCAGACATATAGAGATGAGGGTGATGGCAATTGAGTCTGAAGACCCAGAGCTATTAAGAATCTTCAAAGAGGGCAGAGACCCACACAGAGAAACAGCAGTTACAATCTATATGAAAGACCTGAAGGACGTGACATTTGAAGACAGGCGGAGTGCAAAGACTGTGAATTTTGGTTTGTTCTACGGAATGTCGGCTGGGGCTCTCGCTGACAGGGAAGGATGGTCAATCAGAAAAGCTCTCGCTTTCTATGAGCGTTTTTTTCAAAGATTCGGGGGCGTTAGGCGATGGATGGATAGACAGAGAGGCAGGGCAGAAAGGGGGATGGAGATAGTCTCTCTCTTTGGCAGAAGGTGGGATTTGAGTGGCTACACAGGCGAAGACAGGGCTAAGAGAGCCTTCAATTTTCCCATCCAGTCCGCGGCCGTCGATATAAACATTTTCACGCTGGGAGAATTGGCAGAGTTAATGAAAATGATGGAGCTTGAGTCAAAAATCATTGCGGAAGTGCATGATGAGAATCTCGTTGACGCTCCCAATTATAATGAAGAGATGACCGTCATTTCTCTAATGAGAGAGATAGTGAAAGGATTGCCAGAGGTTTTCCCCTGGATGTTAGTTCCTATGGAGATTGAAACAATGGCGGGGCGGAACTGGGGAGAGATGATAGAGGTTCCAGATGCCTAAGATTCATCAACGGCAGCCTGAGGAGTTGGATGAAATTGCAAGGAAATCGGAGGCACTTTTACGCGCTGACCCCAGTCTTTCCCTATCTGACATCTGTAGGAGATTTGGATTGTCGGCTTCGTGTCTTAGTCATGCTATGAGGAGTCGCGGTTGTCCAAGCATAAGGGAAATAAAGGAACAATGACGCTGAATGAAACTTTAGGTAAGAATTATAATAACTATAAGGGAGGAAGATAATGTCTGAAACTACACCTACGCCCATAGTGGAAGGGTGGATTGAAATCCGCTTTGGAAGCCAGACTTACAGAGGCAACTATCTCAATGATTTGGATATCAAAGAGCAAGACATAAACGATGAACTCAAGAAGCAGCCTGTAAGATATGTCTTTTGGGCAAGAATGACTGCGTTTGCGAAGGTTGTGTATGCGAAGTGGAAGAGAGAGCTAGATAAATACTCTGGGCAAACCTATTCTTTTATCAGGAGAGAAATGGAAGCCAGAGGAGAAAAATTCAGTGAGAGGCTTTTAGATTCAAAGGTTCTCCTCGATGTTAAATACCAGGAACTTTCAGACAAAGTTCTAAGGGCTCGCCTACAGCTCGATCATCTGACTTCAATAAAAGATGCTTTCCAGCAGAGGAAAGACCTTCTGATGTCATTGGGAGCTAATCTTAGGGATGAATGGGACACAAATTTGGCGATCCACGAGAAACAACTTGTCGAGCGCCGATTAAGAGATATCGCTGCGTCTCCGGCACGTGAAAAACCGTCCGAAGAAGGCGACAGCGAATAAAATCCACTCAAAGGAGGTAAAGGTGAGTAGGAAAGAACTTTTACAGAAGGAGTCCGATCGTATCAGAAAGGCCTCCGAGCGGAGAGATGTCTCTTTTTGGAGACCCTCCGTAGGAAAAAATGTCGCTCGTGTTCTCCCCCATTGGTCAGGGGATATGGGCAAGGTTTTCTTTAAGAAGACCAAGGTTCACTTTGGGATAGGCCCAGAGAAGAACAGAGTCGTTTGCCGTCTCAACTTAAACTCAGCCAGTGAAGCTTGCCCTGTCTGTGATTATGTAAAAGACCTGCTTCAGTCGGGAAGAAGGGAAGATGCCTTCATAGCGAAGGACATCATGTCGAGAGAGAGATTCGCAGTCAATATGATTGATGTGCAAGACCCAAAGGCAGGTGTGCAGGTCTGGGAAATGGGCAGAGGGCTTTTTAATGACGTTCTTTTGCTCTTTCTCGATGATGAGTATGGCGATCTTGACAACCTTGAGTCAGGAAGGCACGTCATAATCAACAGACAGGGAGAGGGCAAGACTGACACACGTTATCATGTTATGCCTTCAAGCACAGTGACTCGTGTCCCACAGAAAGTCATGGAAAGGGCTCACGACCTCGACAATATCTATCCAATTCCGAGCTCAGAGGAAGTGCTTGCGATTCTGCATGGAGAGGAATACATCGAGGAGCAGGAAGGCGAGGATATTCTAGCTGGAGCGGGTGAGACGGGCAAAGAAGCAGCTGTCGTTGAGAAAGAGGCTGGATTAGAGGAAGGACTCGATGAGCTTGACATAGAGACACTTGAGATTCCTATTGACGATCTGCCAGAAGAGAAGAAAGAAGCTGAGCCAGCGAAAAAAGAGACCCCTCCAAAAGCCGCTGCGGCAGTGGGTTCGGAGAGGACACAGAGACTTAGGGCTCTAAGAAACGCAGCCTCAACAGCTGAGAGAGAAAAGAAATAATGACAGATGAGCCAAGAAACAGAGAGAGATAGAGAATTAGAAAAACTCAGAAAAGACCTTTCTTCCATAGACTTCAGCCAGGTCAGTGAAGCGACAGAGTGCATCTCTACCGGTGTTATCGCTTTTGATTTGGCAATGGGAGGGGGCTTCCCAGTTTCTCGCTTCTCCGAGGTTTTCGGGCCGTGGCAGTCAGGCAAGTCCCTCCTTATGTATCAGACTATAGCGCAGTGTCAGAGGGTAGGAGGGATAGCGATTCTCGATGATGCTGAAAGAGCGTTTGATAGAAGATGGGCAAGAATACTGGGAATAAATCTGGATGAGTTGATTTACTACATCGCTCCTTCTTTGGAAGAGGGATTTGAGCACCTTGAGAGGGTGACTAAGAGTGTTCGGGAAAATCCGCTCTTTGCTACTACTCCTATTCTCTACATCAAAGACAGTCTTGCTGCCTCTATCGCAAAGGCAGAGCTTGGGCAGGAGTTTGGGAAATCGGAAATGGGTCTTCGAGCCAGATCAATATCCCAGGGATTGCGGAGGCTGACAAATCTTATTGCCGACCAAAAGATGGTTGTCATCTTTGTCAATCAATTGAGAGCTAATATCGGAGTCCTTTTTGGAGAGAAAGAAGAAACAACCGGCGGAAAGGCTCCAAAATTCTATGCAGGATTAAGGGCGGCAATGACCAAAGGAGCAAAGATTGTAAATAAGGAGAGAACCAAGGTTCTTGCTGTTAAGGGTCTCTTTGAGGTAGTTAAATCCAAAGTAGGGATACCTTTTAAAAGAGTAGGATTTGAGTTACTTCTGGGGAAGGGAATCCCTGCTCTCAGCGGCCTCTTGGACTATCTGGTCAATGAGGGAGTGATTGCTCGTCCCTCTACTGGATGGTTTGAGTTCAAAACAGAACGATTCAGGAGGACTGCCTTTGAGGAGATTTGGAGGGGGAAACAGAATGAAATGCTCGAAGTTTTGAGGCAATTTGACGCAGGAGAGGCTCAACCGCCAGCGGTAACAGAAGAAGGCATAGAGGAAGATAAATAAAGTGGCTGTTTATGTCGATAGAGTCAGAAAGGTAAAACCATCGGCTAAATGGCCTTATAAGACACACTGTCATCTGACGGCGGACTCTCCAACTGAGTTGCACGCCTTTGCTATTCGTTTGGGTTTGAAGCCGGAGTGGTTTCAGCAGGCTAAGAAGTATGGTAAACATTCTCATTACGATTTGACAGGGTCAATGAGGCGGAAGGCAATAGAGCTTGGAGCAGAGGCTGTTAAGTATATATCTTTTGCACTTCGTTCAGGAAGGATGAAGTGATTAGGAGGTAAGCAATGCTTATCATTTTGATTCTTGCGGTTATTTCTCTTGCGATGCTTTGTGTGGCTATTTTAGTCCATAAGGCAGGAAAAGACCCGACGGGCTGGGTCATGATAGGTATTTTCATTTGGATTGGGTATGCAGCTTGTTTGGCGGCAATTGTGTCGGCGTCGCCCTCAGCCGATGCTATGGCCATTAAGTATTTCATTGTTCAGAGTACTTTGAACGAGGCCCGGTCTAATTCGCAGATTTCTCAGTTTGAATTGGCAGCCATACAGCAAAAGGCTGTCGAGTTGAATGCAGAGCTTGCTACGAAGCAGTTCTGGGCTAAGAGTCTGTGGACGAATTGGTTTTATTCCAAGAAAGTGCTTGATATAGCGTTGATTCGGTAGGAGACGAAAGACGATAGGACTCGGAGCTACTGGGTGGGATTAAGGAGATTGAAATGATAACGAGAGAGGCGCGGTCTCGCAAGGCACGCCAGTCTCAGAGAAAGGGAAAAGTAGGAGAAAGAGAGGTTGCAGAGCTTCTCTCTAAGGCATTTTATCCGAATGGAGATGGATTTCTAAGAAGGACTCCGATGTCGGGTGGGTGGGGCGGGCTTCCAGTGTTATGTGGAGATTTAGTTCCTATCAGAGATGATAAGATTGATGACCGATGGCCCTTTTATTGGGAAGTCAAGCGCAGAAAGAGGGCGACTTTTGCGCCCTTTGAGTTACTTGCAGGAAGGACGGGCATATTGGGAAAATGGTATAATGAAATGCTTACTAAATCTTCCACTCTTGAGTTTCCTCTGCTTGTTTGGCGCGCTGATAGGACAGATTGGTTTGTCTTTATGAGTGGGTGTGTGTTTGATGCTCTTTCTCATTCTTTTGGCAACTATCCCCGCGAGTCAGCAATTTTAGTGATTAACTCGGTGGATGAGGCCAAGGGAGATTTCATTAATCTCTCCCTAGTTGATTTCGTTAAGTGGTTTGTGGGAAAGAAAGTCATGAAAGGGAATCCAAATGCCTAAAGTGGAACGGAGTTTCTTGGAGAGTATTCTTTCTCCTGAATTTTCTGACTTCCCTTACCATCCCTCAAAGACTGAGATTAGAGAGTTTATTAAGTTGCTGGGAGAGACGCAGATGCCAATATGGATAAATGATTGGTTTACCCAGATGAGGCGTGATATTAGTCTAAGTTACAGTGTCAGTAATCCTCGTACTTGGAATGTGGATGTCGGACAGATGGGTGGAAGTTTTAATCTCGTCTATCTTTCAAAGTTTCTTGCTTTGAAGCTTGAGCAGGAGCTACATTCTCTGTTGAAAGTGGAGAAGATACCCAAATGAGAGTGTTAGTCTTTTCTTGTTTGCATCTTCATCCATTTAGAGCCTTTGCCACTTATTCAAGAGGGGATAATTCACGGAGGCTCGAAGTCCTTGAGAGATGGAATGAAATAGTGGAGATAGGGAATCAGCCCCAATATGACGCTGTTCTTTGTGCAGGTGACTTCTTTCAGGAAAAGACGAGAGTGGATGTCGTTTCCGTGTCGAAAGCCAAAGCCATTCTTTCTCATCTCAGAAAGCCTTTGATAGCCTGTTCAGGGACGCATGATATTACTCGCTCTGGGTATTCTTCACTTTCGGTGTTCTCTGAGACTGTAAGTCACCCTGGCAGTGTCATTAATGAAATGGAAGCTTTTGCCGGTCAGAGAGGCTTTTATCATGATGGTATAGTCCGGATGGGAAATTGGCTATTCCTATGTATTCCAACGCAGGAACAGACGGCATTACAGCAAGCGATCGAGTCAGTTGCAAATCGTGTTTATTCAAGGATGGATTCAAAAATTTTGCTGACACACGGGGACGTTCAAGGTTCATGGCTGAGGGGCAACATGAGGGTGGAAAGGGGGCTTGACCCTCGCTTTTTAGCCAGACGTTTCTCTTTTTCAATTGTGGGACATTATCATGAGTCTCGCCTTTTTGAGCGTGTTTTAGTCCCAGGAACCTGTTCTCCACACAGTTTCTCTGATGAGGGTCTTTCTGGTGCGGTCTGGGATGTAAATCTATTGGATGATCATAATGAAGTAATAGAAATTCCCTTTTATCATCCGCTTTTCAAGACTGTTGATTTAGATGAGAATCCGGACTTTTCATTTAATGTTCTTGATTATTATAGAATTTTAACGAGCAATAGAGACCTTAGGAGACAAGTCATAGCTAGTCTGCCACCCGAAGTGGGTGCAAGAAGCATTATCATTTACAAAAAACCTCAATCTCAAGATGCTGAGAGAGCCGCAGTTATTCCACAGGCGGAGAGAACTGAGTTGCTTAGATCGTATGTCGGAAGCAAATTTCTGCTTCCTTCATCGTCCGTCCAAGCTGAGCGGCTCTATAGAGTGGGGCTTATGTTAGCGAGGGAAGGCGTCTTTGACGAAGATTCTGTTTGCGAACAGCTCGAAAAGCTGTATCAGGAGTGATACAGAGAATGGGAATTGTCTTTGAGTCTGTCGAAATGCGACAGTTTATGTGCTTTGAGAATGTTGTCTTTCCCTTTGCTGAGAGGGGTCTGTTTTTTATTCAGGGCAGGACGCAGGGACAGGAAGAAGCTACTAACGGTGTTGGTAAGAGTGCCATCATAGAAGCTCTGACATTTTGTCTTTTTGGCAGGACTCTTAGAGGAATGGCAGCCGACGAAGTAATAAGAACCACAGGATCTGGTGGCTGTTGGGTATGTGTGCTTTTTAAGCAGGGTGAAACACGTTATTCAGTCCTCAGAGTAAGAAATTGGGTTTCAAGCATAGGCGAGCCTTCTGTTACGGGAGTCTTTCTTGAGCGACTCAGTGAGCCACGAGCAGATTTGAGTGGAAGCTCAGTCAGGGAGACAGAGAAGCGCATCTGTGAGATTCTGGGTTTCTCTTATGATATTTTCAAAAATTCTGTAACCTTTGGGCAGGGTCTCCCTCATCGTTTTGTGCAGGCCTCTGACAATGAGAAAAAGGAGATTCTTGATGAAATCCTGGCTCTGGGATGGACTGGTGATGCCTGGATGAGGGCCAAGAAGCTGGCAAAGACTTATGAGGAGTTAAACTCTTCGATAGGGATGCAGATAGTTACCAAGCAGGCACGAATCAATGAAAATCGGGTTTTCGTTCAGGATCTCTCTTGTCGGATTGGAGGTTATGAAAAGAGAATTTCTGAGGCAAGAGATACGCCGCCAAGGCATTGGCGGATTGTTAAGGCAAGGGAAGGAGTAACAGCGGCAGAGGTCTTGCTCAGCCAAGCTTTAGAAACACAAACGGAGATTCATGCAAAACAGGCAAGTCTGGATCGAGACGCCGGTCATTTGAGAGATGTTCTCAATACAAAGAGAGCGAAACTCGCAAATTTTATCTCTCTTATCGATTTAGAAAAGAGGAACGAAGCCAAGCTGTCGGAACAGTGTTACAGTGTGCAAAGAATGATCTGTCCAACCTGTAAAAGACCCATAGGGAGACAGTTGGGCGCACAGTTGGTGGCACAATTTTCCCAAGAGCTCGCAGTCGTTCAAGCAAATCTCCTTCGGTTTCAATCAGCAATTGAGGATCTTAATAGAGCCGTTGACATTAGCTCAGGACACATGATAGCCTTGAGGGAGGCCATTGCAGAGGCCCAGGGCGCGTTTGATTTGATGCGTTCCACTCTCGATGAGAGAAGGGAGACCTTGCGTATAAAGACTCTTGATCTCTCTCGTCTCGAAGCAGAGATCAATGAGCCTGTTGCTTCCCTTCAGAGAGTTCGAGATGACTTTCTTACGATGAAATTGGAAAGGGAACAGCAAATAGAGATATCTGAGGCAGAAATAACCTCTCTGAATGAGGATGCTCTGTTATGCCAAAGAATCTCTCACGAGGGACTTGCCTTTTGGGAAGAAGGGTTCAGCAATCGTGGAATTAAATCCTTAGTTTTAAGCTCTGTTAAGCCTTTCCTTGATGAAGCGGCCGAGATATATTCAAGGCTTTTGACAGACGGTCATTTGAAAATAACATTTCACACCCAGATGATGACCCAGGCAGGGGAGACAAGAGAGAAATTCGAGGTTAGGGTTGCTGATGTCGATTCCTCTGTTGGTTACTCTCAGAATTCTGGGGGAGAGCGAAGGCGAGTGGATGTGATTGTGCTTTTAGCCCTGCATGATCTTATCATTTATCAGAGCGGGATAGATACAAGCGTTCAATTCTTTGATGAGGTTTTTGAAAACCTTGACGAAGCTGGGACTGACGCCCTTTTAGAACTCCTGTCTCAGCGGGGTCAAGATAGAGCGATATATGTCATTACACATGACCCTGGGCTGCAATTGGCCTCGGAAAATGTCATAATGGTTGAGAAACAGGGAGACCATTCTGTCATTTTACTGGGCCGAGAGGCTCAGGAAATTATTCATTAAGGAGGCAAATATGAAAAACAGTGTCTTGTTGTTAATTGCGATTGTGGCAGTCACTCTGTTTGTTGGAGCTGCCCTACAGATTAACACAGCGATTGTTGAGAAAATCCTTGTGACTGGAGCTGGCGGTTTTAGCGTGGCAGCATTGACTCAAATCATAAAGAATTGGATAGAGAAGACACTCCGATACAAAGCAGGATGGCTCGGTATTGCTATCTCACTGCTCGTTTCGATCATTGCTACAGCACTCTATTTCAGTTCTGCTGGTTGGTCAACAATCCCATTTGTCATTTATTCAATCCTTGTCTGGGCAGTTGCTAACGGCTTCTTCAAAATCGCAAATCCAACGACATAAGACTCGGGCTTCGGAAGAGAGCCGCCATTAAGGCGGAGGGTGGGAGGCAAGGGTGTTTGAGGGATTGCTTAGGGTGAAGTTTAAATACTTAAAGCGCGGTGCTCCCTTAGCAAAGATTTACTTTCTTGATTTTAAGGAGGAAAGTATGATTAAACTCGGTCAAAAGGTTAAAGACAAAATTACTGGTTTCACGGGCGTCGTGATGGGAAGGACAGAGTATCTCTATGGATGTGTGTCTGTTGCTGTCCTTTCTACAAAGTTAAAAGATGACAAACCCAAGGATTGGGTTTGGTTTGATGAGCAGCGACTCACACTACTGAGCAAAGCCAAATCAGGTGGGCCTCAGCCAGAAGCGCCATCTCGATAGAGAATGAAATGGATATTGAAAGACATAATGGGACGAAGGAGCGTCGTCATTATGACTCTATTAATGACATGATGGAAGACGCTGAGAAGGTCGTAAGGGACCCGAATACAAAGAAAATAACGCTCTGGCCTAAGTTAAAAATTCCAAGAGAGAGGAGGGAAAGTGGATGAAACGAGAGTAAGACAACACGGGAGAAAGGTTGAGCTGATTGATATTGAATCAATCAAAGTCTTTGAGAATCCAAGATTACACCCAGAGAGGGAGATTCAGGAGCTGATGGAGTCAATCAAAGTCTATGGCTTCACTCAGCCGGTATTGCTCTCGAAGAGTGACTCTACCTTAGTAGCAGGATATGCCAGACTTGAAGCCTATAAAAGGCTTGGAGAGAAGCAGATTCCCTCAATTCTTCTTGATATAGAGCCTCGCGAATACTCTGCCTATGCCATTATTGACAATCGCATCGCTGAATTCGCTTCTTGGGATTACGCTCTCTTGATTAAAAGGATTGAGGAAATGGAACAGGAAGGCGGGGCGATAGTGATTGCATACAATCCAGAAGAGATCGAAGACCTTAAGAGATGGCAGCAGGAATCTGTAGCCTCTGTGGATATTGAGGATTTAATTGACAAGAAAGGGGGACTGCCACAAGAGACAGGAGCAGAGTATGTGGAATTAGTGCTTGTTGTCCCTATTTCTGCATGGCAGAAGGAAAGAAGGAACATAGAGTCTGATGTTTCCAATCTGATAATGAAATACGAAGGGATGAGGTTCATTTCACCCAGAATCAAAGTCGAACGCTCCAAGAAAAAATGAGGGCTTAGATAATCTTTATATCTGAGAGAGAAGAACATGGAACAAAGAGAGAAAGAGCTGAAGCTTTCTATGAGCGATGTTCTCGTTAGTAGCGACGCTTTCTGCACGGATGTAGATTCCAAGCCTGCCTTGGCATCGTTCATTAGGGCTTATAGAGAAATGCTTATGAAACAGTTTTTAAAGCCCTGTGATCGAGATTTTGAGATAACCAAGACAGTGTGGCTCGATCTTATTCGCTGGGCCTGTGCATATCGGATTGCCACACTCAGGGCTGCACGCACACATCTCTGGCAGATAAAGGAGCTTTTTGTGATTCCCTCTTTGAATCCATGGTGTAATTTGACCCACACTTTTGGTGGAGGCTGTGAACGGTGCCCAGTTGTGCTATACAACGTAGTAAAATGGGGGAAGTCGACCTTTTTGTTTGGAGGAGAGATGGCACTCAGGTGTCTAATTAGAAATCCCAAACTTCTCGCATTGCAGGCAGCCTTCCTTACAGAGAATTTCAAGGCTTTTTCGACTATAGTGAGACGAGAGATGGAGATATCAGAAGCCGTAAAAATCTGGAACGCTTATAGAACTGAGCCCTATGTCTGGGTCGATGATGGAGAATAGCTTGATGGAGTTAAAAGACCTTACCCCGTTGGAGAGGGGCATCTATGTGCTTGCCTTATACCGTCGGGTTATGACAAATCTCAAATCTAAGTTGGATTTTGAGCCTCTCCCTACGAATGAGATGGAAATTTTGAATATCGTTGAGGCAATGGTGACAGGGATAGAAATTTTCCTCTCTGTGTCTTTCGTAAATTTTGAAGCGCTCATAACAGAGACAGTAAAGAAAATAGGAGAGAGACACTTCGAGACCGATTCCGGTTCACTCCTGGCGATGCTGGCGAAAGATGCAAGAGCCTGGAAGAATCTGGACTCAGGGAAGGGGAGAACCAATTAGAGGAAATGTAACAGACGGTGATAATATTTCTTTCAGAGAGGAGAAAAGAAAATGAATGAAAGAGAAGAAAGAGAGAGACGGAGAGAGGGTGGCGCAATTGAAAGATTCAGAGACCGTCCGCCCGCTGAGGTCGAAACAGAAGAGGAAGCCAGGCAGGTTCCTGGTGACAGAGTCAGAATCATGGAGTTTGGGCGTCCGCCTTCTTGGATTCAACTGGGTCCAGAAGAGACACAGTCCCTTGCTCAATTGATTGAGCGGGGCGCTGTCTCAGGAGACCCTACGAATCAGTATTTCGTTAATTCTATGCCAGCCGATCTTGCTACTCGTGTCCGCAACGGTGATGCTGTTGTGGCCATCAAGCGTTTCTCGGCCGGTATCTAAGGTGAGAGGTAGAGAATGTCTGCACGCCCTGGTTGGGTCATCTACGAGATAATCGAAGGCACCCGCGATCAGTTCCTAAGGAGCATCATGCACTATGGGAACCTCCTTGTCGCACCAGCCCAAGAGGCAGATGCAATTTTTGTTGCTCGCGAAGACGAAGAGAGATTCTTAAACCAGGCCAGGATAGCAGGTGTCAGCGGGATTGTGCGTAGGAGAGGCGAAGAAGTATCCCCTGAATTGCCAGATGAGCAGGTTCCAGGGCCTCCCTTGATTGATTCCGTGCCTGCCCCTTGGAGAGACAGAGTTGCAGTCCCTGATGAGGCACACAATGCGAGAACTCGAAGTGAAATGAGAGTTGCTTTAAACAGAATCAGAGGCAGGGTGTCCCGCCGTCCGTCTGCCTCTGCTGGAGGTGACATAGGAATCAGTGACCAGGGAGAGATAATGATTGAGACGGAGACAATGAAAAGGATGGGCTCAAGAGGGACGGTGGCAGCTAAAAAGACTGAGGCAGAAGTCAGACAGAAGTTGCAACAGATACAGATTCGAGATGAAATTACGGATAAAATGCTCACGCTACTTATGACAAGAACGGGCCAGATAAACTTACAGGTTCAAAATACACTCAATGAATTGAGCGTCCGTCATAGAGACTTGACGGAGGCGATAAGAAAGGCAGCCGGAGTGTATCAGGTAGAGAAATTGCTCTTAAAAAGGCTTCCTGAGTTAAAAGCAGAGTTTGAAACTGATCAGAGCAGGAAATCGAGGTTTCGTCTCTTTCGTGTCTATGCAAGATTATTTGGTGGAGACCCAGCACAGTTTAATACAGTCTTTGAAGAGAAAATAAATGCATTTTTTGCTCCGCCCAAGGAAACCATAGCTGATCGTCTTGATGAATACATAAACTCCCTCATAGAGGTTGAAGCGAAGCTCGTAGCGACATCCAAGCTGCTCGATGTTTCTGTTGCTGAAAGACGTAACAAACTGGGTCAGCAACTCCAGGAACAAATAGACACAATCCGAGGATTTCCCTTCATCACAGCACTGACGATGACTGATTCTTGGCTCGTTTATGACACTGTTGACGCAGTTGTAGATTATGACAGAAAGCTCTGGAACCTAGGGAAATACAGGGTTTGGCTCAATATAGGAGTGGAGAGAGGGCAAGTTAAAATCATCAATCTTGATTTTGGGCTAGGCTCAGAGAGACAGCATCCCCATGTGAGTGGCAGAGATGGACAGACTATTTGTTGGGGGACTCTTAGACCTGGAATTGAGAAGCTCTTTGTCGAATGGAATTGGGCGCTTTTAGCCCATCTTATCTGGAATTTTATTTGTTCATACAATCCTCATGATAAATTCACTGAGATAGAGTCCCTGTTTCGCAATGTGCATCGGAGCATGACAACTTACGTCCACCCTAAGGGCGAGAGGGCTCCGAGGGAGAGAAACAATGGCTAATCAGAAAGACAAGGGGCTGGAGGAAGTTTATCGCTCGTTTGACCTACCCACTCTAAAAACTCTAAAGGTTGCATTTGAAAGAGATAGAGAGCGCATACTCAAGCAGATAGAGGAACTAAGAAACATAATAGCTCAGTTTGAGATGTATGAAAAATTTGGTGCGAGTCGCTTAGAAATTATAAATCGGATGTTAAAGGGAGAGAAATGAGTGAAACAAGAGAAGAGACAAAAAACAATGAAGGCAAGGAAAGCACTTATTTGAGGCAGTTGGACTTTTTTGACCCAGACCAACATGATCGGTGCGAAGTCCATGTTATTGGAGCTGGTGGAATAGGCTCCTTTACGACAGTGGCTCTCGCAAAACTGGGGCTTTCAAAGATAACTGTCTGGGACGGAGACAATGTGGAAGTTCACAATGTGCCGAATCAACTCCATCTTGTAAAGGCAGTGGGAATATCGAAAGTGAAAGCCTTAGCGTCTCTTGCTCGGCAACTTACAGGCATCACAATAAAGCCGAAAGAGAAAATGTGGGAGCCAACAGATCCACTGAGTGGAATAGTGATAACAGCCGTTGACACAATGAAAGTTAGACAGCAGGTTTGGGAAGCAGTGAAACCAAATCCGAAGATTGAATTGCTCATTGATGGCCGTATGGGAGGCCAAGAGTTCAGAATCTTGACAATCCGTCCCATTCAAGACATCTTTCAGCATCAGTGGTATGAAACAAATCTCTTTGAAGACAAGGACAGCGCCAAGCTTCCATGTACTGGGAGAGCTATAATCGATGTGGGTTTTGCCATAGCCGCAGTCATTGCACGCCAAGTGAGAGGCTTTCTCAAAGATGGGAAATTTGTATATGACCTTGCTGTTTCTATGGCAGATTTATCGATAATGAAATTGAGGGTCGGTAAGGGTAAGGAGGGAAAATGAAAAAGCAAGAAACCGAGAAGATTTGGGTTTGCGGGGACTGTCATGATCTCGTCAAAGAGCTCAGGGGAGGACACAATTTCAGCATCTGTAACTACAGACTAAGCAAGAATTACAGATTTATGAGAATGGAAGGGAATCCTGCTTGCGAAGCGAGAAAAGGCTCGGTAATCGCCAAAAGAGCGTCTCAGACTCAAGTCTCTGTAGAGGAGAGGGAGGGACGACTGACTTGCTATGGCTGTTTGAGTGCTACAGAGAATTGTGTAAAATGCATCAATCCCTTATCTCCCATGTTTCATAAGTCAACAGGCAAGTTTATCAGTCCTGACACACCGGCCTGTATGAAGCATGAAGTCGTCAGAGGTGGAGAGTTAGCCGCTAAGGCAGAGGATAAGACTAGAAAACCAGCTCCCCCAGAAATAAAGTGGAAGGTTTTCATAGGGCGAAGGATATTCGAAGAGCTACTCTATTACTCAAGGCTCTCAGCCCCGAATGAAATCCAGTTTGTGGCAGAAGTAGAGAAAGTTGACAATGTTTTTCGATTTACGAAGCTCTATCTGCTCAAACAGAGAGTTTCGCCAGCTTCGGCAGATTTCGACCTTCAAGCCTTAGCTGATTTTCTCGTTCATCATCCTCACCCTGAGAATTTACACGGCTGGTGCCATTCTCATGTTCAAATGGGAGTGTTTTGGAGTGGAATAGATGCTGGCACTATCCATGATTTGACTGGGACTGCAGGATGGCTTGTCTCTGTGGTTCTTACAACGAATGGAGCCCTGAAAGCCAGGCTGGACGTCAGTGTGAAAAGCGCCCAGAAGAGGATTTCTGAGTTGAAACATCGAAATGCTGATTTAGACTCAATTCTCATGATCCCTGAAATTGTCACTTGGAGTGATCTTCCAATCACTATCGAAGACTATCTTCCTGCCGAAGATAAAGCCCGTATGGAGGCTGAATTCAATGAAAAAGTTGGAGTCCGAACACCCAGCTACACAATAATTTCCAGCACTGAGCCACAGAAAGATTTATGGCCACAGGCTGCGGACTACTTAGGAGCGGAGATTGGTGTGATAGAAGGCGCTCCTATAGATGAATCGGCAGAAATCTTTGGGAATCCTGATCTCCCTCCCGAAGAGGAGCTCATTTGTGATTATTGTGCCTATGACTTATCGAATACGAAATGCAAAAAGAACATTCCGAGGAATGAGAAATTCATAAGAAAGCTATCAAATGGTAAGACTCCCTCTTGTTATTCTCCGAGGGGAGGGAAACAGACATGAAGTCGATTTCAATTTTTGATAGAATTTATCGCCTTTGATAAGGAGGAACCATGGATATTTTTAAGGGGCTCACCTCGAAACAGACTGTGGTTGCCGGTCAGCTTGTTCAAGCAGGAGGCTCAATCAAGAGAATGGCGCGACAAAAAGGGAGCGCTCGCTCTGTAGAGTATAAGAGACTGTCAAAAGTGGGATTCAGGACGAGACGCATTTCTCGCCTGCCAATCCTTAGGAATCTCATTGCCGCCAAGGCAAAGAGTACCGGTATCTTGACTTGTGTAAATAAAAATGTGATGCTTGAGGCAGGGTTGTGGCTTTTAAATTCACAATCGGACGCTTTTATCGCTAATTTATTGACTGCTATCTCTGTCTTCCAGAGACGACGCAGAGTTCCGACTCTTAACATGAGGGTTTGATGAGAGAGTTTTCAAGACAGGAAGTCGCCAGGTGGCTCTTTAAGCAGAAAACCGAGGCTTTGACAAACTTTATCATTGTAAAGAGCGAGCTAGGAACTGGCTCAGTCCCAGCCTGGAAGAGAGTGGAATTAGAGCGAGAAGCCTTCAAGAACGAAACCCAAATACAGCTTATCGATGATTTTGTAAAAAACTTTGAGTTTTGGTTGGATATGGCAGCCGTGATAGCGATAGAAAAGGAGGCGTCCGAAGAGGAGGTGAAATGAAGAGGTTACAAACCTTTTTCAACAACCGATCTTTCTCCCAGAAGATACTCCTACTCAATGTGGCTGTTCTTATTCTCATTTTCATTGTTTGTCTCACAGTTGCCAATATCAGAATCAACTATGAAATTGCAGTGTCGAGAGAGACAAACGCCAAGTTGCAGGGATTGATTGTGACTATCGATTCGATACAGATGCATCTGAATGAAATTATGCGCCTTTCAGACGAAAACTCTAAAACCATAGCAGAAATCATGGAGACCAATAGGAGAATGTCTATTCCAGATTCCTATCCAAAAACAGCTCTTGGAGTGGGAAGCAGCGAGGGTGAACCTCCAAAGAAAAAGTGATTTTCCGCTTGCTCTTAAACATTCTATCTGACCAAGAGATTGTCCCCAGCAGAGCCTAAGACTATTGCTCGGGATTCCTTTTATGTGTCAAAATGTTCCTAGTTGTTCTCTGTTTTTGCGAAAGGGCTTGACAAGCAATTAAAAATCTGTGATAAGGAAACTGAAGGTGTTAAATGCCTGAAGAGGTAAAAGACAGAGACGAGCAGCAAGAAAAAGCTACACTTACAGATGATATCTCGGGGTATCCCAATCACGTTGAGTCCTTTGAGACCTACTATTTCCTAGGTGAGAGCAGAACATTAAAATCGGCAGCCTATTACAGATTCCAACAGACATCTCCTGACTGTCCCCCAAACGATCCCAGATTTACTTCAAAATTTGAATCTTTCTACACAAAATTCAAACGCTGGGCAAGAAAAGAGAATTGGAGTGAGTGGGTCAAACGCAAGGAAATCGAAGAGCGTCACAAGCGAGAAGCTGAGATTAGAGAGCGACTCGGCAGTATCAGTCGTGTTCTCCGTGGCTATCAGGGAGTAGCAAGGCAGGCTATCATCGTCTTCAGTGATAAAGTCAAAGTCTCTTCAGAGCTTCGGCAAGCCGTGCTTCACGGAGATCAGCCTCGCATAGACGCGCTGATGGCAAGAGAGCGGATTGAGATAAGGAACTTCAAGGAACTGAGGGAGATGGTAGAGTTAGACATTGAAATCTCAAAGATACTTGAGCAACAGCCCGAGGTGCCTGAAGAGAGAAGCACAATGCCAGAGGCTGCTGAAGAGAAAGTGGATAAGCTAATGGAGCTTCTCAGAAGAAAGTCACTCGATACTGTCCCGGGAGGTGACGGAGGAGAGGACGATTCTGAGGAGGATAAGTAATTCGAATGCCGACTCTGTTACCATCGTCTAATTATCAGGACACCGATCGTGCCTGTAATATGGGACGCGGAAATGCCGGGGTAGTGCCGGCTGGAGACGGAGTTGGAAGTCGTTGGAGCAGTTTCCCAGACGGAGGAGTGTTCCGTAGAAGTTTGGGAGATGGAAACGAGAGTGTGAGTGTTCGGGATGACTGGAATGGCTCGCTCTTTTCTGTGGGCAAGGTAGGGATTTCTACCCAGAAGCTCATAAAGCTCCGGCGCAAAATTAGATTTACATTAATTGAACAGGAGCAGAGGGTGGCGGATCCCGACACATCAGGAGATGTGTGGCAAGCCACCCACCCTCTCTCCCTAGTAAGAGAATGAGAGTAACAATCGTTTGGATACTAGTTGCATTGACTCTGGCTCTGACAGCCTGGTTCTGGGTGAAGCCGATAGTCTTTCCGGCCCTAAGTGTGAAAGTGCTTATTCCGTTACACAAGACCCAGAAATGGGATTGGAAAGCGCCAGTTCCACCTCCACCTCCAATTAAGGGCGAGAAGAAAGCAGCTCCTCCAACAAAGCATGACAAGGGTTTAAAGTTATATGAAGCTCCAATTCCCACTCTTCCTCCCGAGGTTCCTTCTCCACTTCCTCCGACTAAGTATGAGAAATTCAAGAGTGAAGCGGCAGATTGGGGTGGCATCATTGGAAAATTCTCACCGTTAATTACAGCGATTGTAGCTGTTATAGTCAGACGGAGAGGGAAAAAGCGAGAGAAAGAATGACTAAGACTTCGAATGTAGCACGGAAACACAACCGAGGTTCAATACTAGGACAGCAACCTGTCCGTCGCAGAAATTACAATTATAGAGCGAAAGGCTCGAATAGGAGGGCAAAATGAATGATGAAGCCATTGAGAAACAGGAAGGAGGAGAGTTAGTTGGGCTAAAAATCCAACTTCGAGTTAGGAATCTTCCAATGAAGAAGCTTGAGGAATTCGAGCGGTTTCAGGGAAACCTAAAGACCATGGACAGAGTGCAGCTTTCAAAGCTCAAAGCGAGCATTGTGAGAAACGGATTCAATGCCCCTATCTTTGTTTGGAAGGGACATAATTATATTCTTGACGGACACCAAAGGATTTTCGCTGTCAAAGCTCTGATAAACAGAGATAAGATGGTTCTTGAGAATGACGAGCTTCCCTATGTCGAGATTGAGGCAGACGGCGAGAGACAAGCCAAAGAGATGATTCTTACCTATAATTCACAGTATGGTGATGTGAGCCCAGAAGCTCTGGCAGAGCTACTCGGTCAGATACAGCTTCCAACTGAGGAACTGAGAAGCTTTGTTGAACTACCAAATGTCGATCTTCAGGAGGTCATGTTCCACAGGACAGAGGGACCCGAATATCAGATAGTGCAGAGAGACATGGAAGACTCTGAGATGCAATACATGGCTTCACAGGGAGGCAATTCAATCTGGGGAGTCTCAAAGGCATACGTCAGAATCGGACGCTATTACTTCTTTGTCGATCACGACATGGCTGAGGAAATAGGTCTGAAACTTAAAGAGATGGGGCCAAAAGCTTTTATCAAGCTGATTCTTCCTGAAATATCAGGGAAGCGCTCAAGAAACATTGGCCCAGTGTGGGTCTTGCCCCCAGCTAGTGAAATGGCTAAACAGGCAGCTAAGAGAGCAGACACCATGACAACAGAGGATTTGAAAAAGAGTGAGCCTGACTATACGAAAAGGTCTTATCGAGAGCAAGAGGTAGCAGGACGTCCCGCTGTTGAAAAGACGGAGGGTGTAAGTGATTCAGAAGATAAGTGAAGATGAGTCTGGAGGAGAGTGGGAAATCTGCTGTGACTTTTGCTCAAGTTCTGAAAGCATTGAGGCAGGGTCTTTCATGGATTTTATTGGTCTTGCGAAAGAAGGGGGATGGAGAATTAGAAAAGACGAAGCGACCGATAAGTGGGAGCATCTCTGTCCCACCCATGAAGGATGGCCTAAATGAGACGAAGATGAAAAGAATCACAATCATTAGAGTCCCATCTACAGATGATGGGACTTTTGGTGTCATGCTTGATGAGAAAGTACCTTTCTGCCTCACGCTGGAGAGAAAGTGGCAGAACAATGAGCAAGGCGTGAGTTGCATACCAGAGGGATTCTATGTCTGTGAGAGAGTTAAGTCTCCTAAGTTTGGAGATACTTTTGAAGTTAAGAATGTTTCTGGGAGAATTAGCATCCTCATTCATAAGGGAAACATTGACGATGATTCTCATGGATGTATCCTCGTGGGAGAGCAGTTTGAGCCAATTAGTGGAAAGAATGCCATCCAGGCTAGCGGACACGCTTTTACAGAGTTCTTACAGAGAACCATGGGTTTCAGCTCCTTTGAGCTTTTGATAAAGAGCTGTGATTTAGACAATGCCTTTGACATTATTAGAAATTCTTAATAAGGAGAGAATCAATGACGGTATTATGTAAGTTTCGTGTGAGTGAAAAGACGGAGTTTGAGTATTGGGAGAAGGGTTCTGCTTATCGTATCAAGATGGTGGGAGTGAAAGGTGAGCCGTTTGGTAGTGCTACTCCAGTGGCGAATTTAGAGATGGTTATTGTTGCGAAAGAAGCAGCCGATGAGTTCGTGGTTGGAGTAGAGTATCAGGTGAGGTTTATATCAGAGAAGACACCAGCAGAGGAGCCACTGAAAGAGCAAGTCTGAAGAAGCTGTCTCTAATGGAAAAACTCAAAGTCTTCTTTATGACCTCCTCAGTCTTAGCAGGGCTGGTCGACATTGGCTATTACATGATTAGGGAGCTGTTTGAAGAAGACCCTTTCTTTGAACGAGTTCATGAGCCTTCCCAGGCCGACATCTTTGCCTTTAGCTGCGGGTCAGCCTTGGTCTTTCCAGCAGGCGGAATGTATGGGAATACTGGAGAGAAGCTTCTGAATTTCATTCGCACCTTCAGAAAGTCAGAAGACAAGCTGATGATACTGGGAGGGAATGTTTCAAAGGCTCCCGCTTCCATTGAGCGTTATTTTGACATCCTCTGTGTAGGTCATGCTTTCAACTTTATGCCAAAGTTCAGGGAGATAGCTAAACGCTGGAAGATGGAGAAGAAGAGCAAGAAGTGGCTGTTGGAGGAAGTAGCTAAGACAATCCCAAACGCCTATGTTCCTGACATTCACAGGAGAAGATATGACCCTCTCAATCTCAAACACTCTTATGTAGAAGGAAGTCCCAGAATCTCTTATGATCACTATGTGGATTGGAAGAGGAACAAAGCCTTCGAGACTGCAGAAGGCTCTTATGCCTGTCTTGCTACGATAGGGTGTAAGAGAAAGTGTTACTTTTGTCAGCCAGGGTGGGTAGAGACCTGGGACGAAGAGGCCGATGCCAATAAGATTTGCTACTATCAGAAGAACTTGAATCTTAGAGGAAGCCATGTGAGTTGGATTTCAGATAATCTTACTGACTGGAAGCTCGTCAATCTTATCACGACAGCCTCTTCCTCTGCAGCCATCACCTCTTTCCTTCGCTCTAAGCATAAATCTAGGATAGTCAGAACCGGAATAGAGGGCTACTCTGAGAGGATAAGGAAAATCATCAATAAGTCTCTTCCCAATAAGCTTCTCGAAGAAATGTTTATGACAAACAGAAACCGTCAATTCAAGGTCTTCTACATCGACGGCTTTCCTTACACTCTTCAATCGGACATGGACGAATTTATAGACTTCTGGGGCAGAGACTGGGGCGGACACAAAGGAAGGCTCTATTTCAAATTCACTTACTTCAATCCATGTCACAACACTCCGATGGCTTGGAGTCCGATATATAACAGAACCTTTCTGGGTAACGGACAGAAGGATGATGTGTATCAGAAAATAAAGTTCAGAGGCAATAGGAGACACAGATTCTTCAATGTCTCTACTTCATCTCGTGGCTATCTGAAAGCCATGCTCTGTGCTACAAACGGCTATGTTGGAAGCACGATATTTAGGGGGCGTGAGTGGGCCAGGCTTTATCACCTGGACAATCAGCAGCTCAGTGCTTCTGGTGAATCAAAGATAAAAATTGACTCATGGCTGGAGTCAAACTGTGTCTTTGATCATGATAGAGGGTGGACTCCAGGAGAGTCGCTTCCTAATGACATGATAGACTCAGGCATTGACTATGAGGTGCTTTTGAAGATAGCATTGAAACTGGAACAATACGTAGTGACAAGAGGCCCAGAAAGACACCCTGAGAAACGAAGTGACCCCAAAGACTATAAGTATCTTGAGGACATACCTGAGGTAAATCTTGAAATATAAGACGATCGTAGCAGACCCTCCCTGGAAGCATAGGAATCCTAGAATGGGAGGAACCGTCGTCCAGGCTGGGACACTTAGCGAGACAAATTGTTTGATAACCAGCAGGAGCTTTCCGCTGGAGGGAACAAAGGTAGCGACCAATTATAGTGACCGAAGCGACCTTCATTGACAAAGAGAGCTTAAAAGCCCTAGGCTTTGAGAGCGAAGAAGAGGCTCTTAGTCTACTTATAGATGCCTTCTCTAAGACCAAGAGTGCCAAGTATCTCAGACCTTCCCTTTATCTCAAAGAAAAATATGCCTTCTATCCAACAGACCCAGTCTCATGTGCTCAATGGATAAGTGACCCATACTATTTTGGGCACATTGGCTCCTCAATGTGGGATGTCCTCAAGAAGGACTTCCTTGACATAATGGAGGCAAATCCCAGACCACTGAGGGTAGTGTTGGGTGGGGCAATCGGTTGGGGAAAGACATTCCTTTCCTGTATTATCCTCGCCCGTCTCCTTTATGAGCTAGGCTGCCTTAGAAACCCACAGGCCTATTATGGTCTTGCCCTAGGGACGAGAATCGCTTTCATGAATCTCGCTGTTACTGCAACTCACGCAAGGAGAGTTCTCTTTGAGCAACTGAGAGACATGATTGACGAATCTCCCTGGTTCTCGGAGAGGATGCGAAGAAGGCAAGACATTCAATCTCTGGTGTATTTCCCCCAGCGTTCTATTTCAGTGGCACCGGGGTCTTCGTCAGAATTAGCCCCTCTTGGAGAGAATCTCTTTGGAGGAGTCATAGAAGAGGCAAACTTCTTTCCAGTAACAGTAGGTTCTAAGAAGATTCACAATCCTGCCGAGAGAGAGTGGGATCAGGCTAAGAAAATCCATGACGCAGTGTGGAGGAGAATGGAGTCTCGTTATCAGAGACACGGCAGAGTCCCAGGAATACTGATTCTAAACTCCTCTGCTAAGTATCCCGATGACTTCTTGGAGAAAATCATCGCTGAGAATGACCCAAACACGGTAGTCATCATTCACTCTTCTTGGGAAACAAAGCCGCAGCATCGCTACTCAGGAGAGAAATTCCATGTCTTTGTAGGGGATGCTTGGTCTTCCCCTCATCTTATTCAAAGTGAAGAAGAGCTTAAGACTTTCACAGAAAAAGGCAGAGTCATTGCAGTGCCTGTAGAACTAAAGCCCTACTTTGTGAAAGACCTAGAAGGAGCAATAAGAGACTTTATCGGTATCAATCTTCGCTCTCTCAATCGATTTATGACGAATGACGAGAAGATCAGAGAGTGTGCCGACACAAAAATTCCAATGCCTTTCAGTTCGATTTATGGCAATGGAATCGTATCCACTGACCTTCCCTCAGCTTTGAAGCTCAGCAAACTGATGAATCCGATAGTGAATATGAAAAAGTATGGTCCTCAGTCTCTGATTAATCCTCAAGCCCCTCGTTTCTGTCACATAGACCTGGGACTGACGAACGATGCGTGTGGAATAGCAGTCTGCCATATAGCTTCTATAAAAGAAGTGATGAGGACGAGGGAAGGAGAGAGAGCAGAAGTCGTTCAGGAAGTCCAGCCTGTAATTGTGGCAGATTTGATCATGAGAATCATTCCGCCTCTTGAAGGAGAGATTCAGATAGAGGATGTTCGTCAGCTCGTTCACGATCTGGCTCATCAATGTGGCTTTCGGTTTATGAAAATCACTTATGACCAGTTTCAGTCCCGCGACTCACAGCAGCTTCTCAAAAAGCGCTTTGGCGAAGACATAGTCGGCTATCTGTCTGTGGACAGAACCTCAGACCAATACAATGTCCTCAAAGAGACTATCTATGAGGGACGCTTTAAGTGTTACTACTATGAGCCTCTCTTTCGTGAACTCAGGCAGCTCATTAGAGATCAGAAGACAGGAAAGGTAAATCACCCTCCAAACGGAAGCAAAGATGTTTCGGATGCAGTAGCTGGCGCTGTTTGGAATGCTATCACCAACATGGATTTAAGCATCGTTGACGAAGTCCAAAAGGGAGTGATGGAGCATCCCATGTCAGAGAAGGAGGAGCTCGATAAGAGCACACGCGATTGGCTCCTTGATCGTCCCGCCCACAAAAAGACAGAAGCAGAGCTGGATGAAGAAGACTTCCTTGATGGGGTGACAGACGATGAGCTGTTGAAAGAAATGGACGAAGAAGACAAGGCCAAGAAAAAGCCTCGAGCGAAAATAACGGAGGGATGGTAAGATGGCAAAACTCGTGATCGAAAGCGACGGAACTTCTCGTGGAACAAAGGTTATGACCGAGGGAGGGGAAGTCATTGATGGCATAACTGATATGAGGATAGAGTGTGGGATGGATGATTTTGTAAAGCTCTATCTTACTGTAATCTGCCCTCGGGTCAAAGTGAATCTTTTCAAAGAGAATGTTTGGCAGATTATAGGAGGGAAATAATGGGAGCACCTAACTCACCCAAAAGGCCGGCAGCATGGGCTGTAAAACTTGATTGGAAGGAACTTCAAAACAGATATGCTGCTCTCTTTGATCAAGTGAATCTGATAGCTTATAGAACGATTCTCTTCAGAGATATGCTGGAAGAGACTCTTAAGACTCTGCATCAGGCAGGGCGGCTCAACCCCCAGCAGTCACAGCTCCTTCAGATTCAAATCAGCACAGTGGATAACATTATCAATCAATGTATGTTTATCCCGCCTGCCAAAGTGGCCCAGTTTCGTAGCGAGAGAGCAACAGACCCCAAGGCCGAGGGAGATTTCAGAAAGAGCGTGGATAAGATGGTGCGTTCTGTGTCACCGTTGATCATATTTCCGGGTAATAAAGCAAGGGGAGGCGGAAGATTAGTCATAAACTGAGATTGACGGATGAATTGCTTATAAAAGCACAGTCAGCCCTTGACAACGGACAGGCATTGAGAACTGGTGAGATGCTGACGCGCCAGGAGCTCCGCCTTCTGAGAAGGCGCGGTCTAATTCGCTCTTTTTATGGCACCCGAGGCAATAAGCTTATGTGGGTTGCAGAGGAGAGATTATGGGAAAGAAAACTCTTGAAGTAATGCAGGTTGACAATGGTTTTCTGGTAAAGAGAAGCGACGGTGTTGCTCGTTTCATTCCCGATCACGGGTTTGAGAGTGAGATGCGAGAACATCTCGACTTTATAAAAACAAGGGAACTCAGAGAAGGGTTAGAGCCTATCCGTGAATGGGAGGGCTCAAAGACAGGCTGATTTTTGGTAGCGGTGTTAGTGGGTTTAAGCCCCCAAGGGCATCAAATTCTGCTAAGGAGGGAACATGGCCCGCATACATCGTCGAACACCGGAAGAGATTATCAGTCTTGGCTACAGAGCAAGACATCTCCTTCACGAAGATGGACTTTCGATAAATAGAATTGCGGAACGCTTTGGAGTCACTTACACGGCGGTTACACGCTGGATTGACAATGCTGACCGGCATGAGAAAGACCAGATAAAGCGTTCTTGACGGAGGGAAACAAGTGTATGAGGTAAAGGTTGCTACAAGCTTTCAGGCGGCACACTTTATTACAGGTTGGAAAGGGCCTTGTGCCAATGTGCATGGTCACTCTTGGCAAGTTGAGGCTCTTTTCCAGAGCAAAAACTTAAACAAGCTGGGGATGATTGCTTATCCAAGAGACCTGACGCGAGTGCTTAACAAGGTCATCGCTGACTTTGAGCATCGCTGTATCAATGAGGTGGAGCCCTTCAACGAGGTGAACCCAACACCCGAGCTGCTCGCTCGCTATGTCTTTGAGGGTATTAAAACCCATCTCAAGGGAGCGCCTCGAGGGCTCCATCTCTCTTCAGTGTCTATTTCTGAAGGTAGCGGAATTATTGCTACATTTTATCTCAAGAGGTAGAGGTTGACAAGTTATAAAAACGCTGTAAGATTGGAGATGAATTTGAAGCCCGATGGTGGAGGTTCATTTCCGAAGGAGGCAAAAGAAGAATGGCTGACACATCGGGGACAGAAGCCGAAAAGAAAAGTCTCATCAAAAGGCTCACCTCAGTCTTCAAAAAGGGAGGCGAGCCTGAAGGTGATCTCCCTGGAATAACAACAGAGCGACCCAAATATTCATGGGATAAATCTAAACTCTTCGAGCTCAAGCCAGCAAGGCTCGAAAAATACAAAGATTATGACGAGATGGATGATGACATTGTTGAGCTTTCCTCTTCTCTCGATCTTCATGCAGATTTTGTCGTTTCGGCAGGCGGCGAAATGAGTGAAACCTACAACGTCGAGTTTGAGAAAGAGGGACTGGACAAAGAGGCAAATCTCATTGAGGAACTGGATGAAAGGCTGCAAATCAAAGACAGACTGTGGTTCATGTCAAGGAATGTCATTAAATATGGTGATGCCTTTTATGAAGTGATTTGCTCTACAGATAACGAGATTGTCAAAATCAAATTCATCCCTCCTGCAGAGGTCTTTATCAATTACAAAAAAGACGGTTCCATAGAATCAGACATCCCATACATCCAAAGAGATGCAGACTTCTTGAGCATCGTAGCTCAGTTTGCTCCGTGGGAGATTATACATTTTAAAGTGGGAGAAGATGACTATGGAGTCGATTACTCTCTGTTTGGAAAATTGAGAAGGACATTCAGAGTCCAAAGGCTGCTCGAAGACACTGTCGTTGTTACCCGAGTGGCTCGGTCGAATCAGAGAGGCAAGCATAAAATCGATGTTACAGGTATGGGTGAGAGAGAAGCCCTGAAATACATAAGACGTGTTAAGCTCTTGAATAAAAGGCGTCTCTATTTTTCCAGCGACGGTAAGCTGAAGACAGAACTCGATCCGCTTCAGCCGCTTGAAGACATTTACGTTCCAGTCAGAAAAGACAGACCATCTTCTGACTATGAGGTAGTTGGAGGAGAAAGACACTTGGGGCAAATTGAGGATGTGGAACATTTCCACAATAAGCTCTTTTGTGCCACAAAGGTTCCAAAAGCTTTTCTGGGTTATGAAAGAGACGTAAATGCCAAAGCCACACTGCAACAGCAAGGCATTGCCTTTATGAGAGTGGTAAGAAGACACAGATATTCTCTTGCGCAGGGTCTTAGGAAGCTTTACAGACTTAACTTTATGATTAACGGTGTCGATCCTACAGCCTTTGTCTGGAAGCTCAAATTCCCAGCGTTAGGGTCGCCCGACGAAGAAGCCAAATGGACTATCGAGAGGCTGAAAGCGGAAGTTGTGACTCTGTATGGCGGAATGGGACTTTCTCTCCCTATTGAATGGATAGTCAGAAAATTGATGTTGGGGCTGTCTCCTAATGAAGCGGACGAGCTTCTGGATATGATGAAAGGCATGCAAGAGCCTACAGCAAAGAAACCAGCCCCCCAGGCTGGCATTGAGCCAGGGAAATCACCCGAGATTGAACCAGAAAAAATGCCTAAAACTGCACCAGGGCCTGCTCTAACAGGGAAGACTCCGCCCGTGTCGAAGGGAGCTCCACAACCGCAAACGGCATGGGCTATTGGAGGTGGTGATGGAAAGCCTCTTTCCGAGAGCGAACTCGATTCTATACTGATGAGAATGTCAGCAGATGAGAGACTGACGAAACTGGTAAGAGAAACGGAGAAAGCGGTAAAAGCGGCTCTCTCCGGTGGGAGATTTGAGTATTACTGAGGAGAAAGAATGATTCAGATACCTAGTTATTTAGCCTACATATTGGCAGGTGGAGTAGCTGTGTTGATTCTTGATAAGGTCTTTCGGTTTATTAAATGGATTGTCAACCGAATCAATGAGACACGGAAGGAGGCAAAAGAGGAAGTAAAATCAGAACTTAAGAATCCCTTACAGACTGATCCAACAGCAACATTTAGTGAGTTTTTTCCAGGTTTAGCTCGTATAGAGGGAAAGGTTGATAAGCTGTATGAAGGGATCAATGGGGTTGCTTTAGAGTGTGTAGCAATGAAGACTAAACTTGAATTCCTTTCCCGCCAGGTTGAGGAAGAGAATGGTGCTATCAAAGAAAATCAAAATAGGATGGCAGATCTTTATTCGGCCTTTAACAAACAGGTTGCTCTGTGTGCGCTCAAATTCTTAGAATTTGAGAATGAGATTGGGCATAAGAGGGTGATAAAGAAACATGGCTAAGTCATCCAAGCTTGACTTAGCTTGTTATTTTGTGAGTAAGACTGCTTCAACGGTCTTATTCAGTCAGAGATAGGAGAAGAGAATGAAAGATGAATGTCTCGATTGTCCTCCGCTTAAATTTGAGATAAACGGACAGGATTTTTGGGAGCCTGGGATCGATCCGGGTCAGGATGCAGCCAATAATTTCAGAGTCAGACAGAGACCTCCCTCAGCCTGTAAGGGAACATACGCAATGCTCGTCCTCAGCGCAGACAAAGGATTAAAGGCAGTACGCTGCAAAGACGAGAAAGGGAAATGGATTACCCAGTCACTTCTCTTTGCCAAAGACAAATGGGATCAGTCACAAATCCGTAAGTGGATCAAAGACAATGGCTATGTAATCCAGGCTGAAAGATTCGAGAAGCTTCAGACAGTCCCAGTCATTCTGAGACGCTTATTCAATTACAGGCTTGATCTCATTCAAGAGTGGAGGGAGTACTTCATTGAAGGTCTGGAAAAGGCAGACCCGAGAAAGTGGGCATGGTTCAGGTTTGAGTCAAAATATGCCAGATCATCAAAAGGGCGATGGCATCTGAGGGAGTGAAGCCTTTGAAGCCGGGTCAGATTGTATTTCTAATATTGTCCAAGCAGACGTTTGCTCCGGGTCAGGGGACTGGGTAGTGTGGAGACAACGGTTATCGTAGCCGCTGTTTTTGTTTAAGATTGACAAGTGCTATTTCAGATGAAATAGTTTGATAAAATGGAATAAAGGAGATTAAAAATGGCTTATAGCACATTAGGAAAACATGAGATGCTCAAGGCCCTCAAGGGTACAAATCCGACAACTCCAATTACTCATGTAGGATTATATGATGAGAATCCGGTGCTCGCCGGAGTAACCGGTGTTGCTGCTACCGATATATTTACAAAAGTAAGTCACGGATTGTCTAACGGGGATCTTGTGGTCTTGCGTACTCTCGTTGGAGGCGCTGGCCTGCGCGAAGAATATCCGTATTTTGTCATTGGCGTGGCAGGGAATACTTTTCAGCTGTCTGAAACCCCGGGTGGATCAGCCCATAATTTCACAACCGACGTAAGTAGCGTTAGTGTGGTGAAGTTGGTAGAATTGGCAGGTGGGTCACCTGCCTATGCACGGAAGACAATCGCACTCAGCGACCCCGTTGAAGGCTCTATGGACAGTTCTGATCAGCCCGTGCTGGACTGTCCCGCCGGTGCAGTAGTCAATTATGTCGGATTCTTTAGCGCGGTTACAGCCGGAGTGCTATTGGGTCTGGATGATGTGACACAGGAAACTTTCGGAGCTCAGGGAACATATACCCTAACCGATGCGGACTTGGATTTGAACGCATAACGAGATTTCACAAATGGCTACTGTTTTCTGGCTTCCTTCGAGTGGGGCTGCTGAGATTAGTGTAACGCCGAGTTCAGTGATCTGGGATGGACACATTAATGCCGTGAATCGCAAGATGCAATTGACTCGGCAGAATACCGCACTAACACAATTAGATTATGCTCCAGATGCGGCAGATCACTTAACTGATGTTGCCACAATGATTGCACAATTTATCTCAGACATCCTCCCTCCGCAGACTATTGCTGCACAGCAAATCCTCTTAGGGCTTAGAATGCTGGAATCGAATGCGCTCAATAATCTTTATGCAGCCTGGACGCTGTATGCAGTTCCAGCAGCAGGAGGAGCTTCGCTGGGGAACATCGTGGCAATCTTTAAATCCGCCATTGCAGAGATGGCGACTGCCATTACCGGTTATTGCGAAGTCAGGGCGGGGTCATCGCTCATTCTGAATGTGCCATTTCGATTGGTATTGGAAATTGGAGGAGACGGGTTGCCAGTCACTGGTGGAGGACGGCATAACTTTTCCGCCGCCTTCGGTGACCCGTTGGCTACAGGGGCAAACAACTTACCGCAATCTGCTGACAATACGGCTTGCACTCCAATTCTCTTGCTTTCAAATGACCTCAAGTTTCTGCCCGCCGGAAAGGCAAATTATCAAATAGGAGTAGTTTAATATGGCCGCACCATATAATCCACCCAAGAAAAATGAAGATTTCAAGATTCGCATTGCTTTGATGGACGCAAACGATCCGCGTTCATTCAAGTCCTCGCCGACTTTGGCCTCTGGTGATTTCAAAATAGATAAGGATGGAGCGGGATTGAATAACCTCGGGACTATACCAACGAATGTTCCAGCGGCATCCGTGTGTGTTCTGGTTGAATTGTCGGCTGCTGAGATGAATGCCGATGTGGTGACGCTGGTTTTCATCGACCAGACGAGTCCAAAGGAATGGTGTGATTTTGTGTTAAGTATTCCAACAACCGCATAAGGAAACGATGTCATTAAAGATATTTTTTGGTCAATCAGCGCCTGTTGGAGAAGAACATTCTGGCTCTGCCGTAATTTCTGGAAACGGGTCGCTTGCTAATATTATCCAAAAAGGCGGAAAGGGCTCTGCCTTAACATCAGGAAAGGGATTGCTCACGGTTCTCGCCATTGCCGGAATGTTGGGCATTACCTCAATATCTGGCAACGGACAGCAGATTGTAATCGGACAAAAAGCCGTCCAGGCCGATATTGTTATCCAGGGCAAGGGTGAACTCGTCGGCATAGGCAGAAAAGAAGCGAAGGGAATAGAGTTAATTTCTGGTGCTGGGAATCTTGAAGCAATAGGGGAAAAAGAATCATCGGGATTGGCATCGATATCCGGAGGCGGTTCTTTATCAGCTATTGGGTCAGCGGTTGAATTCCATTCTGGCATCGGGGTTGTCTCTGGGAGCGGGGAGTTCGCATCCGAAGGGATAAAAGGCGGCAAGGATGGTTCAGCTATTTCTGGCGGCGGGGTGGTTCCAGCCGATGGTCGGAAGAGTGCTAAGAATTCTTTCGCAACTTCAGTTGGTGGGTTGATAATATCTGAAGGAAAAAAGTCTGCTTATGATTCAGTCATAATCTCCGGTTGCGGCTCTTTAACTGCATCCGGAGTAAGAAAAGAAGGGGAAGAACATGGTGGATCATCCCTTATTTCAGGTGGTGGACTGCTTGCTTTGGAAGGCAGGAAGGCAGGCTTTTCATCGGCGATAATCATCGGCAAAGGTTTGATAACAGAAATTGCTTTAAAAGCAGGAGAGGGGATAGTTGTAATGTCTGCTAGTGGTTCTTTGATTATGCTTGGCAGGGCGGCCCAGCCAATTGTATATAAATATGTGGACAGGTTGATTAAAGGATTCCTTGAAGGAAAGGGAAAAATAAAGGGCTGGTTGGAGAAATGAATATCAAGGGAATTCTCAAAGGGAAAGCACCAATAGAAAGCCAGCTTGAAAAAGAAGTTAAGATTGTCGGGAGAAAAGAGAAGAATATAAGAATCAAGGGTATTCTAAAACTTTTGCCAAGAGGAGGATAAATGGGAAATTGGGAAGTGAAAAAAGGCAAAACGTCGGTTCAAGAGATACCGATTTGTGATAGGAAGGGAGTGCTTCTTCAAAATCTTATAGCTGCCACTGCAATTAAGTTCCAGGTAAAAGAGAAGAAAAGCGACGCGACCCCCAAAATCAGTAAAACGGTCGGCAATGGGATTGCCGTGGATGTTCCTTCAAAAGGATATTTGAGGATTGACCTCACTCCTACAGATACTAATTTGCAGCTAGGAGATTATTTTATGGCTCTGCAAATTGAATGGAGCAAGGATGAGATTTATGAAATTGTACTTGAGATAGAGAATGAGGAAACTGAGATTTTTCGGATTATAGAGGCTATGATTCACTAAGAAATTTTGGTATTAGAGGTAGATAGAAAAATAACATGAGAAGATATCTTTCAGGAGGTGAAAGTATGAAAGACTATAATGACATTCTAACTGCCTATAAGGAGTATGTGGTAGAATGGGAGAGAAGAGAGCAGGATGACAAAGAAACTTACACCTGTGAGTGTGACGAATGCGGAGCGGAAGTGACTTGGGATAAACCCTGTGATGGAGAGCCCTGTCCCGAGAAAGATTGCAAAGGGACTCTGACAGCCGTAGAAGAAGAGAAATGACTAGTCAGGACAGGAGAGCTCATTAAGTCTATAGAGGAAGGCTAAAGAGAGGAGGTCCATAGGGAAAATGCAAACAATTATCGAAGGTGGTCCAGGTTCAGGCCAACACCATAATAAACCCGGAAGGTGGGGTACTGGCGGAGGAGCAGAGAAAGCACCAGAGAAAGGGGATGGGGCAGGAAAACGAATAGGGACAACCGACATAGCAGGGTTGCCTTCTGACATAGGTGACGTTCTGTTGCACACTGCGTATCTTGATAAGAAAGACCTTGGTGCGATAAAGAAAACATATTTGGGGATGACAATCTCAAGGGCTGATCAGATAAGAACTGGTGACCATTTACGTCGGCAGGTGTTAGCTCTTGATAAGACTCTCAAGTCTATCTCATCTAGAGAAGAGCCACGCAGGTTTTATCCGCTTGCTAACACAAGGAGTACTTTTGCAGGATTATTGAGCCGTATCGAGACACAAAGAACTCACGAGGATATTGCTGAGGGGGGTCTCGGTAGCGGACAGCATCACAATAAGCCAGGCCGTTGGGGAACGGGAGGGACTAGCAAGCGAGGAGGTGGAAGTGAAGCTCGCTCAGGATGGGTAAAAGAAACAGGTTCGAAGATAGATAAGATTGCCAAAAAGTATGGCACTGATTCAGCAAGATATCGTCAGGCAAAGATAAGCCTCTTGTGGGACACCAGCCACAAACACGGTCTCGATAGCTGGCAATATAAGTCTCTTCAGAGAAAATTGAGAATGACAGGCAAGGAGGAATTCATGGACTATGGAGAAAAGCTGGCAAATATCGTGATTGATTATGAGAGATTTACAGAGGGAGGGCCAGGAAGTGGTCAACACCATAATAAACCAGGGAGATGGGGAGGAGGCGGGGGTGGAAGTGACAAAAGTCTCCGTCCTCTCGATGTAACCTATCCCAAGTCGGAGCTAAATTCACTTTTTCAGAAAATCCGATCTGCTGATGCTGCCACTAGAGCAGCTCAAGACGTTCATAGAAATCCAAAGGGACACATAGCTCGCAGTCAGAAACTTTCTATCGAATTTTATCTCAAACAGAGCGGGAAGCCCCAAGCCACAGTTGATTCAGCTATGCGAGCATATAGGCGCCTGGGTCGATCAAAAGGCGGTGCTTCTTGGGGGGAAGTAAAAGATATAGTCAGAGGTCATGGTGGGAGTATGTAAGGAGGAATTCATGTCTTATGAAGAAAGATTAGCAAACATTATTAGAGATTATCGAGGGTTCATCGAGGGAGGCCCTGGTTCTGGGCAACATCACAATAAGCCCGGACGCTGGGGAGGGGGTGGGGGAGCGGGTGCACCTGGTCATGGAGAGAGAATCTTGCGCGCTCCAGTATCTGCCAAAGCGGCACCGGTAGCTGGCCGCCCAAGGTTTTGGGCCTATTCTGGGCGCTTTGCGGCAAAAAGCGCCCGTGCCTATAAGAAACAATATCAGAGAGTCGAGAAGGGCATAGTCAAGAAGGCTACCGGAGCTGCTATTGGAGCAAAAAGGTTCGGAAGTGCAGGGGCTAAGGCAGCACTTCAAAAGTGGAATCAGAGATTGGCAAGAGTCAGAGCATTGAGACCTAAGAGCGTTCCAGCGAATCCCAGATGGAGAGTAAAACCCTCTATGTGGGCTGCTAAGTCACTTTGGACACCCCTGAGATAAATATAACAGACACGCTGTCAGTTTGAATCATGCCAATAAGGCAGTGTTCCAATGGGAAGTGGCATATCGGGAAAGGCCCGTGTGTCTATGACTCTAAGGAAAAGGCTCTCAGGGTCTTTCGGGGGCTTCTAGCAAAAGGGATAATCAAGGCGGAAAGTGACGAAGGCCCATTCATCGAAGAACTCTTTGATGAAATAGACTGGTATTGGTATGAGTCAAGCAAATCCCTAATGGGGGCAGGGCTTGTGGGAGACCCAGAGCGAGATATGTTCACGCAGGCTTTTGTCTCAGTCGGGGGGTTTGATAAAACTGCCTATAGAGCATCCCTTTCAGGATATCAAAAGCTGCGAAAAGGTTTTGAGCTTCAGATTCAGGATATAGTGCAAGCTGTGGGTGAGGGAGGACTTTCTATAAAAACAGCAGCAGAGCGCTTCAAAGATTTTGGGACTGATGCTTACCAACAGGCTTTCAGATATGGCGGAATGAGAACGGGGAATCCCTATTACAAAGATATGGGGCTGACAACCGTCGATATGAAATTCGGAGTAACAGCCCAACAAGCAGAGCAGCGATACTTACAGCGATTTCTTGCCAACATTCAGGTAGGGACTTCAACCCAAAGAAAACAGGAAGCTGTTTTTTCCTCCTTGTCAGCTTCGGTTAGAGCGCAGGAATATGCTAAATCCTTAGATGCACAGTTTTGGAATGGCTATGTTGCTTGTGCTCCTGAGCAACAGCTCATTCATTGGCAGCTTGGGCATCCTATATCCGATCACTGTGATGATTGCATTGAATTAAACGCAGGCAGTCCCTACACCCGATCGACTCTACCAACAGTCCCAAGGGCAGGCGACACTGTTTGTCTTTCTCGTTGTTATTGCTCGCTTGCTTATGTGAACCCAGGCTTTGGCACCGAACAGCCAGGAGGATTTGGAGGGTTTGGGGCAGCCCCAGAAACAGGAGTATCAAGGACAGGATTAGAGAGTTCCTCTTGCTTAGTGGCAACTGAAGAAGGAGGGCCTGTCTCATCTGATGTCGTGCGCCTCTTTTCTGATCTCTTTGACGAGATGAATCTCCTTCGAGCAAAGATGTCTTTATCTTCAGGAGATGAGCTTGCCCAGTATGCAGCATCTAGGAAGCTTGTCAATGCTGAGATTATTCAGCTTCAGCAGTCTTATAATGTGAGAGCTGTTCCTCGTTGGAGCTCAGGGGATGTCGTTAAGAGGGCAGAAGCACTGAGGAATCGGGGTCTTGAGTTAGTCAGAGAAGTTTGGAAATGTCCCATTGGCTGGGGTGAGGCTGTGATAGAGGAAGGCGGGCCTGGAAGCGGACAGCATCATAATAAACCCGGAAGATGGGGAAACAGAACAGCCTTAATCTTTTATCATAGCACTACAGCCGAGGCAGTAAATAGCATAAAGAAGAATGGAATTGTCCCTGGTGGCGTTCCTGGTGGTTTTGGGCAGCGGAATTTCCCTGACTATTACTATACTGGGGAGAGGGCTAATTCAGTTTTTATGTGTTCTACACTCTTTGATGCAAAGTCATGGGGCAAGGTTATCGGTGATGAACTTCGAATGAAATTTAGTCTAAGGGAGCAGCCAAAAATCATTGTTTTTGAAGTGAGAGTGCCAAAGAAGACGGAGATGATCGCAGATATACACGCTCCCAAGGGGTCTTATTATGTCAAAGGGCGTATTCCTCCTTCTTGGATTGCCGCCGTCCATAAGGGTGACTATGAAACAGAGGAAGCGTTGGCTAAGGGAGACGAAAGCATTTTCTATGTTCCTCTCATTTTTGTTCTGTCTCCAATGAGCGGAGAGAAGGCTGTGATAGGAGAAGGTGGGCCAGGAAGTGGTGAGCATCACAACAAACCAGGTAGGTGGGGAGCTGATAGCAGAATGGGAGTAATGGGAGTAGCAGGCGCCTCTCCAGATAAAATAAAGAATCTTTTAGCGTCAAAAGGATTCCTTTTTAATACAATCGAAAAAAAGGGAGAGATCTACATTGCTCATAAAGAATTCTTTCTTTCACACGGAGGGTCTTCTGAGAAGGAGGCACTCAAGATTCAAAGGGCGATCCCTGGTGCTAAGATTATCGATCATGGTGAGCGATGGTCAACTTTTCGTCGCCCTGGAAGACCTTTGACCCAGAAACAATCTCATTGGTGGGTAAAATTTACACTTCCTGCTAAAAAGGCTGAATCTCTTGAAGAAGAGAGGGAAAGTCATATGGCTAAACTAATGCCCGGACTCCGATTCTTAAAGAGCAAAATCCTCTTGGAGCAGTTCAGAGCTAAAGGCCCATGCATAAGGCTTGGGATGGTCGTCTGGGAGTGTGTAGGAGTCAATATTAGAGTAGGAACTGTGACGAAGATAGAAGGGAACATGGTCACAATAAAAAGGCCACAAGGAACATTCATGACGACACCCGCAGATTCTGTTCTTTTGACTGAACCCACTCCAGCAGAGCAATTGCCTCTCACTTTTGAAAATGCAAAGGTCGTTAGAGAAACACCTATTGCAAGAGGCGGACTTAATGAATCAATAACAGTGGAACTCGAAGATGGCTCTCGCGGAATTTATAAGCCTATTAAGGGCGAGGATCCAACATGGGGAGGACGCTTAGACTTATTTGACGAATCAACAGACGCAGCAAGACGTGAGACCTTCTCTTATGAGTTGGATAAGAGACTCGGCTACAATATCGTTCCTGAGACTGCTCTCAAAGAAGGTTCAAGGGGTGCTGGCTCAGTTCAGAAACACCTAGGTGCCGAGGCTATGACACTCGAAGAGTGGAAACACATGAGCGCAATGGGAGCGATTCCCGATCTCACTGTTGAGGCAAAGCTTCAGTTAAAGAAAATTGCTTTGTTTGATATGCTAATTGGAAACACCGACAGGCACATCGCAAATGTTCTTCTTACAAAGGCGCGTGAAGGGCAGGCAAGATTGTGGGCAATAGACAATGGCTATTCTATGGCTCTTAGGAACGTCAGTGATGCGTATCAGAGTCTTCCATTTGAGCTTGTCAGAGGCGAACCTATTCCTAGAGAACTCTTAGCAAGGGTTGAAAGATTGGTTGAGAGAAGGAAAGAGATAAACACTCTCGCAAAGAAGTGTGGCATTGAAGATTCTGCTATGAAACACTTTTGGGCTAGAGTAAAGAACATTTTGAAATCCAAGAGATTTGACTATCATGTCTTTGACTCTTGGTGGACAGGAACATGAAAAGAGTAGATGTCTTTATGGTGGAGCCTACCGGTCATGAATATGTCATTATGGCATTTGGCTGGGATGGCAAGACTATCTCGGTCATTGAAGACAGAATGAATGGCTTAGCCTCATTTGTTCTTAAGAAAGGAATTTCTGGAATGAGAGGCAAGAAATTCAGTGCGAAAGATGGCGAGAAATTCCTTGAGAATCTGCAATACGCTTATTCTAGCGGATACCGCAGAGCTACTAAGCCATATGAATGGAAGGCATAAAAGAAAGGAGGTGCTTGACAAGTTAATATTTCCTGCTACGATTCAATTAAATTAACAAGGAGTGACTGAATGGCTGAAAGTCTTTGGAAAGAGTTACGTGAAGATTTCTTTGAGGAACTTAACTTTGAAGAAGTCACTGACCCATCCGGTAAGGGTGAGCCTAGGATACGCGTAACTGCTGTCGTTCAGGAAGCGGACACAGTCAACAAAAATAAGCGAATTTATCCCCGTGAGACATTGGATGATGCGGTTCAAGCTCTGATGCCCCTTATCAAAGAGAAGAGAGTCTTTTGTGAGGTTGATCATCCTGAATTCAAGGGCAAACTCAAAGAGACATCTCACCTCGTCACTGACCTTAAGTGGAATCCTCTGAAGGGGAAAGAAAATCAGCTTATGGCTGATCTTCTGGTGCTGAATACTCCTCCAGGACTCGTCCTGAAGGAAATTCTTAGAGCGGGTGGCCGTCCTGGCCTCTCTTCAAGAGGCAAGGGTAAAAGCGCTCCGTTGACTATGCCGGGCGTTGGTGAGGTAGAAAAGATTGAAAAAGGGTATAGGTTTAATGCTTTTGATGTTGTCATTGACCCATCAGTGCTGACTGCTCAAATAAAGCAGTACATAGAAAGCTCTGAAGGGCAGAATTCAGAAACGGAGGTTAAAACTATGAATCTTGAGGAACTCAAGAAAAATCATCCCGATCTCGTAGAAGCTCTCAAGAAAGAGTTGAGGGAGGAAGTTAAAACTGACCTCGATGCCGAATTTCAGAAACAGCTGACAGAGCAGAAGACGCGCGTCACCGAGCTGGAAACTGAGCTGAACGAAAAGGACGCGGAGATCGAGCGCCATCTCACAACCATCAATGCCATCGCTGAGATTCTCACTACCGGTGAGTATCTGAAACCAGCAGGTGATCAGACAGCAGAGGATACAGACAAGCTGGCCATGAGAGAGAAAATCGACGAACTGGAAGATAAACTCACAGTAGTCAACACTAGCCTTAAAGAGAAGGAAGACAAAGTCAAGAAAATCGAGGACGAGAGGAACGAGGAGGCCGTTCTGACATATCTCACAGAGAAGACAAGTGACTTTCAGTTTGGTGCGTTGATGAAGACCAAGATTCTCGAACAGAAGCCAAAGACCAAAGCAGAAGTAGATGAGGCTGTTAAGAGCTACAAAGAGTTTGTCGAGACTCTTCAGAAAGACCTTGGTCCAGGTGGCCTAAAGGGAAAAAGTAGAGGCAAAACTTTCATAGAGGGTGCAGGTGAGGAAGAAGTTAAGAAATTGCACAGCAGAGTGCAGGCTCTTGGGGGTGTAAAACTCAAGAGGGAGGAGAAAAGATGAACATTTTTGAGGAACTGACAGAACATCTAGCTGTTAGTCACAGAGAGAGTCCAGAGCGGAAGATGCTCATGGAAGACCCTGTCAAATTCTTTGCTGAAAGCTACAACGCTCTTATAGCAGACCTAGACCCAGGGAAAATCGAGGCGGGTGATATGAGCCGTGACTTCGTCATCGCAAAGGTTTTGGAAAACGAAGCAAAGCACCTTCTCGAAGCTACAACCACAACAGGAGAGATCAGCACCTTCACAACAGTCGCTATGCCCCTGGTAAGGAAAATCTTTAACAGGCTAATAGCAATGGACTTGGTCTCAGTCCAGCCCATTGACCAGCCTACAGCCAAAATCTTCTATCTCGATTTCAAATACCATGATGCACCAGCTGGAGGTTCGGCAGGAGACTCGGTTGCAGACATCAGAGACAAGGATTATTCTACATCCGCAGAGACAGGGGCCGTCAAAGAAATTGACATGGAAATCACTGACGAGACAGTGACTGCTATTGAGAAGAAGCTCAAGGCAAAATGGACAGTTGAACTCGAGCAGGACTTGCAGGCCTATCATAAGCTCTCAGCAGAGACTGAGTTGACAAAAGTGTTGCAGGACCAGATCGTGCGAGAAATCGACGGTCTAATCATTGCTTGCCTGCTTGCAGGGGCTACAGGGACAGGAACCGGCCTCGGAACAGGTGCTGGAAACGTGAACTGGAATATTAACGGTTACTTGGCGGGCGACACTACAACCACTTACAGAAAAGACTACAGAAAGACAATCTATGAAGCCATCATCGACGCCAGCAATCTCATTTTCAAAAAGAGATTCAATTATGCCACCTGGATTATCGGCCACCCGGACGCAGTTGTCAGGCTCGAAAAGCTCGAAGAGTTCAAGACCAGCGAAAACGGACAGCCAGGCGAATACACAATCGGAAGGCATCTTGTCGGAACCTTGAATGACAGATTCAAGGTCTACAAAGACCCATTCTTCCCAGTTGCAAACAAGCTCTTAATGGGCTATAAGGGAGAAAATTGGACAGACGCTGTGGGGTTCTACTCTCCCTACATACCGCTGTATGTGACCCCAAAAATCATCGACGCAGACGATTTCATTCCGAGAAAAGGCTTGATGAGCAGATTCGCTTATGGCACTCTCATCAAAGATGGACTGGCAACAGTCACGCTGACTACAAGCTGATTTTAAAAATAGAAGCGTAATAAAGCGAAAGACGGCACTACTGAGGTCTTTCAAAGTAAAGAAGCGGTAGTGCCGTCCTAGCTTACACGGTGGAGGTTATGGTTGAAAGTCTTCAATAGAGGCTCCCCAGAGGTTTTCTACGATGAAAAAATGGAGCCGACTGAGATTCCTTCTCGTTTTTTGGCAGACATTCGCTTCACTGCCTATGACAGTCCCAAACTTGAAATCTTAAAAGCTTTCAAATCTGTTTTTCAAAAAAACAGTCACATTATCTTTGTCAGACGATATGCTATGGGAGACAGTCTCATTTTTCTCCCCGTAGCTCGGCAATTCAAAGAAGAATATCCGGGAAGGAGACTCTCATTTGTAACGTCGTTTGATATTCACAAATCGGGGTTGCTCCAAAACTTTAATGAGGGAGTTTTGGATGGGATTAGCTACACTCTTTCTCCTATAAGTAATGGAAAAACCGTCGGAGTTTTGATGGATGGTCTCCTTGAAAGAGATCACACTGATGAGAGCTACTCACACAAGAATCGGCTTGATATTTATCGGGATTTTCTCGAATTAGATTCTTCAAAGCCCGTTGTTTGGACTTCAAAGACGCCCCCAGTTGGGCTTGCAGGAGTGCTTTTCTGTTCTTCAGGGACTAACGAAAGAAAAACTTTGCCTCCTGATACAGCAGAATTCATTGCTAAGAATCTTGAAAGGAAATATAAAACCCTCATTCACATAGGAGAGAATAGGAGGATCGATCCTTTCAAGCTTCTAAGCTTTACTGAGAGAGCAAGGGTGATAGTAACTGTTGATACAATGCCTCTTTGGCTCGCTCACTTTACTCGCACCCCAGTTGTTCTCATTACGGGGCCTTCTTTAGGAGATGTAAGGCTTTCGAGGCATCCACTGTATCCCGATGGGGTAAGAGAGGTGAAGCTCTGCTCTGAAGTAGGCTGTGAGCCCTGCTTTGAGAGAGGCGAGAAATGCTCAATGACAATTAAATGTTTGAAGGAAGTCCCAAAAGCGAGAGTCTGGGAGATGGTTGAAAAAGCTACTGAGGAAGTGATATGGAAGACCCGCTGAGAAAAACAGAGGGAGCAGTGTTTAGAACACCACATGGCAGAATGTTTGTAAATAGAGGAAAGGCTCCGGAGATTTTCTATGATTCTAATATGGAGCCCATAGTTATTCCTCCTGGAGGGGCAAGGTTTGAGGCTATTATAGGCAATCTCGATTTCGGTCAGTTCTTTCTTTCTCCTGAGCTCTGGAACGCTTATAAAGCTACACAGGAAATTTCTGCATCTAAAGGAAGCATGAGAGTTTTGATAGATGTGGGGCTGGTGGACAGATACGGCGATCACCTTTTATCAACGATTTTCCCAAAGGCGTATAAAGATGCTTACGGAGATAAAGTGACAGTTGAGGTGGGAGTGATGAAAGCATTTGAGTCGGTATGGAGAGGGAATCCCTATGTAGATGCTACTCACACTCGCAAAGAAAAAGGACTCTTTGAACTTCCTGGCTTCGACATCAGAATCAATGCCAATGACCTAGAACTCAAATTCAGAGAGAAGCAACTTCGAGGACAGAATGAGGCTTATGAGCATCGCTCTGACATTCTCCTCAAAGCTCTCGGACTGTTTGTTATTGACAGAATTCCGGTCTATGAAATAAGTGACGAAGAAAGGGAGTGGGCTAAGAGTGTTCTAAAAGGACTTAGCAGGCCACTTATCGGAGTCGGTCTGCATTCGGTTGGCAAATGCAAGATTTATCCAGGGATGCCCAAGGTGATAGAGAGAATCAAACAGAAGGGCCTCGGAGTTATTATTCTAGACAAGGTAGAAAATGGAAAGTTTGATTATTCTTTTAGAGAGATGGCAGCCTTAGTTTCCCAGTGTAATGTAGTAATTTCTGTAGACTCGGCAATCCTCCACATTGCTGGGGCTCTTAAAAAGAGAATCATAGGTGTCTTTGGAAATACAGACGGGAAGATTTTCACGGAAGATTATGAAAAAGCTCTCGTCATTCAGGCTCCGTGTGCCTTGCGAAGGAAGGAAACTCCCTGTTGGTGGACTGTGGATTGTCTTCCGGGGAAAAGTTATCAGGAGAAGGAGCAGGCAGGAGTGGCTAAGTGTCTCGATCGATTGTCTCCAGAGAAAATTATGGAGACTTTGGAATGTCATTTAAAAAAACCGAGGAAACTTCTCATGACCATGTTGACTTATAATCTCAAAGAGATGACTTCTAAAGCCTTGGCCTCGATACAAAGTTTCCATGACTATGAGATTTTTGTTGTTGATAATGAGTCAACCGATGGGACGCAAGAATGGCTTAAAAAACAGAGAATCAGCTTTGTCTCAAAGAAAACCAGTGTGGCAGAGGCTCAAAACATAGCTATGAAGAAATTCATGGAGGGAGACTATGACAAACTTGTCCTTTTGAACAATGATCTAGTTCTCCGATATGATACGATAAATAGACTCATGGAAACTGCCGAGAAGATAAAAGCCTTTGGGATAACAGCTACACCCATGGAGCGGATAGCACCTTGGGATATCAATAGCACCAAACCCCAGTCTCATGATGTAGCAGTTATAGCTGATATTCCTGCTGGTTCCTACTCTTGTACGGTCTTTTCGAGAGAGTGTATTGAGAAAGTAGGATTCTTTAATGAGCGTTTCAAACCTCGTTACATCGAAGACAATGATTACACGCTGCGAATAAGACTTGCGAGGGGGCAGTTTGTCCAAGATTATGGAGCTATTTACTATCATGCTTTGGGTGGAGTTGTAAAATCGAATCGGGAAGAAGGCAAGAAACACATTGAGAATTGGAATAAGAATGTGGCACTCTATCGTGAGATATGGGGAATTGATCCCCATGAAAGACAGCAGCTTTCTAAGTTAGGCCCTGAGTGGCATGGGGGAATGCCTATTTCTGATATCCAAGACTCTCTAAAGAAGGAAAGGCGTGTTACAGTATTAATCAAAAGGGGAATGGGTGGTTATGGAGACATTCTCTTTTCGACTGTTATTGCAAGGGAGTTAAAAGCTCTGGGTAAGAAATGCAGAGTAGTTTACGCAGTGCCGGATCGATATCGGTGTGTTTTAACAAACAATCCGAACATAGATGCAATTTATCTTCATGATAATCCTGTTCCTGAGGGTTGTTCCTACTCGATTGATATCACAGATGTAGAATTCAGGATAGAACAGATAGAGATGCAGAAATACGGGGAGATAAAGAGTCCGAGGACTAAGATTTATCTCAATCTCATTCATTCAGATTCTGACAATCTTAAGCCTGATTATTTTGTAATGGACGAAGAGAGATTGTGGGCGGAGCGACTGTGGAAGATGCCGGAGAAGAAAAAGAGGATATTGATAGTTGAGAAGGGGAGCAACAAACTCAAGGTTTGGAAGCCTATTCGGTCTCTTGGAATAAAACTTGCCAACCAACATAGTGTCGTAATCTCATTCGAAGACGACACTTCTTTTACTTTTCGGCAGGCTGCTGCTCTTGTTTCATTAGCAGACTTAGTTGTTTCACCAGATAGCGGTTTGTCTAATCTGGCAGGAGCATTGAATGTTCCAGTTCTGACTCTCTTTAGCAACAGAAACGGAAGTGTCTTTTCAAAAATGTTTAAGTCAATGAGACCAATACAGGGAAAGTGTTCGCTCTTTCCCAAAAGGAATTATTGTGATTTCTTTACTCCGTGTCTTGGCTCTGGTCCCCACAGAGCAAAAGAGAATATTAGAATTCCTGACTGTATGACGCATTTGGACTTAGAGCAGGTGTTGAAAGTGGCAAAAGAGATGTTGGAAGCAGACAGATGAAACTTTATGTGGGCATGATTGCTTACAATGAGGAAGTTTTTATAGACGCAGCTATTAGGAGTGTTTATGACCGTGCTGATCGTATTTTTGTCATGGATGGTTCCCCTTGGGGTGCATCTACAGACAGAACGGCAGAGATAGCCAGAAGAATTGGAGTCAAAGTGCAGGTTATTAGCGGGACTTTTAGGAATGAGGCTGGACAGACAGATCATAAGGTTATTCAGAGAAGAGCTTATCTGTCTCTCATGCCAAGAGATATTAACTCTTGGTGTGTACTTCAAGACGCTGATGAGATGTGGTCAGAAGAAAATATTAAGCGTCTTTCAAGTCATATGAAAAGCCTCCCCCAGACTTGTCTTGCTCTAGCTTACAATTGTATTCACTTTTGGAGGGACGACAAACATATTATTACAGGCGGGGCATGGAGCAGGCCAAGGGAGATTTCAGCCTGGCGGCTTTGTGGTGGGATGACACACATAACGCACAACCGTGTAGGAATTCCTGGAGTTTCTGAATGGACTCACGCTCTCAGCCCAACACGTATGTATCTTAATGATGTGACTTTCCATCACTATGGACATGCAGTCTCGAAAGAGAAGAAATTCTGGAAGCTCCGTTACTATGTAGAGCGAGGGGATTTCAGGAAGACAGGCTATGGGGTTACTGAATGGGAGAGATTTTGTAGGGAAAAGGCAGAACCAGAATGGGCAAAGGTGTTTAACGTATCGGGTGTCGTGTCTTATACGGGCGAACACCCAGAGACTATAGAGCCTATCAGACAGAAACTGTGGGGAATCGGTGGGGCATTGGAGGCTAAGTGACACACGTTACTGCTGTTATTGCATCACACGCTCGCATTGAGAGCCTCCAACAAGCTATTCTCTCACTGTTAGAGAACGGCTATGCCAACCTCTCAGTGTTGATTATAGCCGATGGGAATGAAAAGCTGTTGGAAACAGTAGCGAAAATGGATGTAGGACTGCTCTTCAATCTGTATAGGAGAGACTATGTCTTTTCAATGAACCGAGCTATGCCCTTTGTCTCAGATGCAGCACTTTATGCTTCAGACGACCTCTGTTTTCCCAAAGGTTTTATAAAACAGGCTGTGAATAGGTTAGAGAATGAGTTTCCAGACAAATTGGGTCTTATTGGCTTCAATACGCTCTCTACTCCAAAAAACACGCCGTTTGCCTTTGGTCTGATGGGAAAGGCCTTCATAAATCAGTTTCCAAATTATCAGGTTTTCTGTCCTGATTACATTCACTATGGTTCTGATACGGAGATGGGAATGTTTGCACAGAAGATCGAGAGATTTCACTTTATGGAAGATATAAGTGTTGAACATCATCGGGACAAAGACCTGACATATAAACTGGCAAATAAAGTACGAGAAAGAGACCGAAGAGTTTACCTAGCAAGGTCACAACGGGGGTTGCTATGGGGAAGGGACTTTGGAAGGTTGGAGAAATGAAACCGCTTTGGGAATCCTATCTATGTCACATTGACATTACCAATGTCTGTCTCAAGGCTTGCCTCTACTGTGACAGATATATTAGACATACTCGTAAGGATCAGCAATTTTTCATGTCCTTCGAGGAAGTTGAACGCGCCTTGGACTCTCTTGAGGGATGGCCAGGACTGATAGGAATAATAGGTGGTGAACCAACTATTCACCCTCAATTTGTTGAAATCTGCCATCTCATCAAGAAACGAGGGTTAAAGACAAAAACCCAACTGTTCACGATGGGCGGGCAGAAATACAAAGACTGTCTATCTGTGATAAGAGATTCGTTTTCCCACATCAACTATAACCCACACGACCTCCATCAGTTGGATGTTTGTGTCCATCAGCCAATCACGATTGCTATCCAGGATGTCGTTGAGAATAAGACATATCGGGACAAACTTATAGATGAGTGTTGGGCACAAAGGACCTGGTGTCCAACAATAGGGCCCAAAGGAGCTTTTTTCTGTGAAATCGCTTATGCCCTTGACCTAGTGCTTGATGGAGAAGGGGGTTTTCCTGTTGAGCACGGTTGGTGGAACAAAACCCCCGATGAGTTCAGAGATCAGGTTGATAGATATTGTGGCCATTGCGGTTTTGCTATTCCAATGGAGAGAGAGAAGATTAACGAGAAAAAGGAGAAGATGTCCTCGGGGCTCCTTCAACTATTTAGAGACCGCGGGCTTCCGTGTCTTTCAGATGAAGATGTGAGTCTTTTTGACCAAAAGCTTACAATCGAAGAGATGGAGAGAGCTAAAGAGAATTGGGATCCAGGCAATTATCGTCAGGATTTGAGATCAGATATGAAGCATGGCTGGAAGAGACGAGAGCAACCTGGCGGAAGATATAAAGGAGAACGACCATCGAAGTGAAAATAACTGTTGTTACGGCTTGGTACAATGAGGCATTTTTAGCACCATTTTTTCTTGGTCATTACAGATTTGCTAATGAGATTCTTGTCATTGTGGATGCTGACACGGATGATGAGACGGTCGAAATTTGCTCTCGCTATCCCAATGTCAAAATTGATTATTTTCGCTATCCTAATCTCTTTAACTGTCTCCAACAATCTGAGAACATAAATAAGACAGTTTCGGGTCTGAAGAGCGATTGGGTGATATATGCAGATGCTGATGAGCTTATTTTCCCAATGGGAAACCGAGATGGATGGAGGGAAGCTCTGGGACAGGCGGATGGTAATCTTCTCTATGCGTGGATGTGGCAGGTTTATAGGCACATTAATGATAAGGACTTAGACTCATCATCGCCAGCGATATGGCAACGTCGACATGGTGATCCAAATAGAACCAGAGGCATAAACGCTATGTATAGGAAGCCAATCATTGTAAAGCCTGAGGTTGGAATTGAATGGGTTCCGGGGTTTCACGCTTATCGGAAGAATCTCAAAATACAGGTTTCAGAAACAAGGTTTGATGGAATTCATTGGCAGATGGCAGACCCTGATATGGCAGTGCAGAGGAGGATTAAGAATCAACGTGACAGACAAAGCAAGGAGAACTTAGAGAGGAGATGGGCTTGGCAACACCATCATATTACTGAGACAGATATAAGGAGTGAATGTGAAAGGCACCTTCATGACCCCCAGCTATTTTAAAGAGTGAGGATATTGATGCTAAATATTGAAACATTTAACAAGCTCTTTAACTCTTTTGCTCCCAGTCAGCAGAGAGAGGAATGGAGGGGCTTTCTTGAGTTTGTGGGAGCGTATTTTAGCAACAGGGGCATCGTAAAGCCGATAGTGGTAGAGATAGGGATAGAGAAGAACCGTCAGAAACTCTTTTATGAGGGAATTTTGAACGCTGAACACATTGGGATTGATATTCATAAAGATCTTAACCCTGATATAGCGGGAGATTCCCATAATGCAGGGACGGTGATGCTGTTGGAAGAGCGGCTAAAAGGGAGGCAAATTGACCTTCTGTTTATAGATGCCTCTCATCTTTATGAGTCCGTAAAGGAGGATTACAGGCTGTATGAGCCACTAACCAGGCACATTGTTGCTTTCCATGATGCGATGACCGTAAATAAACAGAATCCCAGCACCGTTGAAGTAAAAAGGCTTTGGGGAGAAATAATGAGAGATGAGCGTCGCTATCTGAAGGTTCTTTTCTCCTTCAAACCAGACTGGATGGGAATTGGATTGATAATAAAAGGCTAAATCAGCATGAATGTAATTTTAATGATAACTGACTCACTCAGAGCTGATCATGCTTATAACTCTGAGCTTATGCCCAATCTCAATGAATTTGCCAGAAGACACTGTATTAAATTTAATAGGGCTTATACTACCGCTCCCTGGACGCTTGCAGCCAACGCCTCTCTGTTGACATCACGGTATCCGACAGATATTGGCGTTTCAGACGCTACAAGGAGTGTGCTTGACGGAGTGTTAATGGAACATCGAAAGTTCTTCACTCCTAAGCTTAAAAAAGGGTGGTGGTTACCCTCAGTACTTCAAGAGTGGGGCTATTACACAATGGCTAAAATGGGAGGAGGGTGGGTATCAGGCGCATTCGGGTTTGCAAATGGATTTCATTGTGTCTCGCAGTGGGATTGGGTTTATCTTGATGTTAGTGTCTTTGCAGGGATTGTCTTAGAAGGCGGAATGAATGATATTCGTAATCAGAAGACAGCGTGGTTCTTCTACTCTCAGGATTTTGATTGTCATGAGCCTTACGGGCCCTGGAAGCGTGAGAACTCGGTCAGGAATGAGAAAATAGAAGGTGAAAAGACATCAGCTGTGGCTTTCTCTGAATCACAACGACAGGATTTTGTCAGAACCTACTATAAGGATGCCTGCTCTCAATATGATAAGAAACTGGGAAGGATTTTTGCTTTCTTGGAAGCAGGGAAGTTCTTAGAGAACACTGCTGTTGTTTTCCTTTCGGATCACGGGGAAGAACTTTGGGAGCATCAGTATGGAGGACACGGATACAATTTATATGAGCCAGTTGTCAGGATACCACTTTTACTTCATTATCCTGGAGTCAAATCCAGGGAGGATGAAGGAATCTGTTCAATAGTCGATGTTGGAGCGACTCTGTTGCGAGTGGGATATTGGGGCAAAGGAAGAAACCTGCTTATGCATGGCTCAAGGAATCGGGCTTTTATGGAGATGAAGAGAGAGAGAAAATTTCATAAGAGAAGAAGAGTTAGTGGCCCTGCTCCATTTATTCATACCGGTAAAAGAGGCGTCGTAACAAATGATTACAAATACATTCTTAGCACGGCCCACGGAGCAAAAACTGACGAATGGGAGGAGCTTTACTGTCTGAGAGACGATCCCGAAGAGAATAATAACCTGTATATTGGACCCGGAGTCTCTCCCACCTCTTTTTACAGGGATGGGATGAGAAACTCCATTTTTAGAGAGATTAACTGGGGAGAGGAAATTGAGTGAGCGAGTGTTGGTTACAGGCGGTGCAGGATTCGTAGGAAGTGTTTTAGTTCCGCTTCTTCTGGATAAAGGCTACAAAGTGAGGGTCTTCGATAGCCTTGAATATGGCCTTGACCCTCTCTTTGGGTGTTTTCTCCGTAAAGGATTTGAGTTTGTAAGAGGCGATGTCCGCAACCAAGAGTCTGTCATTGCTACAATGCGTGGTTGTGATGCTGTCATTCACTTGGCAGGTCTTGTTGGTTTCCCACTATGTAAGAAGGACGAGAAGAGGGCCTTTGATATTAACACAGCAGGTTCAAACATTGTGGCAAACGCCTGCAGGCGAATGAATCCCTCTCCCAAACTCTTGTTTGCCTCTACTGGCTCTGTCTATGGCAATGTTGAGGGATTGTGCATGGAGGAAACCCCACTTCATCCACTAACCATCTATGGTATGACTAAAGCTGAGGCTGAAAAACTTATGAGAACCGAACTTTCAGAAACCGTCATTTATAGATTTGCAACTGGCTATGGGGTGTCCCCCAGACTGCGTCTTGATTTGCTTATCAATGATTTCTGTTACCGAGCCATCAGGGATCGCAATCTTATTGTCTATGAGAGGCACTTTAGACGCACTTTCATTCATGTAGTGGATATGGCCTTGTCTTTCATTTTTGGCTTACAGAATTACGAGAGGATGAGAGGCGAGACATTCAATGTTGGCTCTGAAGGACTGAATCTGACGAAGCAGGAGATAGCCGAAGCTCTGGCTAAGCGAACAAAATTCTATCTCCATTACGCAGATGTAGGACACGATGAGGACAAGAGAGATTATGGTGTTAGCTATGCAAAGATTCACCGGGTTGGATTCAGAACGAGTGTTTCGCTCGGGGAAGGAATAACCCAGCTTCTTGCCTTATTCCAGGATTTTGAATTAAAACCACAGTATTCCAATGTGTAAGGGAGAAAAATATGAATCTTAAAGGGACAAAGGTCATTCTCACAGGAGGGAGCGGTTTTCTTGGCAGAAGGATTCGTGCTTTGTTAGAAAAAAGAGGGGCAACAGTCTTTGTCCCTAGAAGCTTTAGCACAGCAAATCTCATTGAATTTAAGGAAACCCTGCGTTACTTCTCCGATATCGAGCCTGATATAGTCATTCACGCAGCAGCCTATTATGGGGGTTTGGGAATTAATGCCAAATACCCTGCCAGGATTTACTTTGAGAATCTGGTCATGGGAGCAAATGTCATAGAAGCGAGTGTCAAGGTTGGCGCAAAGAAATTCATAGGCATAGGAACGGCCTGCTCATATCCAGGGTATCTTGAAGGCACTCTCTCGGAGGGCAGTCTCTGGAATGGCCCTTGTCACGAAAGTGTTCGTTGCTATGGAATGACAAAGAAAATGATGCAGATTCAATGTGAGGCATATAAGAAACAGTATGGATTTAACGGCATTCACCTTCTATTAGCCAATCTGTATGGCGAATGGGATTCCTATAACCCAGAGCGCTCCCATGTCGTTGCAGCTCTAATCCGTAAGTTTGCCGAGGCTGCAATGAAGAATGAGCCAGAGGTTCACTGCTGGGGAACAGGAGCTCCCATTCGTGAGTTTCTGTATGTTGGGGACGCTGCTGAAGCGATAGTTCTGGCCGCTGAAAAATATGACGAAATAGAGCCTTTGAACATAGGAACCGGCATTGGCACCTCTATAAAAGAGTTAGCCGAAACCATTGGTACTGCGGCTGAGTTTAAAGGAAAGATAGTCTGGGAGAGTGATAAGCCAGACGGACAGCTTCGCAAAGTTTTTGATGTTTCAAGAATGAAAACGCATCTCGAGTGGGACCCACCAACATCAATACACGACGGGATTGGAAAGACTGTTTGCTGGTTTCGAGAAAATTATTCTCTCGCGATTCAGAGGTGGTAGATGTGGAAAGAAGCGTTGCATCCTTTTAGCTCTTTTAACGCAATGAAAATCCTAGCCTGGCGGGAGAATCTCACAAAGATTTTAAGCTGGATAGAGGGTGATGGAGAACTCCCTCCGCCAGTGATGCTCACAGTCGATCCTACCAACCTCTGCACTGTGAATTGTAAGTGGTGCAAAAACAGGGATTTTCGCAGTCAGTTTGGAGTTTCTATCCCTGATGGAGAGTTTGTTTCCATTCCCCAAAGTGTTGCTGAATGGGGCGTGAAAGCCATACTTCTCTCTGGTGGTGAGCCGCTCTTACATCCTAAGATAACAGAATTTATAAATGGCTGTGGTCAAGCTAAATTACAGATAGGATTAAAGACAAACGCTGTTGGACTATCAAAACCCACTCTTCGGAAGGCAGTCCTTTCCTTTTGTGATTGGATCGGCATTTCTGTTGATGCTGCAACTGCCAATACCTATCTCAAAGCCAAACGTGCTCCGGCAAACGCCTTTGAGAAAGTCATAGCTAATGTTAAGTGGCTTGTAGAGAACAGAGGAGAGACTAAGAAGCCCAGAATAACTATGAAGTTCCTGATTCATCATCTGAATTACGGGGAGATGTTTGCCTTTGCGGATTTGGGAAAGAATCTTGGTGTCGATGAGATTCACTATAGGCCCGCCTATATTCCAAAATATCGGTTTACAAGGGGAGTGAGGAAGACAGCAGAATACTATCTCAGAGAAGCGCGAAAGAACTTTGAGGATGTAAATTTTCATGTTTATGGTATTGTTATGAAGTTCGAGAGAGAGTGGGAAAAAGTAGTCAGATTTAAGAAATGTTGTGTTACACCAATTAGCGGGGTCTTGGCAGCTAATGGCATTTTCTATCTCTGTGCAGACAGACGTGGGGATGAGACTCTACATCTTGGGCCTTACACAAACTTCAAAGAGCTTGTATCGAGGTGGGGGTCAATCTCCCATAGAGAGAAAGTCAATAAAATATTGCCACAGCTCTGCCCCAAGTGTGGGATGTGCCTCTATAATGAGGTTATAGAACACTGCATTGCGGGGCATGAAATGGCACTGGAATTCCTTTAAAGAGGTGAAAGGTGGAATATGTAGTCAAGAAAAACAGAAAAGGCGGATTTTTCTGGGTTTTGGTTAGGGACGGAAAGTCCATTGTTTCTTCGAATGAATCCTTCCCCTCTGCAACAAAATGTGAGAGGTCATTCAAACTGATGGGGTTAAAGATGGTCTTTGCCAAGAAGACAAAGTCATCCCGAGTCCCTGAGCCTGTAGAAGAGTTGCAGAAGGGGCTGGACAAGTAGGAAAAACCATGTATCATCGATTAGGAGGCAATCATGGAAGATTCTGAGAGAATCATGCAAGACAGAGTCGATTATTTT